CCCGAAGAAACATCTCGGCACGTATCAGGTCTTTACATGGCTTTGTGGATGATGTTTTTTTCGCCTTGAACCATGCAATCGCAGTCGTGGAGTCAGTATAAATAATTCGAGGCTGAAAGTCATTCTCAATGATGAACTTTACAGCCTCGACAACAGCAAGAAATTCGCCTATATTGGTGGTCTGGTTTCCTAAATCCCTATAAAAAATTCGCTCTTTAGTTGCTATATTTATACCTTGATATTCCGTTTTGCCATTCTTCATGGAATGAGCCGCATCAGTAGCGATTCCCTCGACTGGTCTTCTCATGTTTGCCTTTCTTGTTATGGATTTCACGCATATCCTGTTTCATTTGTTCAACAAGTTCAATTGCAGTGGTATTAAAGTTTTCAACAACATACAGCAAATCTTTGACATCGCATCGCTTTTCCAGTAAGGCCAAGCAAGCAGGCAGTGATTTTACCGTTTCCTTCTGTCCATGAAAAGGATCAAAGCATATAGTCTTGTTACCGAAACTTACTTCTACCTTATATATAGATCCACGTACATATTTAGTGGTAATAGTAGCTTTGAACTGTCTGGGATTTGCTTCAATGGCGATATAGCCCGGAATATAATCTTCACCGGTTTCCTTGTTCTTGACCTTTTTCATCGGTATGAGTACACAATCATACAGTACTTTGGGGAGTATGTGGCTTGACATCTCCCGGTCAACAATGACAATCTTTTTGGGATAAGGGGAATCTTGACGTACTCCGCTTACAACGCCATTTACAGGATTCTGGGAAACAAAACTGATAAGCGCCTCATTCTTCTCGGATTTAATAAACTTGAGCATCGTGTATATTTTTTCCACACCAGCTCCGTTTGTTTCGATTTTGTTGGTATCTTGTTCCATCGTGACTATTATGATTATTCAAAATAAAAATACCACTGAACCGCAATTAGTGCGACCCAGTGGTACAAAGTTAGATTATAAAAGCCGAATTTTAGCGGTTTTTGATAATGAATTTTTGTATTAAATGCTGATAATCAATCGTTTAATATTAAGTTGAAATTGATACTCAAATTAAATATAATCGCTTTAATTCAGCTTATTAAACAGGTCACGGTTACATCGTTTTCCTGTTAAGACGAAAAAAATCAATAATCCATTTCTTTTTCTGCTTTTATACGTTCTATGTTCGGCAAATCAAGTACTCCATCGTCATTTCGGTAGTCAATGATACACACTTCGGTACCATCGCTTCCCAATAAAGAAAGGACTGGTAGATCATCTGGCATGATGCCTACACCGGATTCTAAAACGTGAATGGTTGATAACGATTTTAACGCTCGATTGACATCTTCTCCCAGAACCATATATTGTCCCGGAATATGATAAAGAATGAGCGCTTTAGGGTGCAACGCTTTGTAATAGTCATGCACTTCAATTTGTTTTGCGTTCATATCGATAATGATTATAGTTTAATGCTATCTACTGCACATTTCTCACATAGACCATTGAATCTCTTACGCTCACTTTGAGAAATCTCTTTATTGCATTTTGAGCAATAGTACACTGGTCGCTTTCGATGAAATAAAAAACCCCTCACTTTCTGAGGGGTTAGACCATATTTGTTTGAAATAGCCTGAAGAATGAGCTTCGGTAATGCTTTTGTCGTTTTTCGCTGGGTGTGATATTCATATTCCAAAACCATACGAATTGCGACATCATTGGCGAGCAATCCTAAAGCATCAAGTTTCTGAAGGTCAACCGCAGGAAATCCGGTTACGGCAGAAAGCTTATTGTACTCATCGTCTGAAAATTGGAAACGTCTCATGGCTTCTTGGTTTTTTGCTTTTTCTTAGGATTTGCAAACTCTTCAATTTTGCTTCGTATTTTGTCTATAGAATCTACAAATTCATCAAGGGTGTCCATTGCATCCTGCATGGAAAATCCCCTGGAAGATTCTTGAAGACTTTCCGGAAGTGAATACAATGCGTCTTCTTCATCATTCCTGATTTCACCAATTCTGTCGATTGCTTCATCCAATAGTTCTGTGACTTCCAGTAATTCTTCTCTTCGTTCTTTGTTCATTAAAATGCTTATTATATTTCTATCTTCATTTCAAGAGTATCAGCCAGCTTCAAGAATGTGTCAATCCTTAAATCACATCGTCCATCCTCAAAAGCCTCCAAAACTGATATATAAGTGGATGATTGTTTAGCCAGATCCCGTATAGACAATCCGGCAGACATACGGATTGCAATTATTGCTTTCCTCAAACCGTCTATATTATCAGTAGAATATGTGACATCGCGCCCTTTGATTTCCATGCTTGTACCACACATTTTAAGATATAAGAACACATTTTCCATGACATAATCAAATGTGCCTTTCTCAAGGGCGTCTACCTTATTTTTATTAAGTTGGAGGGCGTAAGGCAAACTGTCTTTTAGCCTTACTTGTGCCTTATTCTTTAATTTTACAAGTTTAGTACTAAATTCTGAACGATTCATATCAATTTGTTTTAATTTAATCTTTATGATTTTTATAATAGGGTATAGCCACTTCACATATAAGCCCTATAATAATTCCTGCAAAAATGGTAATAAGTAAAGTTGCTTCAAATTCATGGTTGAGTCCCCAAAAAAAGAAAATAATGCACGCGGCAATTATATGAAACACAACAGCTACGATTAAAGACCATTTTATTACTTTAAAATATAACGTAATCAGAGGATGCCAAAATTGGTTTTGGGGTAACGTTTTTTCAGTCTTAATGTTTGCGACAATGCACAGGAAGCAACCTATGAGAATAACCGGCAAAGCAGACAACGCTATTTGCATTACAGCTCCTTCGTTATAAAAGATAGGCAAAGACAACGGTAGCATAAACAGAATCCCAATATTTATTAAGGCTTTGCCTAATGTTAATATTTTTTGACGCATATCAGTTGATTACATTATGAATTTGTAAGCGAATCCTATAGTAAATGCCATTCCTGGAATAGCAGATGCGATTGCCGCAATTATCTTGAACCCTGTTAGCCTTGGAAACAATACACCCGATTTGGACAAGACAAATTTCCAATATAACATAGTTATCAGACCTACAATTACACTGATGCCAATGCCTATTAAACCTGATAGTAAGGCATTTATAGACCATGTTTCATTTTTGTCAGTATCTATAAAGATGCCCAAAATGAGAAAAAACATCGCAGAAAGCAATGCTCCACTTCCAAAGCCCATAAGTATCAACATCGTGGTATCTACACCATCTTTTTTTTCTTGTTTCATACTTTCTAAATTATATTTGTATAGACACAAGAAAAGTGGGCTGCCATCCATGCAAATCTGTGGGCATCGCCAAACGCCTATATGTACGCACGGGTAGGCAGCCCACGTATATGAGCTGTCTCCGTGCCTCGTACATATTTGTTTAAATTGGCGATTTAACAGATTTGAGGCACTTTTCTAATATGTCTTATTATGACTAAAAGTCGTTGCAAATTTATAAAATCTCATTGAATTTCCAGCAATTTAAAGAAATGATTGATTGATCGTTGTGATTATTTCTCAGATTGTTACAGTTACGGTCTTACGTAGTTCACCGGTGTACCCATGTGACCTCAGTGCTTTTAGCAACAAATCTACTGGAACCAATTGAGCGGTATCATCGTCTTCCAGGACCAGTGAAGCCTTAAAAGCAGAATATTCCGGGCACATACTTTTATTTGCCATCGGGCATTTGTCTCTGTGTGACGCCTTTCTGTAAGTACAATCTTTACAGAATTGCCTAAGCCTTTCATTCATACGTTCACTACTTTTACGAGTCTGAGTTCTCCATTATAACCACGACGCCTGAGTTCTCCAAACAGGTTCTCGTCACTGAAGTCGGCCAAGCTGAGAATTGCTTTATTCCCAGGCTGGGGTTGATACTCTTTGGGGCGAACTTCATCTTTTTTCGGTGTTTTTTTACTTGTTGTTGCCATTTTTCTAATGTTTTTATTGATTAAATTTATATTTTTGCAAAATAAAGATGAGAGCCGGAATATACCAGTACCCAGACTCTCATCTGCAAGTGAGTTGACTTACGCCTAATTATGCCGGCTGCAAGTCTGAATCGCGAGCAAATCCTTTTAGAACGGTGTTGTCAACTTCAACGCGATAGAAGAACTCGTGTTCGTCCGCATCGTTCTCGCTGAAAGAAGCATAAACCTTCTTTATTTTGCCTACCTTCCCCTCATACTGAGGCTGAAGGCTGTTACTCACGATTGTTACTCTGTCATTTGTTTTGTACTTTGCTGTTTTCATTGTTGTTACGCATTAAATTTTTCTCTCCATGCCAAATAGTCTTCACGAGCTTGCGCAAGAATCTCAGGCGCTTTAGATTTCAAATCTTCCACTCTTACAATGGGAACTCCATCATAAGCAATGTATAAACGACCATTAAACTCGGTTACATTAATGTTTTTGCAACTAATGTTTTCAAGTTGCTTTAATCGACGTGCTTGATGTGTAGCTTGAGAGTTTTCTTTGATGCGCTTCAACCAATTGCGAATAGCATTGATGAATTTCATTTACATATCTGTTAAATGATTTAGAAGTTATTATTGTGACATAAGCCACCATATCAATTTGATTTTTATTCGTTTCCTTTTACAAAATCTTTCATTTCTTCCTTGTTTATCTGAGAGTAGTTTGCAACCCAAAGACGCGCTTTTACTCTAATATAACCATGCTCATCATCTAAGATTGACCAAGATATTATGTCTGAGTTGACAATCGCATCAGCCAAATCACGTTTAACGCATTGTATCATGTATTTGGGGTCATTATCACGAGTGAAACGAAACGCGTCTGTTTTATCAAACCTCCTGTCTAACTGAACAAGTTTGAAACGTTCAGACGACAGAAAGTTTATAATTGGGCGTGGATGTAAAATAGATACACTCATTGGATCAAGCTTGCGTGCTAATTTCACAAACCATTTAGCAATTATTTGTCTTAACTTCATATTATTCAAAGACTTTGATAAACGCTTTCAACATTTCTCTTTTCTCATAGACACACTCTGGTACATCTTCAGCAGTAAGCGTGCCATTAAGAATCTTCTCTCGAACCTGTGTGGCAGAAATCCCCTCAACACACATATTACGGGCCATAAGAGATAATGACACACAGTTTCTCAGAAGGAATCCTGGAAACCAAGATGTAATAGTTTCGTAGCCATCAGAATAGTAGATGGTGAATCCCGGTTCCTTCGTTTGGGTTACGATGAACGAGTAAAGATAGAATCCCCAGTCATGGCTGTTGTCAGACTCATCGGTCAAGTCAGGAAGCTCAACAACTTTGATTTTCTCTTTGTTCCCAGGCACAAGAAAATTGTCATCAATTGTTTGTTCTACCATTTCTTTACGTATAGTCCACGGAATAGGATTACGCTGAGAGAGTTTGTCTATCGAACCTATAATAATCAATACTTGTTCATTTTCAGCAACTGCCTGTTTTATCAATGCAAGGTGTCCATTGTGAATTGGCTGGAACCGAGCCAATATAACTCCTGTTTTCATATTTGCTGCAATTTTATTGTTTTGCCCATTCTTCCAAACCGTTAGATAATTCGCTTCTGATAAAAAGCATATCGCCACTTCCGTCACCCCACCAATCGTTACATTGACTGAGGAAACGCCCCATGTGATTGTCTGGACACAATTTCTTGTATATAGACTTAAACATCACAGCCACTTTACGTCCACTGAAATGCCCGGCGTTCTTTGCATCATTGGTGCAATAGCCCCATGCGCTAACGGTTTCAACATCGCCCGCTTCATTGCGGAACTCCATATCACAATCACCCCATGCACCATAATTGATAGTGTCTTTCAGCAATTGTTGTTCATCAACGGTTAGTTGGGATTCGATAACGCTGATTACTTCTAATTCTTCCATTTTATTAGTTTTTATGGTTATCGATTAGCTAAATCAAACTCTGGCAACCGTTCAATTACTTTTTGGTAAAGCTCTTCTACTGGAACCATGTTGCGCCCAGAATAATCTTGTCTATGACAAGCGTTAGCTAATACTTCTCCGCTAAATAAACCCAATTGAACGGCTCTTAATACAGCAATCATTTTTGATATATCTCGATTGCAGATGTCATTCCAGAATACGTATATATCAGTTCCATATATACCTTCTCGGTCAAGATCAAGAATAAATCCAAATCCACCCATTAGATTTTGTGGATCTATTCTTTCACCTTCTTTTATGAGGAGCATACAGACATTCATAGCCCCCATATTTCCTTCAACCATTTTAGTAATTGCACCAACTACACTATCTGATAATGTTATTCTTTCCATAATGCTTTAATAAATTTATTCCTTTGCCTTGAAATTATAAATTGGACGAATGATTTTTTGAATTTCCACAGTTTCTTGAATAGCATCTACTATGGATTGCATAGGCTTATAAGCCATAGGCGCTTCATCCAAAGTTGATTCACATACAGAAGTAGAATATACGTTAGACATCTCTTCTGTAAATTGTTGTACAGATAATGACTCCTTTGCCTTTTTACGTGACATCAAACGTCCAGCTCCATGAGGTGCTGAGTAATTCCAGTCTGGATTGCCTTTTCCGACACATAGTAACGAACCGTCACGCATATTCATTGGAATAATCAACATTTCTCCAGCATTAGCTCTTACTGCTCCCTTTCGTAGTATAGTACCGGCGCTGGAGAAGTCAATATAATTATGAATTGTGTGAAAAGGTTGCAGAGACGAACTTATACTCAACTGAAGCTTTGATAGAATAATGTATGCTATAGTTTCTCGGTTAATTTGAGCATACATTTGAACTATATTCATATCATAAAGATAATTATCCTTAACCTCACCAGTAAGATATGCTAATGTTTCAGGGACGGTATTAGCTTGTGCCTTGGCTTTCGATAACTCAGATTGGATTTCTTGCTCTCGCCCTTCTGACTTTAAGCGTTGAATAATCTCATTACAATTAGCGTAGCCATGACGACATAATGCCCTGGCAGTATTTTGATAATATTGACATATTCTAACCCCTAAATTACGACTCCCAGAATGTATCACAAGATACTTATTACCTGTATCATCTTCATTCAATTCTATAAAATGATTTCCACCACCTAATGAACCTATTGCACAATTCGCCTTATCAATATCAACAGCTTCAATACACTTTAACTGTGATAAAAATGGGAAATCATACACTGGTGCTTGATGAATAGCACTCCCAGAAGGTATTGCTGTATGAACCACTTTGTCTAATTGCATGAGGTCAATGCCAATCTTGCCAAGTGGAACGACAAACATGCCACACCCTATATCTACGCCAACAAGATTAGGCGTAATCGCTTCATCTATTAACATTGTAGTACCAATGGTGCAACCCTTGCCAGCGTGTACATCGGGCATTATTCGTATATGCGAATTTTGATATGGCTTGAAATCAGCCAATTGCTGTATTTGAGCCAACGCTGCATCTTCGAGAATGTCTCCGAAAATCTTCACGTCTTGCCCTATTGAGTTTTGAAATATCTTCATTGTCTTCTAATAATTATTTAGGGTATAAAACACTATACACTTTCTTTTCTTGTTCTGTAACTGGGTTCTGAAGATGCCATTTATACGAATCGCAACCACCACACGGGCGAAAGCTGAACAGCTTTTGATTGATATGAGAAAGTGGTTCCGATATATTCGCAACGACCTTACATTGTTCTGATTCTCCAAGCCGAATACTTCCATCCCAGCTGACGATTGGCAAACAAAAACGCTGATTGTATTCCATCAATGCCCCAATGCCTAACATTTTAACGCTCTTGAATTGAGTTAAAATCAAAGCTGAATTAGCGCACGACGGAAAACCATTAAAGCGTTTTGCTTCTTCATAACATTTGCCGCTACAAGCACGACCAAGGGGTTTCATTTGTATGTCACCAGGATTGTCACATAAAGTAACTTTATCTCCAAATAGTCTCAACGCTTTTAAGTTTGGTTTATGCACCTCATCATAATTGGCATACAAACCTTTGAATGATGAAATCTGTAAGAAAAAGCCAGATTTATTTTTTACCATATTGGCAAACTTTTCAACAAAATTGTGGTCTTGCAGAAAAGTGCCATTTGATAATACTGAAACAGTTAAAAATCCACTGTTTAGTGCCATTGCAAGAAAGTCGAAAAACAGAGGGTGAGAAGTCGGCTCTCCTCCAGAAATCATAAGCACTCTCGACCCTATGCTCTGCGCAAAACGAAGTGCTTGACTAAATACGTCTTTATTCATCATTTCATTGCGTTCTGGTCCTGCATTCTGCATACAATGCGGACAACGCAATGTACAGTGTTGCGTTATATTGATAATCATAAATATTATTTTTATTTCATCCAACTATCATAAATTTTTTCCCAATTCTCCAATAGCCCAATTCTATGTCCATAAGCATTAAAACATTGTTCCACTGTTGCTTTAGGTGGAAGATAACGTCCATCACTCAGCATAATATAACCTTCGTTGATTTGCTGCTGAAGCAAGTCCATATCTACCGGCATAATTTCATCAGGGAATAAAACAACATCACCTTTGCTTGTTTGGTATTTTACTCGTGGTAATTCGTAATGTCCTGCCTGCCCAGTCAATAATGAACAAATGCCTATCTCTCCTGTGATAAGGTGTACTTCTGTATTGGGGGCATTTACAACCATAAAATACGCATTATCGTCATTTTGGAAGTGATTAACCATTCTACCAACTCTTTCCGTATCGCACCTTCTCATTCTTTCGTCGAAATGATAGCCGGTCTCATCGTGAAACTGGATGTACTCCCCTACTTTTTTCCACGTTCTGACAGAAAGGAATTTAGGAACAGGCAAATTCAAAGTTTTTTCGGTCCCGTCATCGTATTTAAGTTCGTGCTGAACATAATGTCTACGAGCTTGCATAAGGCACATATCAACAATATCAAAACTCTCGTCGTAACCGTTGGTCGTGGAATATTCTTCAAGAACAACGCTTTCACTTGATATAATCTCATCTACAATTTTTCGGAACTCCGCTTTGGCATCGGATAGCAAGTTCCCAGTGTTCATTCTGTCCTGCATGGGTATTTGTGCCACAAGTTTTATCGGATATTCTCTTTTATCCGTATCATAGCACATATTTTCCACGATACCACACTTTACTTTGCCACACCTCTCGTGAAAGAAATTCATTGTACGAAGAACATCCTGACTACTTAATTTTGTTGGTTGAGTGACGAATAACACATAGCTTACTTTTACTCGGTTAAGCAGTTCTATATGCACATTGGTAACGCTTGGGGGTGTGTCTATAAGTACAAAATCCGGGTTTATCTGTGGTAATTTCTTCTTTGCCAATTCAAGGTACTGCCTAACCATTGATTTCTCCAAGTAGATAAACTTATCAAACATATTACCAGACGAATGAATCCAAATATTTTCTTCCGGATGATCTCCTTCAAACTCCGTATTCATTGACGGAGTATTGATGTCGGCGTCTATGATAAAAACTTTGTTCCCTTGTTTGGCAAGAAGTCGTGCGATATTGGCTGTCGTTGTGGTTTTACCAACACCACCTTTACCAGAATATACGATTATTGCTTTCATATCAAAAAGTATGTTTATATCGTCTTATTATAGTTTGCCAGATATTATTATCCTTATAAGCATACCCTCCCCAATGGTTTTCACAATCACTTTTGGAACTATGAAATTCTCTCCAAAGATTTTTGGCAGGCTTTAAATTCCAAATAAAGCAGAGAATCCAAATGAGAAAAATAATGCAACTTTCAAAAAGAGTAAAAGCTACTACGATTATAAACCATAATAGCTTGTGAATCCCTAAATACTTCATACGTTACGTGGTAATTTTAATATATTACTCCTTTGCTTTGAAATTATAAATCGGACGAATAATTTTCTTGATTTCCACCGTGTCTTTGATTGCGTCTATAATAGACTGCATAGGCTTGTAAGCCATCGGTGCTTCATCCAAAGTCGCCTCACAGACAGAGGAAGAATATACGTTATTCATCTCTTCTGCAAACTGTTTTACGGACAGCGATTCTTTTGCCTTTTTACGTGACATCAAACGTCCGGCACAATGAGGGGCAGAGAAATTCCAGTCCGGATTACCCTTACCCACACAAATTAAAGAGCCGTCTCGCATATTCATTGGTATAATGAGCATTTCGTCCTGATTTGCCCGGACTGCTCCTTTACGGAGTATAACTCCATGTGAAGAGAAATCGATGTAATTATGAATAGTATGAAAAGCATAAATAGGAACCCTCGTTTGTAATCCAAGTTCTGAAAGTATCAGATGTGCTATGGTTTCACGATTTAATCTGGCATACATTTGAGTGATTTGCATATCGTGTAGGTAGTTATCCTTCACCTCTCCGGTAATATACGCTAACCCATCAGGTACAGGTTTTGGCTTTATCTTTTTCAGCTCGGTTTGAATATCCTTTGTGCGTCCTTCACTTTTTAAACGCTGAATAATTTCATTATTATCAGCAAATCCTTGACGACACAATGATTCTGCAATCTTTTGGTAATACTGGCAAATACGGACACCAAGATTACGACTCCCAGAATGAATGACAAGATACTTACAGCCATTTTCATCCTCATTGAGTTCTATAAAATGATTACCACCACCGAGAGATCCCAATGCGTTATTTGCCTTATGTATGTCTATTGCTTGGAAACATTTCAACGCTCTTAAACTGCCAAATTCAAAAACAGGAGAATTGTGAATATTGTGCCCTGAAGGTACTTTTCTATTCACTATATTGTCGAACTGTTCAAGGTTTATATTAACATTGCCCAATATTACTACGAACATACCACATCCGATGTCAACGCCAACGAGATTAGGAGTAACCGCCTCGTCTATGTACATCGTTGTACCGATTGTACAACCCTTACCGGCATGAACATCCGGCATCACACGAATATGAGAGTTCTGATACGGTTTAAAATCAGCCAAACGTTGTATTTGTGTCAGCGCTTCATCTTCCAGAATATCTCCGAAGATTTTAATATCTTTTCCTATTGCGTTTTGGAATATTTTCATAATCAATATAAATCTTCTGAATGAAGTGATTTGTAATGGTCCAAGTTTGGTGCAATAACAGCAGCGTAATTGTTAGCCATTACTTTTTCTAAATTGTATTTTTGAAATTTTACCCTGTCATCGTTGTATGGATAAACACCAGGATAAAGTTATCCAGCTTCAAATGCTATTTTCATGGCTTAATCTATTACAATTTCCCAATCTTCTGCAAACACATCACTAATGGATGGAACCCATGAATCAGCACGACCAGTGTTCTCATTATAGATAAGACACTGGGAGGAATAATCAATGAATCCCTTTCCTTTCAAAACAAGGTCTTTCGCTGATTGTGGAAGTGATTGCATCTTCGGGATGATTTCTTCGGTAATATGAGCTGGGACTTGCTTGATTACCCACAACCCCTTGCCATTCCACCCCTCACGTCTTACAGCCAGTCCTGCCTTTAGATACTCAATCGCTTGACCAAAATTAAGGCTACAGCTTCCTCCTAAACCAGTTTCCATCTTCGTTGCTCTATGGTTAAGAATCTGCCAATAATTGTACATCATTCTACGTTGAACTTTGAGCATACCTTGTGTAATATTATCAAGCTCATTAAATTTCTCACTCTCAATGAATATGGAAAGCTTACAAGACTTATCTTTTAGTTCTCTTGATTCAATGTTCATTCTATCCAAAGGCGTATCAGCTACATTGTATGCCTTTTCAAATACATCTTTAGGACTCCAGCTTTCATATCCGTCTTCATAACGGACATGATAACCTTGCTCTGTTTCTTCATGGTTTTCAATATCCTTACCATAGGGGTTTCTACCAGTTTTTTGAACGAAGTCGCCCAATGTCATAGGCTCGGCTTCAATCTGTTTTGTTCCAATGTACTTCTTCATAATCATATCTCTGTTAATGTTGAAAAATCTTCTAACTCCTCTTTCCCCAATGCTTTGATGAGTTGAATGTCATCGTCATCAAATTCAAATACCGGCATATAATGGAATATCGGATGATGCAAAATGCCACAATCTGTATTATATGTTTCTGTATCAATTGTAGCGTCCGCTAATGTTCTAAGTATAGAAACCAGTAATGATTTAATTTTTTTCTCTTTCCTCATTGACTAATCTCATTTTCAATTCTACTTTCTGAGGGCCATTCTCCCAAGTTACACCCGGGAAATCTTCGGGGTTAAGACAAACAAGACATTGGCTCCACTCTCCAAACCACTTGAATTTCACAGGTTTTTTATCAAATAGTCTGAGCGTTCCTCGTTTGTCTCTGGCAACCCAAGCGAAATAAGTTCTACTTGTCTCGTTCATGTTCCAATAATGTTTTCTGTCTATCAACAATGAGTTGCTTCAACTCTGTCAGCAAATCAAATTCATCAGCTACAGGAGCATATTCTATCTTGCGGATTTGCTCCTTTACACTTTTCAAGAAATCAGTATAATCCATCTTCTTTTATTCTTATAGTTTGATTAAGCCTGTATAAACAGGAGTGAGTTCATTGACATGTGCTTCTGCTTCACCTAAAGGAGAAACAAGACGCACAATTGCGTCAATGAAAAACTCATTTTGGCCTCTTGTCAACTCTCCATGTTCATCAAAACTAAATGGGGTATGACAAACTTCATATTCGCCTGATGCCTTTCCAGATGGGTCGTACCACCAGACCTTTGCGCCCGGTTTGATAAAGCGGTAATAATATGCCGTATCTTCATCATCCATTTCTTCAATTTTGGTCTCAGGATAGCACCAATCAAGTAGGCTGAAAAGTGCATCGCACCATTCCCGATTGCCACAACAGAGTTTGAGAAGGTCATTGTGAGTATAAAAACCGCAATCTTCACCACCACATTCGTATTCAATGCCATTGATTGTTACTGCGGCATCCTCTCCAGCATATTCCGGAACATAGCAAGGCGCATCCCAATCATCTTTGTAAGCCTCACAATCTTTGAAGATAAAGCCATTGTCACTGTGACCAAATAAAAAGTATGGCTGGTGATTATGCCAATGGACTTCTCCTATATCTGCTATCCTTTTAACTTCCATTATAGTTTTATCAATTGGGCTTATGGACAATTCAATGCGTTGATCGGGTTCATGGAAAATTGGAGGCTTACTTCCCCAATGCTCCATGAATACCTTATCAAACGGTTTGGCTACTTTGTTCTCCATTCTGCCATTTTAGCTTCGATGTCTATGCCATTTTTGGCAATCAGTTCCTTCATTGCGCCAAACATACGCCATCCTTCACCATTTTTATAAGCTTCCGCAAGTTTATCAAGCTCACGGAGAGAGGACGACTCTACCAAACGGTTTCCCTTTGATGAGAACATTGCACAACCGTGGAACATTATCAGATTGCGCATAGTGAAGTAACCACCGGCACCCTTGTACGCATCCTTGAACGCCGCACTCATCGTCAACTCGTAAGGGGAATAAAACTCTTTCACACCACGGTAGAAATCTACAACTGCCTGGTAGAGATCAATCATGTTGGCTGCACTTTTAATCATTTGTTCGTACTTTTCCAGCGGGTTGAATACTTTCTTACGCAAGTCAGAAACGAAGATATTGGTACCATACAGTGTAATGTATGGATTACCCTTGCAATGTCTGCATTTTTTCTTCTTCTGCTCAACATGTTCATGGAGCTGTTTGAGATAATCAGCAGCCATGTTGCTGGCAACCTGTTTGTTGAACCAACGATTGCGCTGGATGAAATTCTCTTGATCAAGCATTTCCAGTTTTGCTTGTACACGAACTTCTTCGATGAGCATTTCCCAACTGTAACGATAGCCTTTGTTCTGAAGAGCGGTCAGGAATCCAACAGGCTTGTTGGTTCCCCACTTTTTCTGGGTGAGCATGTGGAATACTTGTGCCATCACCCAACGACGAAACAAACGTCGATTAGGTACTGTACCACCCCTGATAATGGTGATAATGATAGGGTCATCGTCTGCCAGGAACGTCATATTGCCGTTCTCGATACGAGCAATAGATTCGACACCTTCGGCGTTAGTAACTGCAAAGAAGTTAGTCACGTCGATACCAGCGGCTTTCATAGCCTGAATTTTCTTTGATGCTTTCATTGCTGTTTTGTTTTTAAGATTTGAGTCATTTTCTGATGCCAGAGGGAGCGCAACCGTACCAAGCCCACTATCTTTGCCAATAGCGATTCCGGCAACAAACGATTCATGTTCTGGGATTGTGATTTCAGAGCCACACTTAGGGCATACAACTTTTGTTTCTTTCATTGTGATATATTTTATTATTTGTTATTGATTTCTATCCATTGTTTGAGAATGATAAGGGATGGGCACTTCTGAGATTGCCAGAACCATTTACCTTTAGCAAAATCATCCCAATTCAAATTTTTATTCAGTATTGCGATAAGGAGATATAACTCCAAACGCAACTGAGAAAGTTCTCGGCTTTCGCCATAGAGCATATCATTTTCAGAAAGTTCATGCTCAGGTAATGCACGAAAGTAGCGTCTGCGTTTAGCTTCGCTACGTGCAGATGGGACACTGTGGAGATACTGCCAGTAATACCCTTCAATTGTTATTAGAATGTTGTTTACTGGAATGTTTGTATCTTGTCCAAGATTGCCTTCATATTCGCCTTCCTTGATGATGTATTTCCCATCAATTAAGAGATTTCGCTTTTCCAAATTGATTCTGAAGGTGGAACCATTGTGGACTTTTTCTTGCGCTTCGTTCCAAATATTTTCCATTGAGACTTGATTAAAAAGATGTATTCAAAATTTGCGACGTAGTTCTTTAATTGAATTGATATATAACCGGATTAAATCTGGGTGAGGTCAGGATATATAATCCTGAAAGAACCCAGATGATTACAGCCGGTTAAATTAAAAGCCAAATTTCTTATACATCAGATGTTACGTTACATTTTTATTACGCTCAGACCTTTGACACATAACTATACCGCTTTGATGTGGTGAGCAGGTCGGCACGCGTTCTGGAAGGCATCAGCAGATGCTTAAACGCGTGCTTACACCCGCAACACTGAATAATAGTCACTTGCGTAATTGATACTGTGTTGTATTTGTTGTCAGTCTCATCAGCTTGGCACATTTCTTTATTTCTTTCGATTTGAGAACTGGTGCCGAAGGCGAGTAAATCCAGGTTGCGAACCTGGATTGGATGGCCTTCGTTTGAACCAGCTCTTATAAAGATGCTGCCTTGACTAACAAAGTTGTGCTTGAATATTATGATTCTCAAAACTGTGATGATTCACTTTATTGGTTACGATGTGTGCGGCATGACAAGCGGTGAAGCGCCGGCGCAACACAGTTGATAAACTGTTGCGCCGGCTCGAACGGCGGGTTCAGGCCGCAAAGCTAAACGATAGTTCCTTGAATCTGGCCAGCTTCATTACTGAGATTTCTAAGATATGAAGTTGCACATAACTATACTAAAGTCGATATAAAGAAGGATCGCCAGATCCGACGGGAACGGAGAAGAGTCATCATTCTTCGTATCTCCCGTCGGATCTGGTTTGAGTCTTCCGCATTAAATTTTCATATCTTATAACCTATCCTGTACGGATGCCCAAATATTTTGTGATTGTCAAACGTTTTGTATGGTTCTGTAATAGTTTCGATGAATGTGATCTGCTTCATCGATAAACGGTCCAGTAGGACAACCTACTCGGACCTTATCGTGTAAAGGAGATCATAGCTGAAATAGCCACCATTCAACCACGTTCTGCATACTCAGATTAAGAAGTCAAACTTTCTTGTGTATATCTTCAAAAGTGTCGATATTTGAAGTGCGTGCCTTGACTTCAGATGCTCTTGGGGGGCACATAGTGACTCTCAAGACAAATCAGAGTCGAGGGTTTAGCACTTCGATATTAAACTGAAAGGTATTCTTCCTATGCCATACACTTAGCGGTTTGCAGAAAGTTAATACTACGTGCATTTCTATAATTGATTCAATATTGATACGTGTTTGTGTGTCCGTGAAGGTCATCTCGGTGCAGGCTTCTGAAGTCATTCAGAAGACAAAGCTGAGATGAGCGAAACTGGACAACATTGAAACGTCGAGACTGAATTAAGCATTTTCCTTCCAGCATATTGCACTATTAGAGCCCTTCAACCAATGTTGCATAAGCTTCACGGCTTGTCAATAGCGCATTTCTCATACAACAAATAGTCAAATACCCAGAAATTTCTTTGTTTGTCTTCATCCGGTTGGCTTTTACGTTTCTTCCTTGCCCTCGTTGGACGCAACCGTCAATTTTAGTTACCACATAACCAAGGCCGCCGATTTTCTTTTTGCCAGTCTTTACCGCTCTCAGACAATCCATCACAAATTTATTCAACTCATTAATGTCACTTGTGACATTGCAGATTGGCAGAACCTGTGTAGCCCAGCTAAACTCACCATTCCCTTTATACAGGTAACTGTTTATAGAATTGATGGCTTTAGTTAATGTAACTCCTTTCTTCTTAATTGTACGTTGCTCAATTTCCTTCTGGAAAGTTTTGATTCGAGACCCGCTTAAAGAGATAAACTCTCCTTTAATAGAAAAGCCAAGAAACTTGAACCACTTCGTATGTGTCAGATATTCTACTTTCTTTGGATTAAGTCTCATTTCCATTTTAGCAAGTTCTTCTGTAAGAACCTTCATTGCAGTTTCATATCCAGTGCCAATAAAAAGCATATCATCAGAATACCGGACATAGAAACCGTTAAGGCATTCCAGTTGATCATCTATATGATAAAGAAGAACATCAGCTAACCATGATGCAACAGCACACCCTTGCTTGAGAGACTGATACATTTGAAGCAGATTTCCTTCCTTATCAAAATAGTAATCACTATGATAATACTTCCTCAATACGTCTATCAACGCAGAGTGCCCATATTTTTGCTCCACCGCATCAAACGCTCCATCAATAAACCGGATGGGTACACTGTCGAAGTATTTACTAAGGTCTGATTTCCAACCAATAACTTCACCTTTAGTCTCGCAAATTTTCCTTGAAACCTCCTGAACAATCTTACCGCATCCAGTGCCTTTTTGGTAGGATTTGCAATTCGGATGAATCATTTCCGGGGTTAATTCAAAAAGCAAGTCGTTAGCAATACTTAAAAGTATTCGGTCCATTGGCTCATTGACGTAGACCGTTCTAAACTCACCGTTATCTTTAGGAATTTGAGCAGTATGTGGAGGTGCAATTTCGTACTTGCCGCTTTTTATTGCGTGATACATTCGAGCTCTTATCTCAGGTTTAGCTAATTGACAAAGGTCTCGCCGACTTATGTCTTTTCCAACGCCTTTGTCAATTGCATACTCCCATCGAGGCATCTCGAAAAACTTTTCTAATATAATGTCTGTCATTTTATTCTTGGTATTTTTCAATACTTGTAATAGAAGCCTGAATATCACATACTTCCCCGTCCTCAAGAGGCATATCTTCAGTTTTCTGTATAGCTAATTGCAGGACGTCTTCTTCAATTCCCGCAACCACTTCTACACGAAGTACTACATCATAATGTACATTCACGTAATATTTCTGTTTCATATCTATGTCAATTAGAACCACCGTAAAATTCGAGGCGTTTCCCAGTAATAATGCTTCTCAGGGTAAAACTCTCTAAGAGCCGAGATTATTTTACTTTTCAAAGCTGTGTTCTTGATGTATAATTGTTCTTTACTCAGAGTATAATCACGGGTTTTCTTTAATCCATACAGAGAAAGTATAGATGGAATACATTGCTCAAATTCAACGGTTTGCCCTGATTTATACGCCATGCTATTTTGATTTTTCACCCATTAAATCTACTGCCAAACCATTAGGACACCGTTCATCAAACCAATGCCATACATCAAAACGAGAAGTTCCGGCAGGGAAGCATAAAAACTTTTGTTCAATTTCATCATCATTATTGATTGGGACTTCGGAAAATCTATCCCATAACTCTTGAATTGTTTCTAAACCTGTATGATCACCACAATCCTCGCACCATGTATCTTCAACTTCGGCAGGAGTATTTGCATCAGAGCAATACTTATTAGTATTCGCATCCACCCAAGCCATTATTTGAACGTTAGTACCACCGCATTCGGAGCAGTAAAGCGTATCTAATGATTTTTCCATATTTGTTAATATTTAGCCGGGCCAGAAAAACTGGCCCGGCAGTGAAGAATGAAGATTAAACTGATAGTGCTACAGCAGGGCGAACCACGTTAGTGCTGTACTTGCCAGGGTTGTAGCTATTACCACTGCCGAAGTACACGATCCACGAGTTGTAGGCAGAGGACTCAGTGGATGACCAGTACCACTCTTTTCTCATCGGGGAACCGCCAACAGCTTCAAGCGCTTTGTTGACTTCTTTGATGTTCAAGAGAATAAGATGGAGCTGAGCAAGAGACGGAATATACTGACCTTCCTTCAGACCTATTTCAGGATTGAGTGAATCACCATAATCCTTGGTGTTGGCTTCTCCATCCCAGTCTGTAATAGCATCGTAAAAATCTGGACGATAAAAAGTTGTAGTACCGCTTTCTTCATCTTTAGTGAGAGCAATTTCTTCACCATTAGCGGCATCGTGAAGTGCAATAGTCGCAATTCTGTCTCCCATCTTCACTGCTACACCGATGACCTGGCCTACAATTGATTTCGGGTCATCAGTTGCTGTAAGGTGTCCGCCATCCAATACATAATAAACACCATCGGACCAGAACTGCTGCATTGATGGGGTGGGCGTCGGTTCGTCACCGGTTACAAAATTGCATACTTTCTTTGCTTTCTCAACATCAAAGTCGAGGTTGGCTAAAATGACCATTCTGAGTTTCTGAATCTCTGTAAGATTTGTTTCCATTTTTAATTTGATTTTAAAAGTTTATATAAAAAGAAGTGGAAAGACATACACTTTAATGGTGCTGCCTTTCCACTTCCAATTGCTTTTTGAAATAAATCCGGTGTTGGCTATGTGGTTACATCACATACCTCATCTGTTTCAGGAATTTCATCTATGATGTAACTCAAATGCCCGAACTCTACATCGTCAAGTAATATTTCGCCATCACCATACTCTTTATCATATCCATAAATTTCAAGAAAACCGTTGTTGACAGCTACACGAGTAATGTAGCAATCACAATTCGCTTCCCAGTGAATATCTCCAGCCATGATAATCGGCGCCTGAACACCTTCAATTCCTTCTCCGTCTTCTGTCTGAAAACGAAATTCTCCGCCATGAGCGAGAACGGCCTTTTTGAGTTCCTCTCGTTCTTGAGCTTCAAGCTCTTTGTATTTTTTGTAAAAATCTGAATGTCTCATTTATTTTCTATTTCAGGTAAACACTCCAGTATATCAAGGACACTGCCTAATTCAACATGATCAAGTTGAATGGTGTTCGAAAGCTCCAAGCAATTCATCTCATCTACACCATAAAATTCAAGGCCACGGTCTCCCAAAACAATTGATGTTACATAAAAAGAGCCTTGCTGTCCTTTGTAGTATGTGTAAGCGTCAACAAGTGGGAGGCATAATTCACTCAGGTCGTCGATTTCATCGAGCCTTTCATCATTTTCATTGATGAAATAATATGCACCACCATGATTTCTAATAACATCATTCAGCATTTTTTCAGCATCATCTTTCAATGAGAACCAACGCTTATTCAAATCGTCTATGTTCATAATTTAATTGTTTACTCTTCTGGTTGCCAATCAGTATCAAGTTCATAATCCCCTGTTGGTTCAAATGTGTTGATTGGTATTTCTCTATTTTCCATCATCTCATCAACAATAGAAATCGCTTCATCTTTTGAAGCCGCAATCACCCGAATTGACCGGGCAAAATCCCAGTGAATATCTACGTTTATGTAAGTAGGAGGCAGCGGACACTTGCCATCGAAGCAACCATACCACTCTAAAAGAGTTTCTTCATTGTCATAATGTTGATGAGAAAGTTCCAAATAGGCATCATTAACATCTGAATATTTCAGAGGATTCGTGCGAGGCTGAGAATCATAGAGTTCTTGGGCCTTTTCTAACAAGCAGTCCTCTTTAGCAAGTTCCTCACAATAGCTATCCCAAAAAGAAGTAAAAAAACTCACATACTTGCTCAGGCTTAATGCCAAAGCTATTATTGTAATCAGAAACATATATACTTCCAAGTACAATCTCTTTACGAAGTGACCATAAGTATTCTGGCTTCAGCCACCCGTTTTCGTTAAAACAGTCCTGCGTTTTCATATTCTTGCAAATGTTATTAATGCCTGATACATTTGTTCAGCAAGATCATCCCAGCTTATCATTTGCTGGAGGTCTTCGTCATAGTTGGCGGTTTCACCGGCGAAAAAATGCGTTTGGTCACGTATTTCATCGGCTATGCGAAGGCGGCGCTGCTTATCAGGCTCCTGTTTATAATCTTCAAGAAGCTGAGATATGGGAGTTTTGTATTCTCCACATACCAGGCAAATGTATTCCATGCCGTTGGGACCTTCGTCTAAAAGGTTAAACTCCTCACCGTTTGGAAGGGGAAATAATAGTTTCATATTAATCCAGGGATTGTAGGATAAGCTGCAAGCCAAGCCTTGCGTTGTTGTTCTTTTTTATAGTCTTCGATGTGTTCAGAGAATGCTTCCTTAAACTCATCCCAATCCACGTCATAACGATGCCTATTATCTTCAGGCCAATCACGTCTACTGGGATGAATGTGGCTTTTCCGGTATTCTTTAAGAAATCCGGTATAGATGTCACGATGTTCAAGATAAAGTTCCCATTCTTCTTTGGCTTCATCGGTTTCAGGCTGTACTATATGATAATCAGTGGATTCAATTACATGGTAATATACAGATTCATTGTTATCCAGTAAACATCCTGCATTTATAACATTAGCGAGATAACCAATGAAGTAACTGAAATAGCCGTTATCAGAATCCAGTAAATAATCATCGCACCATTCATTCAAATCATTGCTCATAAATGAAATAAAGCCTGGTCCACTGGAATGGTTACGGCGAATTGTTTCTGCCATATCATCACGATTCTCTGGCGCATTTGCAAGCTTAATGAGCTTACTTACCAACTCATTATAGTCTCCTATTTCTACATTACAGAAGATACGGTCGGTAGTAAAGTTATACTCACGAGGGGAACTAACGGACTGAGATACAAGTTTCAAGTCCAAGTCAAGCACATCATTAAGCAAGTCAATGTAAGATTCAGCAAACAGTTTTGCTATTTTGTCGCAATAGTCAGGCCCAAATCCCCAATACTCAATGAATTGTAGAGATTCTATGTCTTCATAATCTCCATATTTCATTGATTGTATTTCATTATACTCATTTTCATTTTGCTCCCAGATACCATTGTAAAATCCAGTAAAGCCGAGTGCTTCAATCTCAATTATCGTTTTCATGGTTCAAAAATCTGTAGGGTAAAGCGTTCTTGCAATCCTATAAGCAACTTCCTCATAACATAACCAGCACATGAAAGTGTAATGCGGAAGTCCCTTATCATCTCTTACAGGCTCCCCGATTTCTTCTTCAAAGTCTCTAACAAACTCCTCCATATCGTCAATGTACTTAATGTAAAAGTTTTTACAATCTGTGTGATAAATAAACATACCAATCATGCCGGATGCACAACCTCCATACGAAAGATCATGGAAAAATCCGTATGGCGTATCATAATTTTCTGTATGCCCAGCCATGTCTTCTATAAGTTCATCTACAAAATCATATTTCTCAGTGTATGCCTGTTTAAACATACCAATCAAGAATGTTTCAGTGTCTGGAAGGTCGTCAAAGTACTGCTGTTCACTGCTATACCCAAAGAAATGAGTATAAATTTCATCAGCGTCTTCCACACCTTTAGCCATAAGCCAGTCGTAAGGCGCTTCACCTTCACCGAGATAATCCTCAATGGTTTCTTCTTCGCCAATAAATGACTCCATCAAGCGTTTCTGGTCAGCTTGGTGGTCTTCGACATATTTTGTCCACCAGCTAAGTACATATTGTTCAAATGTCTGTTCCATGTTTTAAGAATTTGGTTGTTCCCAAAGTATTTCTTTGTTATTCGCATCAATAAGAGCATCCAGTAAGTTCTTTACCATTTGCTCACATTGTTCCATATCTTTCACAATGTCAGTAAGGCGATATGGGGCACCGTTTTTACCGTGTCCGTCAGGACCGACCCAAAGCATAGTCTCTTCATCTGGGTCATATCCTTCATAGCAATCATTGACAGCTTCAATCAAAGTGTAGATGTTATAATCTTCCATCGTCGCCTCAAAACTGAAGTCTTGCCCAAAATCCGTGTACTGGGAGAAAGTAAATTCAATTTCATTTTCATTTATTTCACCGCTTACGGAAAACCCTTGGCTTTCTGCTATTTCTATTATGCGGTTGATAAGTTCTTGCTGTGTCATATTTATTGATATTTGCGATACTCTTTTACTTGCTCAACATCATCCATACTGTTCCACCATTCCATGAAATCTTCAGTTGCGAGGTCCCAATCACATTCGGTTTCACCGTCCTCATTGGTACTTTCGTAGTCTTCGATTTTTAATCCGGCAATAGCGAATAACGAGTTGTAATCAGTTGAAGTCTCTTCTGCCCATTCTTGAGCTTCGTCCACTTCCTCTTTTTTAATATCCGCTTCCAGATGTTCTTCGTCGTCATATCCCAGCCATTCACAGATAGTGTCAAACTCAAACCAAAAGAAATCATTAATAGCCGTATCAGACCAACCTTCAACTGGCTCAATTTCTTCCATCATTTGCTCTACCGTGTCAAGTTGCTCACTTGTCAGCAAATCAGCACTGTCTTTGCCTCCACTCCAAAATTTGAAGTTGCTAAGGCTTTCTTCTACATAGTATTTCATACTACTATTTATTGAGTGAGTTATTAGATATAATCGTACAGCCGTTCAATAAAATAATACATATCGTCGGCATGTTCTTTAAGCTGTCCCCAATCAATGCGGGATTCGATAAGATCCTCTGGAGAATGTTCGCATATCCACGGGTAATAAACATTAGATTCACCAAGTTTTAGGTTAATAAGCTCATCAATGATAGATTCTGGAGCTCCTACAATAAAGAACCAATGTGTTGGATTCTCTGCATTATAGGTGTTCCACTCATTTTTCCAAAATTCTGTGGCAGTCATACTTTGGGATTTACTCAACAGTTGTTCCCATTTTTGTTTTCCTGATTTTGTTTTTTCTTTAGAAAAGAATATTTCCCTATTTTGCTCAGTAATAGGAACTTTTATAATTTTCATAACTCGTAATGTCAATTAATGATTGAAATAAACTTTGTTGGCATAGTCAATGGCTATGCGTTTCTCAGGAATAAATCCGGAAGTGTTCATGTGTTATTCAGCTTCTTTTAAGCCGTGTTCAGTAATAACTTCATTTATCAACTCTTCCGTTCCCATATAATATCCCCAGCAAGAATCAATTTCTTCCCATTCAAAATCTTCCTCGTCTTCACGACCTTCATCGTGGAAATGCTTCGTAAATGGCACTTTCTTTTCCAGAACAAATCCTTTGACATCGCCCCACATCCACATACTAATATTTTTAACCTCTTCATCGATTAATGAGTCAATTTTGTTCTTCCAATCGGTAGTGTCGGTATTAACCATTTTAGCGTATCGCTCTTTTGTACAAAAAGCTATACCTTCCACATAATCACCCTGAGAATATCCAGTAGAACTCCATTCCTTAATCACCAAATCTTTGGCACAATCACGGATTAGAGCAATCAAGTCATCTTTTTCCAGATACTCCGTTAACTCTGCACTATAATCATAGTGTTTCAAATCATACGGAGTAAATTCATATTCTGTGCTCCAATACAATTTATCGGTTACATTATTTCTACATTCGATCTGTAATTCCCAAAGACGAGAAGATTTATTGTATATAAGCCGGACACCAGCAATGCTTTCACGTTTAAGGTATGTGATGATGTCTTTTTGTACCACCACTTCGCTTACCATGTAGTGCAAAGCTTCTTCCAAAGAATGATTGTTATCCGAGAAAAAGTCACTCCAATCGCACTCCTTATGCAGTCGGTGAAAGTAGCTATCAGAGTATTCAAACAAATACCGACCACACATGTCCCAGTTTGTTAATGGGCATTCGGCATCCGTATCGTAATAGATCTTGATACGATAATCGCCAATATCTTGCGTTTTTTCCAATAAACTGTCAGTCATAATCATGTATTTTTTATGGTGTAGGAGCACATCAAAAAAACGCCGTAGCCCAAACAAGCGGACTACGGTGTCAACCCAAACTCTCAAACACACAATTTCTAATTATTTAACGGCTCACCAGTAATAATTGACATTACTATCCGATGAGCACGAATCATTCCTTCACGATAACCACGTGGATAGCCCTCACGATTGCTTAACCAATATGGAATGTCCTCTGCCCACTCACGAATTTCTGCTAAAATTTGCGCTTCAGAACGTTCATTGTCTGATTCACCAATTTTCTGCTCATCATTGTAATTAGCCATTACCCATTCCAAAAGTAACAAACGATTCTCCACACCAAGTTCTGCATAAAACTTGACCAGATAAGAGTTTGCATTGGTATCGTGTGTAGCAATCTTCCACTTGGAAAGCATGTGGTCAAAATTACAAGTCCATTTGACTTCTGCAAGGAATTGAGGTACTGCCTCGCATTTCTTTTCGCCATTAACGCTTATCCACTCATGGTGAACACATGAGTAATTCCAGCCAAAGAATACCCATTTATTTATTGCTTTGATAGCCGTTTCCATTGATTCTGTCATATACTTTCAATTTAAGTGTGTATTGCCCAGCCATACTGAGGTGTAAGTTGGAAGGAATTATTGGTTTGGTAGCCCGTTTCCGGCCACCCATGAAAAATAATTCCACCTACCAATGTTTTAATTCCATTAACCATCTCACAAAATGTAAACTCGTTATATCCTGAGTTGTATGATATTTCAATGTGTTGATTTGATGCAACACGACTATAGCTATGAAAACGCTTCAAACACTCAAGCAGCGAGTCGTTACCATGCTTTCTACAATCTTTAATGAGTTCTTTCAATCGTCCCAAGGATATGTTGTCTATTTTCACTGCAATTTTAGACATAGATGGTATCTTTTCATGTTTTTCCTCCCATTCCATAATTACTGGAGTAATAATATCTCGCACTATTTCGCGAGCTTGCTCCACATTTACCTCACGTAATCCATTTAGCGTTACATAATAAATAGTCTCGCTAACCTCTCTGCAACTGGGATAAAGATATGCGTGAAACCAACTGTTTTTCTGGGCTATGTCATATCTCAGGACTTCATTCCCGAAATACTCCTCCTTGAAATTGGCAAGTTTAAGAAGATAGGTATGTGTCGGGGCTACCATCCACAAAAAAGGGAAAGCTTTCACGCCTTTCCTGGAAATATACCCCGCATCATATTTTTCAAAATCTGACTGGAATGATGTCATAGTAGCCGCCACAATCTCAGCCATTTTATTTAATATCTCTGTTACCATATAATTTAAATGCTTATTGTTTTTCGATACGATAATTCTCCTGTGAAACCTCGCCTACGGAGTTCACCACACAAGGCTTCATCTGATAATTCTGATACGTCAATAATATTGCGTCGCGATGTTGTTGTTTTTGTAAGTCCATGCTTTTTGCATGTGTTACATCGATATGAGAGGCCATCCGCCGCTTTGTTATTCTTACTAAATTCAGATATGGGCAATGTTTTCCCACATACTCCACATATTTTTGTCTGTTCCATATTTATTATAGGTTTTATGGTCTTGAAACCGCATTTAGAGTTCCATCTCCCCACAGTACTTCTTTCAATATTCAGATCAGGGTGCTTACATGCCCAAGCCACCACTTCGCCAAACAGCCCTATCCTTCAGCCACTTCTCGTTGGAATATTCTTCTATTACTTTCTCGACTTCTTTTCTCTTGTCTCCATTAATAATTAGAAACATTACTCCAACACCATCTGCACCTTTGAGAACTACCGCAGTTTCGTACATATCTCTTGCGAAACTGATATATCCAGCACCAAGGTCAAGAATCGTATTATGAGCAAATAATCTCATGCCGCGAACATCAATCGGCTTCTGGGTTTCAAACTTATTTTCCATTTTTACTTTACTTTTAGTGACGTTTATCAAGTTGCTTCTGAATATTCTCAGAGTGCGCTTTCCACCATAGTTTATATACCGGGGTTTCAATTCCCAAATAGCGTTTCCATATATTTCTTGCGATCCACAGCAAGGATTTCAAAATGACACGACACATAACTATCAAAATGTCACTTGCAAGAGCTGATATACGAGATGTGAGTTTTTCCGAGTTTTGATTATTTTTCATACTATTCGTTCTTGTTGATAGGATTAATAATTGATACAGTTTAATTATCGGTAACTCCCTTGACCTGTCCAACCAATTCATATAACGAAAACGTATCTGTCCAGAAATCCTCATTTGTGTATTTGCCAAATGCTTCATATATGGCCATTGCATCACGGTATATAACAAGTTTGTAACCAATCAGATCATTCTCAGGGAAAACCAGATTCCCCTCCTCGTTATCATCCAGCTCCACAAACACCCAGCTTTTATTTGCTAAAAGTTCCTCTATTTCAGGTTCCTCATTATCATTCGTCCGGTAAAAATATACCGATGTATCATAAAAGCACAGGGAATGGAACATGAAATCATTGGCAAAAGGCTTGATTATTTCAATCCTTCCGGATTGTGCTTTTCTCCATTCTTCCGACAAGCGAATAAGTGCAAAATCACAATAGTCCCATTCGCTATCCGTAAATGCTCTAATCAGAATATGATCTGTCGGCTTGTTTGAAATTTTCATTGTTTTGCACTTTTATTTAAAGTTCTACCATGACTATCGTTGTGGAAACACAGCATTTTGTTGGCGGTTCCGTTTCTTTTTCTGCTGGGTGAAGCATAGTTTTGTGTACACGCCACTACTGCTACAAGTGGCTACTTTAACTGCTTTGTGTGGAACTCCCCACACGGTATAAATTATCTTTTTCATTGTTTTTGGGTATAAAAATAGCCGCAACCAGATTGCTCCGATTGCGGCTAATTGACATAATTATGACTATTATTGTAACGCTTCTAAAATTCTTTTTGCTCTCGCTTCTACCCGGCACTCAAATATGATTTTCTCAGATTTTATCCTTTGTGCCTGAGCCTCTTCGAAACTAATACGGCATCGACCACCTTTTTTACTACGAATAGGTTTGGCAAGGTCATAAAACTCTTGTTCCTTTCGTCTTGCGATTTTTATATGTTGATATTCCGCTTTTGACATGGGGACATCGTATTTGTCTGTATCTGAATTTTTTGTGAGCGCATTATACACACCTTTCCAATTATCCCAAGTAATCAAAGTCACCGTTTTTCCAATCCATGCAATAGAATATCCGCTTTTGAGCATCTGACCAAGGTGTCTTGCCCAATAAGCCTGACGAATCACGGGCATTACAGACACTTCCTTTTTGCCTTTCATGCACACAACGATTTCGGAGTTAGCTTGCATATTATAATCAAGCATTTTCCAGAACTTTGGCGACAGTTTCTGCCCAAGGTTTGCTGCCATGTCGTAAAGCATTTCCCATGCTTTTTCACTTATATGGGACGTGTATTTTTCCGCATCTGTTGGGGCGGTTGCTATGCTTTTAAGCGCAGATATTTGCGCATCTGAGAATATATTTCCGAGTGTCATATTGCTTTTGAATAACCGGCTCCCTGGGCCGGGGAAAATCTGAAAAACTTACGCGTTTAGGGTTTTGCCACAACACGACACACATAACAAGTGGATGCAAACGTTATGCGAGCGTGGCGAGTGTGTATATGCGTTGTGCGAGTGGACGCATTACCTGTGTGGACGCAATTTGCAAGCGTGGCGCAACGTATCGTGGACGCACATACTTGCATAAGAAAGCCACCCAACCCCGAAGGGCTGAGTGGCAGTCGTGTTGCGGTCGGTAGGTTATGCGGCTTTGTCGGTTTCGGTCGCTTGTACGGGTGCCGGTTCGGCTGCATTGCCCACTGCGGCATTGTACATGCTCTCAGCCTTGGCGAGGATAGCACTGCGGAGGTTTGCTTGCTTTGCAATAGCCTTTGCCGTTGTTTTTAGCAATTCGGATAGAGCATCACCTTCAGCCGTGAGAAGGGGCGAGGTTTTTTTGACGTTGAGATTTGTGTGCCGGAGCAATAAACCGTCGTCAAGAGTGAGAGCGTTTTTGAGTTTACCATCGCTGTCGGTTTTGTACACTACGTTACCCGCAAGCCAACGTGTGAATGTGCTCTTTGCGGTTAATTTCGTTTCAATTTCTTCGCCATTCACGACCACGATTTTGAATGCCGTTGCGAAACCGTTACGCTCTTGTGCATCTGCCACCATGAGTGCGAGCAAAGGCAACAAGATGCCGTCCCCAGATGTGCGGCGTACACCCTCAATCGCCATAAATTCGGTTATTTCTTTCATTTCACCGTCGATGCGTTTCTTTGCGTTACGCAGGAGCACCGCTGCATTTGCGGGCATTGTGTTCACGTTAAGTTCACCAAAAGTTACGTTGAACTTGATTTCGTTTGCGCTGTTTGACTTGTTAGTTTTAGCCATAATTATGTCGGCTCGGTCCTTGTGCCTATGTGTAGCCCACACACCGCCTTTCGTGTGTCAGGTGATTAAAATTTTACGCTTGACTCTGCTTGTCGCATTGCTACAAAATACAATTTTCGCCTTGTCACGAACGAACACAGTACGAACCTATGTTCGGGAGCATTAAGCGTGTCAACATGATATGCAGTTTAGCTCTGTTACCCTACACGTACTTGATGCGTCAGACGCAAATTTCCGCCACTCTCCAAGAGCTATCTTGTGCTCACGTTATGCGCCATAAGGCTCACATAACGCTTATCGCATATCAATCATTTCAAAGAACTTGTTGCCGTACTCTCAAACACCTGCCGATGTTGATTTCGGACGTTGCAAATATGTGGTGCTAAATGGTTGATTTCCAAATATTTTTGCGAAAAATTTTTGAAAAACTTAGCGCGTGAGGCGAAGCCGGCGCGCGAAAAGTTTCGTGGGCAATGGTCGCGTCAAAATGGGCGTTCCCACGTGACCTGGGCGTGGACGCCTCATAGTGGGCGTACCCATTTTGCGCACCCACCTCCAGACGACATGAGCGCCCATAAATCGCACTCGAAGATGTGGCCACACGTATCTCATGGGCGCTCATAATTTCACGCAATAATGAGCGCCCATATTGCATTATCTGTACGTCCATATATGCACACAAAATGTGGGCATCCTCACGCACCCAAATATGTCCACATTTTGCTCACACAAGCCCACAAATTTCGGATGCCCAAACATGACGGTGGACTCACACGTTTCAGGCAAATTTTGAGCGTCCACGAGTTGCGTGGGTAGCCATGAATTATGTTGAGCTCTCACGATATTGAGCGTCCACACATAAGCATGGACACGCAATATCTGTCGGCTTTGGATGCCCATGCTTGCGTGTGGTCTCCCATGAATTGTGAGCAACCACGCAATATTTGTGGATACGCATGATTGCAAAATGCACGCCCACAATGTTTTATGGGTGCTCACATGTTATAAGTGGGCTCACACAAGTTATATGTGCGCAGCCATACATTACGCATGGTGGCACACATATACAAGATGAGCGTCAACACATTGTGCATGTGTGCCCAAACACGTGGCAATCTTCACGCATTTATGGGCGACCATGATATTATGTGTGGTCTCCCATGCTATTGCATTGGTCGCTCACAATACCGCTTGCACGACCACGACGGTTTGTGGATGCGCAACAATCGTCGTGCATGGACACCCAGGAAAAATTTGGAGCCTCACACGTTTTGCTGGGCAACCACTAATTGCTAATGGGCACCCACACGGCGCTATGTGGTTGCGTATGTCATGCACGTGTACGCCCATGCTTGTACACGCGATGCACGCAATGTGGGCATGGGCGCGTATATGTATGCGCACGCAAATATGTGGGCACGCATTATGCACGCCCACGCACGTAGAAACGGCAAAACCCCGACCCCAGAGGGGTCGAGGCGATGTGGTAGCCGGTGTGGTCGGTGGCTTTATAGCAAAGCTATAACGGCTTGAACGAGAGATTTTGCTTGTTTCGGTTCGGCTTTTCCGACGAGCTTATCAAAGTCACCCGAAGGGTGAAGGCTAAGAAACACCGTCTTTGCGACCTCTTCGAGGTCGAGGTTTGCAAGTGCGGTCTCTTTGGCGTGTTTGTAGCCCTTTTTGCTGGCAAAGCCAGCAAGCAACGAGTACGAGTAGGGTCTGATGTTCGGTTGCAACTTCGTTGCAAGTTTTTGAGGCTTGCCGTTCTTGTCAATCGTTTTGCCAAAGGCAAAGCCTTCGATTTCTTCTTTCCCAAAGGCTTTGCCTTTGACTGCCATTGCGAGAAGGGTTGCCGTGTGGTTGAAAACCACAGCCCACATATCTCTGGTTTCCACTACACGTAGTGTAGTGCCGTTTTTAGCGTTTGCGGTTGATGACTGGTTAACAACTTTGTTGTTAGCGACTACGGATGCGGTGTTTTGTGCAGATTTTACCATGATGTTGAAAATTTTGATTTTGCCGAAACCCGTCGGCGGCGGTTTGTCGATGTTGACGGTGCAAAGTTAGGGCTGACACTCAGTGCGTCACGACGCGTAGCTTCGCCTGTTTCCGCAGGCATTATGCGCAGGAGAAAGGGCGTGTGAGCTTCCTGTGCGTCCGTGCGGTGTTGTGCGGCCACACGAGAGCGTCATGCGAGTGTCATGCCTACCCACGTGCGCAATAAGCAATCCCGTACATGGGCATACACTCATGCGTATGTAAGCGCATTATGGGCGAGCACACGCACGTTATCGTGGGCGCACACAACCGGGCGTATGCACACCCACACGCAACGTGTTGACGCTCAGGCACTACCACGCACGCATTATGGGCGCACAGTAGTCGCAGAGGCACACACTTAGGCGCAAACGTGGGCACGGGAGGGAGTCCGTGTGTGAGTGGCAATTTCTTTCAGAAATTGGGGTGCTGAGAGGGGTCGGACGGACGTCCACATGCTTGTGTGCGCACCCACCTACACGCACATGGGCGTAAACCCGAAGGGTTTCACTTTTGCACAAAGTGAAAGTTTGAAAGTGTTAAAAATCAACAAGTTACGATTTTGTCACAACGTAAGCAACCCGACACAACCGACTTTTGCACCCTATAAGGGTGCAAGCATGAGAAAACGAAAAAAAACGAGGGAGGGTATGCGTGGTGGTGGGGATTCCATATACATACTACGGTAAAATTTTTCAAATCCGTTTTTCTTAACAAGATTACTGGGTGTCTAAACTATGTCCCGTTACAATCATTTCTTGTTAAGTCCAAAATCTACCAGTTACACATTATTATATATAACATATCTCATTATCAGACTTGTTGCCATCAATTTTTATACATGACACACAAAAACTTCTTAATATGTAAATCCCAATTTTTCCCAGCCCCGACTTTTCAAATCGGTCTTTCGACAATATCTCATTCAATTTCCGATTCTTGTTCATACACTCTCAAAAATTATACTTACCTTTGCTTAAAAATTGATATATTTATAATCCATCGACAATGAAATCACAGTTTCAGACACTATCTTTTCTATCCAATTATGTGCCCAAAACACCATTGGACTCCGAATTTATAAATTCGTTCTTGGTACAGCGCTTCCAAATTACCCCAAAAACGCCCGTATTCTCTTCTGTAAGCGATTCTAGTCCTATAGATGTGCAATCTTTCGTCTTATGGTTTGAAAGTGGCTTAAACGCGCTTAAAATAGTCTGTTTCAAAAATGAGATTGTTCTGCTGGGTAATTGTACTCTCGAAACTTGTGAAATTATTGGTTCACTACTTGAAGATGGTTCGGTAAGTACTGAAATCCTCACTGTAGCTAATAGCGAAATATCTGAAGCTTCTGAGACTGATTCTCAAAAGTTTTATGAAGCCCTCTTTGCCAACAACCTCCAACCCGACCCTAACAAGCTACGCCTTGTCCCCAAATATATTCCCCAAAACAGCGACCGGGTAATCTTTTACGACTACTCGCTGGAAGTTCAAGGTGTTGGGGTGGTTCGCCATATAGACTCCGAGCATGACGTGATGTTCTATTGCTATTTTACCTATCCGACTCTAAGCAAACCAAAACGAATCGGCTACTCACTGTATGAGACTCCGGGATACGACATCCGCACTATAGTATTCGAGAATATCGACAAGGAGAATATACAAACCACGCTTGGGAACTCTACCAGTTGTTTCCGTCGTCTTGGCAGAGAACTCGAAAAGGTTGGAAAAGTGTGGAAGGATAAAACTCTAAGAATCGAACCACTCAATGTTATGGTTCCTATTGGAGAAAAATACTACTACATTTCGGATAAAATGGATGTGAAGCAGGAAACTGAAAAGGGAACGCCGACATCACGTTTCCGTTATTTGGCTGGGAACTATTTCACAACTCATAAAGCAGCCATGCTTATGGAAGGTAAATTTAGCGAATTATTGAGAAACTATCTTGCTTCCGACGAATGGCCAGAAGTGATAGATGAGACTGATGGCAATAAATAAAAATAACGACCGGCGCGATTGTTTTGCCAATTCCTGCCGGTCGTTATTGCGTTCTGTTAATATATCACTGGAGTGACTTATGTGCTATCGTGTCGGTATATCCATTCCGTTCGTTCCACTCGACTACATTCTCTGCTGAAAAAATATACGCTTTTTTGTGTACTCCATCACAAGGCTTGTATTTGCCGTTTAGAACACCCGTGAACTCGTTATACCCCACAGATGGCAAACTATAGCACCAAGGTTTCAAAAGATGATCTGGAAGACCACCACCGCTTTCTAATGCCGTTCCTTTGCCGTCGGTGAACTCGTCGATTATATTTTCTTCGCCTGAAATCACAAAGTCACGATAGAAATTCTTGATTGCGGATTCAATCGGAGAAAGGTCGGAATCGTCAGCAGACAAGATAAGGCTTATGAGTTTTTTATTCTGAGAGTTCTTGGTTCTCTTATCTCCTTTGCTGGAAATGAAAACATCATTTGCCTCTATGTCGTAAAAACGGTCAATTGCAACTTTCAATGCAGGTACCGATTTATCTTGCATAGTGCATGGACTCCACTGGAAGATTTCGTATGGGTTGAAATCCTGGAATGTTTTAAATCCAAATTTAACCTCCCATTCATTGTTATCCCCATAAACATACCTGCCTTGTTCTATCGCTCCAGTCATATCCTCATAGACGTTCTTGGCAAGAGAATAAATCTCGTCCTGTGGAAGTGCGGCTCCTATCATCTCTTTCCAATCGTAATTTTGAGGCTCATCCACCAGATCTCCTTCTTCATCTATTTTCTGTGAGGGATGGTAATGGTCACAATAAAGGTTGTAGATGCCATCCCAGAATTGATATAGGAAAAAATCTACTGGGGATTGCACAACCTCGTCAAGACGGTCTACGATCTCTTTTGCTCTTTCGACTTTTATGAAAGGTTTGTTACGGTAAGAGTTTCTTGCCCTCATAGACCGTTCCGCTCTTTTTAGAGTTTGCTGGGAAATGTCCTCAATCTCCATGAAATCTTTTGAGGGTTTATCCAAATCCAATATTTCAACTTTTCCAAAACCCTCAAAACCTTTTTGAATATCTTCCTGGAAGTTTTCGTTTTGAACCTCGCTTTTTAGAGGAACGGCCTCCTTTATTCTTTTATTTATTATATATATTATTACTGTCCTACAAAAATGTAGGATTTTTAAGGTCAAATCCTGCAAAAATGTAGGATTGTTCCCTACAAAAATGTAGGATTTTTGTAGGTCGTTTATGAGAGATTCTGGAAAATGTCCTGTATCAAACGCGCATTTTATATATTCTCGTAAATTACCACCCTGCAAAAATGTAGGGTTTTCAGATGTACCCCTACAAAAATGTAGCGTTTCAGCAATCTCTTTACAAAAACCCTGCAAAAATGTAGGATTTAAGGAATCGACAAATTCATCAAATTCGCAATATTCCCTACAAAAATGTAGGGTTTTGGCAATCTCTTGGGCTAAATCCTGCAAAAATGTAGGATTTTGTGGATCTTGTGGCGATACTCCTACATTATTGCAGGATTTATCATCTGATATAACAATTGAATTTCCAGCAAGTCCGATCAATTCGGTACACCCCTGCATTTTTGTAGGATTGTTGGAATCTGTTATTGTTGACGTTCCCTTCTTTTGGAACTCTTTGGCAAATGTTTTTCTATCATTAGTGGATAGGGATTCGTAATGTTTTAGCACTGCAACATACTCGTTACACAAAATTTTTATTCCATTCTTATATTTTGTGATCAATCCAAGTTTCTCTAATCGCTCTATGCAACCTGGTAGAGTTCGATATGGGTCAACATGAGTCAACTCTCCCAATTTGGCCAATGATATTTTTACTGTTTGTTCATATATGGAGCGAGACAGTTGAATACGCACCATATCAATTAGACGTTGGAAAACAACCCTGTCGGATGTATTTATGATAAGTTCGTCATTTGCTATAAAATGCAAACCATAACGTGCTACCTGTGATTTATTTTTCATTGTTTTTTTACTTTTTGTGGGTTTGACCTACATTGTTAGGGTTTGCATAACGTCTATGTGTTCTGTGATAAGTCCATTTATCAAAAGCAAGTGTACCTATATTTTTGAAGTCTTTCTTGAATCTTGTTTGAGATGAAGTAGATAGGGATTCAAAAAATCGGATAATCTTAATGTAATTATCAAATTCCACAATTATAGATAGATTTTTCTTTTTGATAAGTCCGAGTTTCTCAAGTCGTTTAAGGCATAGTGAAACAGTGCGATGCTCATTTATGCCAGCTAAATATGCGAGTTCCCTTAAAGAGATACGCACTTCTGCTGGAGTCTCTGAAACACTACGCTGTTTGTTAACGATGTTATACAGCGTTTGCCATACAAATCTATCAGATACGTATTTTAAAAGACTATTGTCTGCATACAAGTGAAAACCGATGGCTTTACTGGTGATGCTTGGAGCTTCTTTGGTTGTCATAATTATTTTGTTTTAATGATTTCTTTTAGGTTATTGATGATATTGATACACTCTTGCGCCTTTTCATATTCCTCAGATGCCAAGGCACGTTCCTTGATATTATCAATGAACGGTATCATACACATAGCAATATTTTGGAGCGTGAATGATGTGTGGTTCATAAATGCTCCGGTAGCACTGAACGATTGATTGAGAGCATTGCACATTTCATTAATAGCCCTGATAGTGTTCATCTCTTTTTCGTTGCTATGTTCTGCATGTGCTGAAATCATTTTAAGCGCATCATCTATCAATTCCAGTACTTTAGTCGTTGCATGTTGATTACGTTTGATGTCGCGGACATTCCAGAGTATCACCATGAGTATGGCAAACATGATTATGTCAGTAATTGTTATTGAATCCATATTTGTTTATGAAGCTTGGGCAGTTTTCACCGCCAATTTGATAATCTTTTGGAACTATATTCCACGGTTCATCCGGTTCTGCGATGTCGGCCCGGTACCACAAGCAATGGTACCGGTCAAAGCAGCCTTTTGATAAACACATTTCAGCATCGAATCCGATTATTCTCCGGTATTCATCTCTCGTGATAAATTTGTATTGATCCGGGACCAGTTTAGACAATCTTGATGGTATTACCCCACGAAGTATCATGTCCATTACGGTATATACATCTTTGGTGCCTGTTTTTACCAAGAACTGTAATGTTATCGCCCTTGTTTTGCTGAGTGGTAATTGCTTTAGCGGTTGAGTCAATTTGTATAATTCTCCGCTGACAATAATGGTGTCCGGCTCCGGGTTGTTTAGCCAATTCATCCAGTAGGCGCAGTCAAAGCATATCTGCTCGTTCCTCATTCTGGAAACCAGAGGATTTTTGATTGAGCGGAAGGCTTCAAGGTCTTCTCTCTTGCCACAAAAAGAACAGGTAATGAATGTATGTGCCATGCCCTTGTAGATGATACACGGTATATGTGTAGGTGGAATATTGATTATGTAAGGGCACAACAACGTGTGCTTCAATTTGGGAACCTTGAATTAAAGGTTTATAGAGGCGTAGATGCCAGCAACTTCTTCTTGAGTAATTCCGATGTAGGTCTTAGTAACCGCAATGGAGCTGTGGTTTAGAATCTTGTTTAGAAGAATAAGACTTTCGGCGCTGTGGTTGTTTGTGTCATAGACGTATCTGCCAAAGGTTTTTCTGAACGTGTGAGTGGAAAAGTTTTCAATATGCAGGTGGTACCTACATTTGAACTCTTTTAACTTCATATTGACGTTCTGGATGGTCATTGGTTTATCTCCATTTGGAGATGGCATGATGTAGTCTTTCTTGTCTGGCCGACCGAGAAGCTGCCAGAGGTCGTAGAAACTTTTCTGAACCGATGGGTTGAATGGAATTTTTCGTGTTTTCCTTGTCTTTTGCTCGGTAATAGTTACAGATGATACTCCCAGAATGTCTTGCCATCTGAAATTTAAAGTGTCAGACGCACGACAGGCTGTGCAAAATGATAAACGTGCGTACATTTCCCAACGATAATCTCCGTCTTTGTGGAGACAATCGAGTAATCTTGTGAACTCCTCATAAGGGAGATGATCACTGGTTGTAATTTGATTTTTCTGTCCCATAATATAATTATACTTTCATTTTTATATTGCAAAGGTATATAATGAAATTCAAAGAACAAAAAGATTTAATTAAAAATAGTCTTTTTGCAATAAAATATTTTAGGATAAACAAAAAGACACTGGTTAAATTGTATCATAATAACCAGTGTCTCAACGGATAATGTGTACTTATAATTCTTTGAATGAATCAATGGAAAAGATTGGTATTCCGAGTGCTCTTGCTTTGACGGCTTTGCTTGAGGATGAATTAGGGTCTGCCACAATTAGATGCGTCGTACTCTTGGAAACACCGCTTACAACTTCTCCTCCTTGTGCCGCAATTTCAGATTCCAGTTCTTTGTCACGTACACCTGTAAAGCAAACTTTCATTCCGGCATATTTGGTTCCTGTCGGCTTTATCGCTTCTTCCATAGGTAGAATCTTTAGCCTATTCTTTGCAACAAATTCATAGAACGGTGTGATGCCTTTCAAGAAGGACTGTGACGTTTTGTTTAATGCAAGGAATTGTGGTGTCTGATCAAAACCTTCTTCGGTAAACACATATCCATGAGTAAAAGCAAATCTATCGTTTTCGGACAAGTTTGAAACAATACTTTTTGCTTTGACTTGGCCTATACCCAGGAAACAATCACTGGCGTGCATAAGTTTGATAATATCAATGCCGTCTCTGATTTTCTTGTTTGCCGCCAGTATTGTGTTTGCAATAGATTCTCCAAATCCTTCAATTAGCATGAGTTCGTCGAAGGTAATGTCAAGTATTCGCTGGAGAGTATCATATCCGGATTTAAACATTTTGGAGATAGTCTCTTCGCCCATTTGTTCTGCTTCCAATGTTGTATAGAAGTGGATTATTTTTGCAAGGCGTATGCCGGAGCAGTCAGGATTGGTACAAATCAACTCAACTTTTGTATCATTCCATTTTGTTGGCTGTCCGCAATTTGGGCAGTACAGAAGATTGTCCCGTTGTTCCATCATAGTTTCAGCAGTAGCTTCTTCCATCACACTAAGGATTTTGGGGATTACCCCTCCAGAACGGGTGACTGCGATACGTGCTCCTGGTCCTATGCTATTCTCAAAGATATACTTGGCATTGTAGCCTGTAGGGTTCTCCATTGTGCAGTCACCTGTATCAACTGCATCAATATTAACAACAGGTTTCAATGCACCGGCTTTGCTGACTTTCCAGTCTATACCTTTAACCGTGCTCTCAAATACATCAGTGAAGTCTGGGTGTTTATATGCGATTGCATAGAGAGGATTTCCGGTGGTTTGTTGCCGTCCGATGGTTTCCCAGAGCAAAATGTCGTTTAAGTAAATGACGAGTCCATCAATGTAATAGTCTTTTCGCCATGCTTTGAATAGATTGGCTAACTTGGTTTCATCAAGCTCTGCTACTGTTACGATTGTACCGTAAATGCGTTGATGATATTTTTCGCAAAGAGTTTGAAGCAATTGAGCATAGCTTTGAAAATTGTCCAGATCCATAGCACTTACGCCATATCGATAGAATGTTGTGTGCTTTAGGATTTCTGACGGTTCATCACGATTGATAAGACCGGCAACCGTATTGCGAGGAGATTTGAATTTTTCTCCTGTTGCATCTGAAATTCTTCCGGCCAATTCCTGTTCCCATGTTTTACAATCAAACACTAACTCTCCAAATGTATAATGTAGGTGACTGGTGCCATCTTCTTTATAAGAAGCCAGCAGATCGTAATGCTGGGAACAATCTTGTCCTTCATTGTCTGCACCGCCACGTGAATATGTCTTTTTTGCGAACTCATCTCGCAGCCAAGATACGCCATCGAATTTAGGAGTGATTACAAGTTTAGCTGTTTCCGGGATTGACAATGAATTTAGCCATTGCTTAATCTCTGTAACAGATTTTACCTTATTGAGAGATTTCATAGGTATGGGAAGTTTAACTTTTCTTCCTTTACTTACTACAGATGGTTCGACTTGTTGAAACCATTCATTATTTGGGTCAAGCGTTTTAAGTTCATTGACCTTTTTGTCGTACTCGGCATCTGATATTGTTGGATGTCCGGCACGGTATGCTTCGTTGTTTTCTTTTATTTCAGCGAGTAGCTGAACGATTCTTGAACTATTCATAAAGATAAAAATATGGGCGTACCAAGTAGCGATGCGCCCTATTAATGGTGAATAAATTAGTGGGTTCCGGTAGAGTTATAGCTTCCTTCACCGCGCTCGGTATTTCCTAATTCATTTACGGTAACTAAGTCACCGCTCCAGTGCTGTTCAATTACCATTTGGGCGATACGTGTGCCAGCTGTTACAAGAAATGGTTTTGTTTCATGGCTGTTTACGATAACCCCTACATTTCCACGATAATCGGAGTCAATTGTACCAATGAGAACATCGCAGTCAAATCTTGTAGGAGTTTCTTCGTGTCCATTATTTGTAATGACATAGCCTTCAAATCCCTTTGCAGAGAACCCAGAACGCGGACGAATCTGTGCTTCATATCCGATTTCAAGTTCTATTGCAATATCGATTGGAATTACGCTTCGACCAGGCTTTATAATGGTATCTTTGGGGACATAGAGGTCATAACCTGCTGCTTGTTCACTGCCCTTAGTCGGCACTTTTGCATTTGGTGATAAAAGTTTGATTTTCATTTTTTATTGCTTTTAGAACGTTGTTTATATTTCATCCCCTTGCGAGACATACTGGCAGTAGGGTAATATGCACGTGTCACGCCGCACATAGAATCATATTCTTCCAGTTTTAGAGTTCCATAGTCGCTATCCTCAATTTCAATGTCCTTAGCCAGAAATCGGAAATAAAGACCGCAACTGGATATACAAGGTCCAACACACGCCTGATGTATGGATGAGTTTGAGGTCTTGAAAGCGGTGGCCGCTGCTGTTAGCGAATGGAAATAACCAATGAATCGTTTAAGGGGATTGAAGACCAAAACAGGATTACTGGTTTTGTTATTCAGACTTTTCTTCATAGTCACTTATCGCTGAAAGGACTCTGTTTGACAAACGAGTTCGTGCCGCTGATACAAGATATGTATCTGAGACTGCTACTCCGTGTGCGAATAGTTCAAAGGTCCTATCGCACATGTATGCCAAAAAGTCGGGTTCGACAAATGCTATGAAAAGGAACAGGAATGTTCCATCAATTAGGTAATGCCCTTCTTCGTTGATGAGACACACTTGGTCGTCTTGAATTTCGTATGTATCGCAAAGTGATTTTATTTGGTAGCGATACTGATTGAAGAATGGCTGTATGGGCTTAGGCTCTGTCATCTTCGACAGATAGAGTGTTGCGTCAAAGTACGAGTGCCCGGATTCGCTTTGACCAAAGAGCAGATTTGGAAATTCAGGAAAGGACTGCTCTTTACACTGGAGTTTTATTTCGCCCTTCCCGGCCTGTCCCAACATCAGTTAAGGTTAAAAGCTGCAACCTTATTCTTATGTACATCAAGTGGCCAATATATTGCTTCGGTCTTGTCAAATTTGGTATCTCGGATTACGAAATCCGACATTGTTTTTTTGAGGTGCTGGTAAATCCTGTTGGTTGCATCAGCGTTAGAAGATGCAGGAACATAGTAGTCCTCAGTGCTTTTCTTTTCTTTGGCTGTTTTTTCGTCAATAGTAATAAACATTACTTTGACATTATAAAGTCCAACACCAGTTGATTCGTCTTCCTCAAAGAAGTTGCAGCAGAAATTTTTTACAGTTTCTTCTTGTTGTAGAATTTCGTTGAACAATACATCAGAGATTTTTGTCTTGACGATCTCGTAGCTTACGCTTCCGAATTGTGTACGGTTGAGAGAAGATATGATTTCATTTACAAGCATTTCAGCTTCAGTGTAGCTGGTTGCAAGTATCAGTTCCTCAATCTTCTTTTTTGCCAAAGCACCAGTCGGAAGCTCGACTGTACATTCCGTTTTCACTCGGAAATAACTGAGTTCTTTTTCTTCCATAATAATTTGATTTGAAGTGAAACTTAATTTATCGTTGCAAAAGTAGATAAAATTTTCAATATAACAAATATTAAAATAGTCTTTTTGATATAAAATATTTTATATATTATTGATATATAAGTATTTATAAAAACAGTAAATATCTAAAATAGTTTAGTTGATTATTTAAATTGGATAATTGTGTACATGCTCTTAAAACAAAATAGGCTGGAAAATTCTATTCTTCAGAAAGTAAACATAGTTACAAATGGCTAAAGCAGAATTATCAGATAAATCACTTGTTACTCAGCAACTGGAAAGCGTATTTATGACCAGTAAGAAGAGTGTGCAAGAATATGTTAGGGAAATTGAGCGTAGGTGTCGGTTTCAATCTTCCTATCGACACTTACAAAATGGTACGGTGCTGGATGACCGTAGCCGTTTAATAGATATATATGAAGCTTGTGTTCAGCAAGATGCACATTTACGAGGTGTTATGGAAACACTCTTTTCTCAGATTGTAGGTGAAAGGTTTATGATGGCTAAGCAGAATGAGAAAGGGAAATACTCTAAAGACATATCTGCAACTCGAAAAATTCAGAATACGGAGTTCTTGAAAATCATACATGGTATCGCAGAATCAAAATTATATGGCTATACCGGGCTTGAATTTTTTGTTGACCCCAGTGCAGAGCGTGGTGGACTTAAAGTGAATTTCGTCGAGCGTCGAAATATTTTGGCAGATCAACGCAGGATTGTACAGCGTCAAGGTATTTGGATGCCTCAATGGAGTTTTGATGATCCAAAATATTCAGATCATTATGTATTAATCAATAGTGGTGAGCTTGGACTGTTTTCGGCTGTTGCTCCTTTGATTTTGGCGAAAAAGTTCACATTTGCCAACTATGTAAACTTTTCGCATACTTACGGTCAACCTATTATTCATGGGAAAACTGAATCTGAAAATACCGTTGACCGCAAGCGTATGGCAAATGATATTGCAAGCGCAGCTCAGAATAAGGTTATTGTTACCGGATTAAATGATGAAGTGGATATAAAGACGTTCACTATGTCTAATTCTGAGCATGTGTTTACAGGCTTAATCTCCATCGTTGACAAGGATGTTTCTAATCTTATTCTTGGCTCTGAGTCAATGGCCGGAGCAACACAGTCGTATGTTGGAGCAACAAGAGCGCATGAGAATATTTTTCGCGACCGTATAGAAGTTTATCGTGATTACATTGAACTTGTAATGAACGAGACTATCATACCTCGTTTAGTCCGGCTTGGCTATCTTCCGGATGGGTTGGAGTTCAAATATTCAAAGCGTATTGAGATGTCTGACGAAGACCGCATACGTTTATTCCAGAATCTTACTACGTCATGGGAAATGGATCCGGAGACCATTGAGCAAGAATTTGGTGTTAAGGTAAAACGACAACTTAACGTAATGGACGGTATGACAAGTGGTCCAGCTGGAGGTGGTGGCAGTGGTTATAGTCGTACTGCTACTCGTCATCTTACTGATGAAGAATATTTCCGTCGATATGGTCATGCTCGTGAAACCAAAAATTTTCTTCGGGAGAGAGGGAAATAGGTCCGCCCCCTCTCTCCAAAATAGTTGCGTTGCGACAGCCTGATGACAGTAAGGACCGGCATGAAGAAGAGGTTGCTATTCTCCTTCCTTTATTCCATGATTTTGTGATTAGTGTGGTAATCCATGAAGATGAATGGGAATCGCTGGAAGCGCTTATGGAAGCTCGTGCTGATATTGCTATTCGGAGAGCGTGTGCCGGATTCGGCATTGACTTTGAGGAGGCACTGCGGCTGATTCGTAATGCTGACGGACTTGATAGCGAGCAAATAGCTCAACGCAATATTGTTTTGTCCGCAGTTGATAATATGGTTGACTTTGCTGTAGCTGAAGAATATCAAATGGCTGATGATATGGCAGAGTTAGAAGAATTGTTAACTGAAGAGGAGGAGATGGAAGATGAAGATTGGTTTGAATTTTACTTGCCGGTCTTTTCCAAATTTCACGATCAATATATGCGGACCGAGAATATGGACATCGAGTATTCTATGATCATCGCAGCTTATCTGTCAACGATAAGAGAAGATACAGTATTGATGTATATGACTCAAGGCGATGAACGGGTACGCCCGTGGCATCTTCAATATGAAGGTTTTACTGCTCCAAAATCAAGATTTCCAGCATGGCTTATTCCTCCTATTGAGCATCAATGTCGATGTTATCTTATAGAAGATACAGAAACGGTTTTTGCTTCTATTAAAGCATCGACAATCCCGGAAATGCCAGATTGGTTTAATCGTACATTCAAAGAAAGCGTGGCTTTGGGTGGCCGCATTTTTTCTGATGAACATCCATATTTTCAAGTTGATGAGCGGCATGTTGGCCGTCTCAATGCCATAGCAAAGCGTATTAAAGCAAAGTATTTGGAAGATGGCGAAGAACAATAGAGGTATTCCGTTGACACCGCAACAATTTCGTGCTCAATGGGAGCTATTACCTCACACTTTTGATTTGAATGTCTGGGATTTCCAAGTCTCGGTAGGTCAGTCTGCCGTAGATATTTTTCAAAAATCTTTTGATATGAAACGCTTCAATTCAAGAGGCAGTATGGTCTGGAAACATAACCCTAAACGGAATAAAGGCGGCTTTACCGTTGGTGGGCTTGTGGAATCTCGGTCATTGAGAAACTCTATTGTCTATGAAGCTGAATCTTATAACCGTTCCAGAGGAAAAGTAAAGGTGTTCACTGACCCAAAAGCATTTAGTGGAACTTACAATCATAAAGGATTTTGCTTTGCCGCAGTACACAACTCGGATGACTCTTCTGTGAGAACCGGACGGGTGGCCAATATGCCCCAGCGTCAGTTTATGCCTACTGAGAAACGAGACTCTTCGGTTATGAACGATAAGTTACGAGAATTGGAAAGAATATTTTTTAGAACATTCCCAGGTGTAAGACGATGATAATTGATAAGCATAAACCAACACAACCGACAGTGCCGGAAGATGTTCCTGTTGTTTTCCAACCGGAGCTTGATGAAGTACAGGAAGTAGTTGAAACTAACGTTATGATTGAAGCATATAAGGCTGTACGAAAGATTTTGGAGTCTATTCCTAAAGACCCCACAGATCCAAACAGCCCTCCTTTGTTTAAAACTATCAAATTGGATAACGGACAGTTAACCCGTATTAAAAACAATGGGCATAATAAGGAATATGGAATAGTATTTCCTGCTGTATTCATTCACTATATCAATATTTATTACAATGTTGGTGCGGCGAATATAGCTGAAGGAAAAGGGACGATGCGTATTCATTATGTTCTCAATCGATTAAATAACAGTGATGATGAAGTTGAGTGTGAAGGTATGGAAGTATATAAACGTATTGTTTCTGCTATTGAATCACAAAAGAGTGATTTTCCTGCATTGGTGTCTCGATTCCAGTTGGAATACTGGGACCAGCCACTAACATTTGATGATGCTTTACAGCCTTATTGGATAGATTATCAAATTTGGTTCCAAGACTTCACTGCATACGCCTACAAAAATTATAAAGACGTATATGTTACCGTGCCACCATTTACTCAGCCAAGTGACCAAAATGAAATTGCGAATCCTGATAATATTCCAAATCACGAATATCCGAAGTTTGAAGACATTGCAGGATTTAGAGATAAAAAGCAATGATTTCACCCTACCATATTTGCAATCCTCTATTCTTGGAAAAAGAGTAATCAATCATGGATGCAGAAAATTTGAAATATGTAGTTGGTAGGGCTGAGGAAGGTCGGCCAGCTATCATTCGTTTTTTTTCAGCTGTAGATGAGTATAGTGTTCGTTGTTTTAACGATGAATTTTTGTGGTTGCAAGACTATGTAAAGCCTTCAAAGATTATCGTAATGATTAACTCTGAAGGAGGCTCTGTGCTGTACGGAATGAGCACGTTCTCAGTCATCCGCTCTTGTCCGATTGAAGTTGATTGTGTGATAGAAGGCATTGCTGCTTCAATGGCCAGTGTTATTTGGGCTGCTGGTGACAATCTTTATATGCACGATTATTCATTGCTGATGATTCACAATCCTTTTAACACAAACGTGGAAGATGCTGACCCATCAGTGAAGCAAACTGTTGAAGCATTCCGATCACAACTGGAAACTATCTACACTAAACGGTTTGGACTTGCCAAAGACAAGGTTGCAGAAATTATGAACGGCGAAGGCGATGCCGACGGCACGTTCTTTAGCGCTAAGGACGCTGTTAAGGCAGGGTTCCTCCCTTCGGAGAATGTTATCAAGACCTCTAAAAAGGTACGAGACAAAGTGAAAAGCGAAATGATAGGCATTGATAACGCAGCAGATATGCGCAACATCATGTCAGCCGTATCTGCCGAGGTCGATGAAAATAAACTTATCGAAGCTATTTGTGCTATTCGTAATCAGACAGATAATAATTATTCACCAATCCAAGAAAACAAAATGGAAAATAACGAAAAAAACAATTTCGACGCCATTTCAGCACAACTTGGACTCGCTAAGGACACTCAGGCCGCAGCGATTGAAGCTCGCATTGCTGAGTTGATCAATGCAGAAGCAGCACTCAAGGAAACTCAGAGTGAGCTCACTGCTACGAAGATCAAACTTGAAGGCAAGGAAGCCGAACTCGCTAACGCCAACAGCGAAATTACCGAGACTAAGGCAGCGCTTCAGGCGTACAAGGATGCAGAGCAAGCAGCTCGCACAGCCGAGATTGAAGCCGTTATCGACGATGCAATCAAGGCAGGTAAAATTGAGGCTTCTGCAAAAGATGCTTGGACTAAGATGGCTGAGTCTGACTTCGCCACCGTAAAGAGCACTCTTGCATCAATCCAAGCACGTGAAAAAATCACAGAGAAAATCGCTGAAGACCCGGAAAACGTGGCCAAGATTGAGGACACCATGAAAGATGTGGATGCCAAAATGAAGGAGGCCATCAAGGAACATCTGGGTGAGGTGAAATTCGAGAAATTTGACTAATCCCAATTAACCAACATGGCAACAATCAATTTTGCCGGTAACACTTACGCGGGTGAGGTTCTTGAAGACCTCCTTGTTTATACCGCGAAGGGAAATGAGACCTATGAGGCTGGTCTTGTTCATGTGAAGCCCGGTATTCAGAAACGTTACGTTTTGCCTCACATTCAGCTGGGTTCGATTATTCAGGATAACAAGCCCACGCCTACTTCTACTGAAGGAGCTGCCAATGATGACACTGGCTTTAACCAGTATAAACTCTCTGAGCGTTATCTCGACCCTCAGGACTTTATGGTCTATTTGGAGTTCAATCCCCGTGACTTTGAGGAGTATTGGCGTTTCGCTCAGCCGGAAGGTCCGCTGGTTTTCCGTGAACTGGCTCCTGAGGTTCAGAAGACCATGCTTCGTCTGCTTCTGGACAAGAAAGATCAGTATATCAACGACTGCATCTGGTGTGGTAAGAAGGGTGGCGTAGATGCCAACATCGCCGGCCCTGCCAATGGCACTCAGCTTGGTGGTGCGACTTCTGCCGGTTTGATGAAGTATTTTGACGGTGCTCTCGCTCGTGTACTCGCCAATTTCAAAGCCCAGGCGGCTGTATCTGCCGGTACTGCAACTGATGCAGACAAGAACGAGGTAGCTTCCGGTAAAGTTATCCTCGCCGGTTCAACAGAGTTCAAGGATGGTAAGGACGTTGAAGACGCTCTCTATGCTATCTGGATGAAAACTCCGGCACATGTCCGTAAATCCAAGAAGCTCAAGTTCGTCATGGGCTGGGATGTATGGGATACGTATGACCAGTACCTGACAACTCAGAAAGAGTTCAAGTATGTTGAGAACCCGGATGTCAATAAGCGCACTTTCAAGGGAAAGCAGATTGTCGTTATCGATGGCCTGCCTGAGTCAACAATCTTCTTTGGCAAGTTCTCGACCGATCAGGATTCTTGCCTCTGGATGGCAATTGACTACAGCACCGATGAAGAGAGCGTAAAGGTTGAGCGTCTTCAGGCCAATTCGGAGATGTATTTCTTCCAGATGCGAATGAAGATGGACATCAATCTGGTTCGTCCCGGTGAACTGGTAGTGTGGACACCCTACACAAACGCATAACCCGATAACAGCAAGTATCATCGGAAAGAGGAGTGGAGACAGCGAAACTCCGCTCCTCTTTTCAATTTAAGACCACTTTATAACTATGGCTAAGAAGAAAACCACAGAAACGGCTGAAGCAACTGCACCTGAAGTGACAACGCTTGAGACTCCTGTACAAGAAGTATCTGAAGCATCGACAGCCGAAGCCAATCAGCCTGAACCTACAGAGGTTAAGACTGAAACAGAGACCAATGTTGAGACCGAGGCAACAAGCCATGAAGAGGAAACTGCTACAGAACAAGCTCCCGCAGAAGTTGCTCCAGAACCTGTTACTCCGGTAATTCCGGATAAGGCATTGGCATATCTCCGTCGTCACCCTGAAGACAAGGAAGTGTACATCGACAAGTTCGGCGGTGTATTTCCGGTAAGCATCCCCAAAGTGTTTGTGACGGATGCCGTCCTCTACCAAAATCCATTTTACAAACAATAAAACTATCATACAATGGCATTAGGAAATGTTTTTATGAGAGACACGGATGGCAATATTCCAGTATTGCGATCCAACACTATTGAAAAAGTGTGTGGTCTCATTTTCGACATCTCTGGTCAGACTAACTTCTGGACTGAAGGCGGTGGAGCCAACATTGCTGACACTTGGAAGGACAAGATAATAGAGCTTAATAGCCTCAATGATGCTATTGAAGCTGGTATTACTGCTTATACCGGAGAAGTTGACAGCGAGACCAGTGTAAGCACCGATGTCTTGGCAGGTATTCCTTATTATCACATTCGCCAGTTCTTTAATATGGCTGGCGGTAGTGGTCGTCTGTTTGTCATGTTCGCAGATTGTTCTAATGATTGGAACGCAATTATTGAAATGCAGCGTGCAGCCAGTGGGTCGATTTTCCAAATTGGCGTATGGACAGAACAGCAACTTTGGAATAAGCCTGATGAGAGTGCTAACGCTTATTCTATCGGTCTTGTAGCCGATATTAACCGTGCAGCAGTTGAGCTTGCTGATGAGTATTTTGCTCCGGCATCGATCCTTCTCTGTGCTAATACTTCCAAGGTAAAGGTAGGTACTGCAACAACCAATCAGGTTGCAATCAGTCAGATACCTTCGTGTGTAGTTGATGCCCGTTATGTTACGGTGCTTTTGTCTCAGTCAATGGAAGAGGATGTTCGACGTATGCAGGCTTCTCTCGCATCGACAACCCCTGTTGGCGTTTTGGGTCTTGCCCTTGGAACCCTTACACAAGCCGGTGTCGGTGAGTCTATCGGTTGGGTTCGTCAGTTTGATCTTGTGAATTATGTTCCGGCAATCGAAATGGGATTTGGTGACTCTACTGTTGTCGAAGGTCTTATCACCAATGGACTTAGCTACTCTGCATTGAGCAAGGCTCAACTTAATGCGTTGGAGGAAGCTGGTTATGTGTTTGTCCGCTCTTTTGAGGGGCTGGAAGGACATACTTACTTTGCTAACGACCACACTTGCTCTGCTGGAGACTTCTGTACCATTTCACGTAACAGAACAATCAACAAGTCCCGTCGTCTCATTCGTATTGCGTTGCTTCCTTATGTGAACTCGCCAATTAAAGTTGATCCCTCTAATGGCAATCTGTCTTCCGCTCAGGTAACTGTTTTCGAGAATTTGCTCAAAGACATCCTGGATGAGATGGAAAGCGCAGAGGAAATCAGCGGAACATCTTTTATAACTGTTCCTGCTGAACAGAATATTCTCGTCACCAAAAAGTTGACTCTCTCGTATGGTATCGTTCCGATGGGCTGTGCCGAGTCTATCGAAGTCACGGAAGGTCTCTACGTTAGTCAGCAGTAATAAAAATCACATACGACAATGATTATCAATAATGTGGCCTATTCGTGGGCAATGGTTCAGCTGACTTCTTTGGCACTCACAGGGTCAGCAAACCCGAATCCTATCATTCTTCAGGGTGTGAATGCTATCAAGTGGAACAGGAAGAAGAAGGTGGAGACTAACTATGGTCTTGGTGGTGAGCCGGTAAATCGTGGTTTTGGTAACACTGAATACACAGCTCAAATCACGATGGATTACAACACTCAGGTTCAGCTTCGAGCACTCAAAGGTTCTTTGATGGCTATTGGTGAATTTGACTTGGTAATTTCGTTCGCAAATGAGTTTAATTCTGAAGACTTCTCAACAGAGACTGTTACATTGAAGGGTTGTCTCTTTAACGAAGACGGTATGGAAGTTTCTCAGGATGACACCAACATCACCAAGGAGTTCGAGCTTAATCCTTTCAAGATTGAACTGAGTATTAAATAATTTCTTCCATAGGATTTATTAGAGTGAATGGATGCGGCACTGGTATTATTCTGGTGTCGCATTTTATTTGAGGATTTTCACCCACGTAAACAATGGATGTTCTATTCTTTATTGAATATCAATTTTAATCACAATTAAAATTATGGAAGAAAAAGAAACCCTTGAACTTCAGGCAATCGAAGAAATCGATCCTAAGCTTCGTGCAGCCGTTGAGAAGAAGGTTGCAGACTTGAAAGCAAATAACCCAAAGGCAAAAATTTTCCCGCTCATGGTGGATGGTGATCCTGATGACGAGAAAGAAGTGTATATCGGCTATTTCACACAGCCATCGTTTATCACTTTCTCCAAGTACATGACTTTCGCTCAGAAAGATCAAGTATCTGCTATGCGCCAGCTCGCCCGCGACTGTTTCCTTGATGGAGACCGTGAACTCATTGACGACGATTCTCTGTTCCTTTTCGGTCTTATGGGGCAGTTAAACAATATAATCCAGATGCGCGGCGGTCGTGTTATAAATTTATCGAAGCCTGGGAAGTAAGAGAGGGCGATTATTTTCGTCAAAAAATAATTCTCTTACGACATTACTTTCCAGGCATCAATATCGATGACCTTGACGAAGAAGAATTTGCCAGACTTGTCTGTGACGCAGAATGGATGCACAGCCAAATGGTTATCACAAGACATGCAAATGCTTTAGGATTATAATGCGATAACTCGTTGAAAAGCCCCGTTGTAAATCTTGTACAACGGGGCTAATCTTTTCCCCATGCCATTGCTTCTATCTCTATTCTTTGTAAAAGACATATTTAATTATGGCCGGACAAACATATCAAGTAAACTATATAGTCAATGTTGATGCTGCTAATGCACAATCTGCGATAAATTCGTTTAAGCGTGCGGTTGCCTCAATGGATAAAGCTACGAAACCTATTATCGACTTACAGAATAAAGTTCGTGGCCTCGTAGAGACTATGAGTGCGCTTAACAGAGGAAAATATTCTGTTAAGATAGATACTCGACCTGCCACTCAAAAGATAGGGAAACTGATTCGTGCTTTGCAGATGGCTAAGGCCGAAGTGCAGCAACTAAATGCTATGGGGGTAACTTTGGGAGGTGCAGGAACCAAAAGGAAAACCACATCTCGTACAACTGCTGCTTCTGTTGGCAGCTCTGCATCTCGCACACGAACAACACCTTCCAGTTCATCTCGCACAGCAACGTCTTCAACAAGACGTTACGTTTCCCCAATAATGAAGCATCCCACTAATCTCGGATATAAACTTTGGGGTCCAACTCCGCTGCCTAATAACGGAGGCATGGCTATTGATATGCTTAAAGGTATGGGGATTGCTTACGGGCTTGCTGGTGCTGGAATGATGGTGTCAAATGTTGTTAATCAAGCTGCTGAGTACGACAACTTGATGAAGACAGTTGAAAATATTCTGAAGTCCCATGATACTGAAGAAGATTTTGCAGGCAGATTTGCCCAGATGACTCAAACGGTTCGTAATGTCGGCATGAAAACGAAATTTACAGTAGTAGAGGTTGCTGATGCCGCACGTTTCCTTGCTATGGCCGGTTTGAATGTAAATGCAATCCAACAAGCAATCAGTCCTATTGCCGATATAGCTTTGGTTGGAGATACTGAACTTGGTAAAACCGCTGATTTGGTCACTAATATTATGACCGCATATAACATTGCGCCTAACCAAATGCGTAATACAGCAGATATTATGACCAATACATTTACTATGTCAAATACTACTTTGACCGAAATCGCTGAAGCTTATAAATATGCTGCATCGTTGCTTTCTGCTGGTAAAGTTCCGTTTGAAGAAGCTACGGCTGCTATTGGTGTATTGGGTGATGCCGGTATCAAAGGTTCACAGGCTGGTACGACAATGCGTACTATTATGGCAAACATTGCAAACCCGACTAAGAAGCAAAGGGAAGCATGGGATGCGATAGGCGTTAGCCGTATTGATAAAAACGGAAAACGGAAAAGCCTCCTTCAGATATTTCAGGAACTACATGACAAAAATCTTGATGTTGATGCGTATTACAATATATTTCATAAAACCGCAGCTTCTGGAGCTGTAGCTCTTGCTGCACACGCAGATAAATGGGAAACTGTTTATCTTGAAAATTTCTTGTCTGGCGGCATGACACGTCGTTTGGCAGAAGAAAAACAAAATACTTTTAAAGGCTTGGTTGCACAGCTTGAATCTGTTTTTACCGATCAAGGAGTGACAGCGTTTAATGGAGTGCAGGGAATATTGCGTGGTTGGATGAAATCGTCAATCAATTGGATGGATCCTAATAAAAACCCTGATGCACAAAAAGTATTCAAAGAGGTTGCCAATAGTTTGATAGAGTTTATACAAGTTCTTATCGATGCTTCTAAATGGTTTGTTTGGTTTTTTGATAAATTCGGTAGAATAGTGAAAACATGGGCCAAATTTCAGTTAATGATTTGGCCTGTAGTAAAAGCTGTTACTGCTTTTAGAAGTGCGTTCCTTGGTCTTTTGGGATTAAGAAAGGTTAGTAGCGTACTTATAGGTTTCTCCAGCATCTTTGGCAATCTCAACAAAAAGCTTCTCGTTTTAGGAACTACGTTAAAGCAAGGTGGGTGGTTTAAGCAAAAGATAGGTGGTAGCATAGCAACTTTTCTTGGTAACACAGTTCCTGTAGCACCTCCGGGAAATACGTCTGGTGTCACACAAGTATCTCCATTTGGCTTTACAACTGGCATGGCTGGGTTTGCTCCATTGTCATATAAACAGTACATGAAAGCAGCTAAAGGTTTGGACTTATCCAGACCTCATGCTTCAACCAGTGGCTATTACCTGAACAATATAGACAATTTCGGTCGTGAGGCAGAGGTTGCTGCATGGAACTCTGGAGTGTATGCTAATCGTCAGGCTGAGGATAAAGCCGCATTAAATCGATACAAGCAAAACCAAAAGACATTCAATAAGCGTGTTCGTAACATGCAAATAAAGAATGGTCTTGGTGGTTTGGGTAAAATGGGGCTTGGCACAGCCGGTATGATGTTGGGTATGCACCAAATGACTAAAGAAAATGCAAATGGTTGGGATGTTGCTTCTGGTGGACTCTTTGCTGCGGCAGGAATGGCTGCAATGGTTGGTGGTCCGGTTGGATGGATAGCTGCTGCTGGTTTGGCTCTTGGCGCATTGGGTTCTTCTTTGATGAGCTTCAACCAAAATCTTAATGCACTTTCTGACTTTGTTAATAGTTTCAGTAGAAGCCATCAACTTCTTGATGGAGCTTTACTTAATGGTAATACTCGTACAGAGCGTTATCTTGAATTTATATGGCGTAAGAACTACGATATAAATGACCTTATTCAACGTCGTATTGAGTTGATGAAGGAACTTCTTGGTATTGAAACACCAAATGCTACTACTACAAAAGATGTTGGCAATGAAGTGTATAAAACCATGTATGAGAAGTTTTACGCAGCTGACTCATTATGGGGGAGTTCTCCTGCCGCATCACGTGCCGCAGAACTTTTTAATAAATATGGTAAAGAGTTTGGTCTATCTATTGATAAACGTACAGAGACGTATTTGACAGGATATGATAGATATGGTAGACCTATGTATAACTCTCGTACTTATTGGGGTTATAAAGACGCTGAAGGAAACATTATAAAGTTCAATAATCCGGATGGAACTTCTGATGCAAATGATGCTGTAATGTATGACGTTGCCGCTGCAATGGAAATGTTGCACGGACAGTATCGTTCTAAGATAATTGACGAGAACCAACATCGTTTGGCACAAATCCTTTATGGTAAGGCAACTGCTGAAGACGCTAAAAATTGGCGTGACACATTTGCCACTACATACGGACCTTCTTCATGGACACATTTGACTCGTCCAGACCAGTGGAACGAAGATACTGATGTAGCAAAATATTGGTCTGGAGAAGATATTGCTCAGTCTTATATAGCTGCTCAACTCCTTTGGAAGTCAATGTACCAAATGGTAGAGGCTCAAAACGCCATTGTTGCGTTCAAAGAAAAAATAGCGAATGGCAATTTAACCGAGAATGATGTTGTTAAGGCTTTACGATGGGGAGACTATGATATTCTTGGTCAAACGCTTGTTGATTATAATCCGAACGACATTGCAGGGTGGTTCAGGAATCTCGGATACTTTGGTGATGGAATTTGGCGTGACCCGTCAGGAAGGGAGACACCGGAAGTTATGGCTCAGACCGCCGCAGGGCAAATGCAACGTCTTTTAGATTCAATACAGAAACTTGGACTTGAAGCAGATCCTTCCACTCGGGCACTTCAGACATACGCCAATACGTTACTTACGTTAGCCCAATCGTTTATGGGTTCTAATGAAGCTCTGTCGGGTTCACATGAAGGTGAAATTAAAGAATTGAATGGACAAAAATGGCGTTGGAACGCTACTACAAAACAGTGGGAACTCGTTGATGACAATAACCAACCTGCGCAAATTTCACAGGGATTGTTAGATCTGTCTAACAATATGAATAACTTGTTGACAACGGTACAAACTGTTAATTCCCAATGGCCAACGCTTTCTCCTATTATTTATCCTTCTAATGCAGATACAGGGTGGCGTTTCCCTTATGATTGGGGTACAGAGGGACAATATGGTTGGCAGACTCCGTGGAATAATGGGAGTCATTTGATACCCCCCTCAATGACTTACACTACAACAGGTATAACTATGACCCCTTTACAGATGGGTAATGCTATCGCCAAACCCAGTCTTCCAGGGGTAAAAAATGGTGCTGGAACTGATAGTAATGGTAAAGATGGGCATACGGGTACTAAAACATCTGATTATAAATCCCACCAGAAGGAGCGTGCTATTCCAAAACAAATTAATATCAATATTCAGAATTTGATGAATGTTGACTCAATTGACTTGACCAACGAAAATAACGTTGCCATAATCGATGAAATTAAACGTAAAGTCGCCTATGCACTTTATGAAGCCGCCGCAGACGGTACAATGATGCTGAATGGCCTTGCAAATACATAATATATGGGTTACTTTAACAGTGTATGGTCTAACCTTGTTTTCAATACAGGAAATGCGACCTCTCAATTTGTAAATAGTCTTAACTGGCGCTATCAAAACATGCAAGGGGGGATTGAGTATGTGTCCCAATCCGCCTACAAAAGTGTTTTGGTTCATATAGCCAAGCAACTTGCCATGTCAACTTTGGAAGGAGAGTTAAACAGTCTTCTTCCAAAGTATGAGAAGTACGCTCGTGATAAGATGAGGGATGCGATGCGTGTTCAACAAGATGCGAATCGTAAGGTTCTCATTAACAATGGCAAAAAATCAACTGAAGATTTCGGATTTATTATATGCGAGGGTGGTCACAAACTTATCGCAAAGACAAAATATGGCACTCCGGTTCCAGAAGCACTTATTCTGTCGTTTGATGGCCAAGAGAAAGTACATTATGAAGATGTGTTATGGGATGAAAATTCAGTTGAATCTTATACTATAAAGAAAAAGAGTACACTTGAAAAGCTATGGAATCCCGGCAATGAAATTGAACACACATCTCAGTCTTACAAATCAGATCCTTTTGATACAAAGACCGTGTTTCATATAGACCTTGCGCCAAAAGTTTCAATGAGCAGTAATAAAAATGTCATTCTTACGCAAGTACAAGGCAGGGATTTTACTCGAAAAGAACTTGTGTCAGGTGGAGATATGACTTATACTATTAGCGGCTCTATCGTTTCAAATGATGAAGGTGTGTACCCTACTGAAGCCGTGAAACGCTTTGTGAAAATCATGCAATACAATGGCGTGGTTAATGTTAACTTTATTACATTCGGATTGCTTGGCGTTACTCGCGTTATTATTAAGGATTTCTCGCTGGATTCCATTGAATATAAAAATATTCAACCTTATAGTTTTACATGTGTAGCTGTAGAGCCTGACGATGCCATAAGTCTTCAGGCCGATACAATTGCGACTATTAATAAAGACCTTGCGGATTCAAAATGGGACACTTGGTATAAATCTATTCTTGATAACAAATTGGCACAAATGGCTGCTAAGACAGCTTTGAATGTTGCAACAAGTGCGGCGACATCTTCAGCTGGTGCCGGACTGGATGAATTACTTCCTAATATTTAATTAGTATAGTATGGCAGATTTTGATACAAATAAACAACCTGGTTATCACATTCTCATTTCTCTAATCGAAGTGTGGACACCGAAGGATAAGAAGAAGCCAAATGGCGATGTGAATGGTGATATTATGCGCATTTGTGAAGTCGAAGATGTTCAAATCGAAGAATCATTCAAAAAACTGATTGGTACTGCTTCGGTGCGTTTTCCGCGTGGTACCATTATTCGCAAAACAGTTACCGCCAGAACAGCAGAGGAAGAGAAAGACTTTCAGAAAATCAGTGCCAACCTTTCAAATAGTGGTGTTGTTGAGGAAACTCGTACAGAAACTTCTGTGGCATCCGTTAACACGTTCAAAGTAGGTCAGCGTATAAAGATTTATCTTGGCTACACAACTGATCCGCTGGTAGCAGAGATGGCTAAAACAGGAAATACGGGTAAAACCATTTATAATGATAACGACACGTATCAAGAATACTTGTCCAATTTCAAGAATACCGGCCCAGACTCAAAGAAGTATATGAGTCTGATGTTTGATGGGTACATTACAAAAGTTAGTTTGGACACTCCAATTGAACTGGAGTGTGAAAACCTTGCCAGTTATCTGAAAACCATATCTTGCCCGAAAGTCAAGCTCAAAAAATGTGAAGTGAAAGATTTTCTTGGGGATAAAGGACAATATAGGATGCTCCAAGATACAGGTTTGATATTGCATCCAGATACAGCAGGGATGGATTTTGACCTTGGAGCTGTCGAATTGAGTACTGATTTGACCGTGGCTGATGTGTTAGCAGAATGGGCAAAATATGGTCTATTCTGTTATGTCAGTGATTATAACGGGCAGCCAGCCATTCAGATTGGGCGAGCTTATTTTTCAAATCCCGGAAAAGATTCATTGTTGAATGCGACAACCACTCCTGTTGTAGTACCTATTCATTTTGATTATCATGTAGCAAATAATGGGTTGACATTGACATCTTCCGATAAAAATTTTTTGGCTGTTCAGGCAAAAGGTATATCGTCGGATGATAAGTTTATCAATATTACCATTTTGCGAAATCCTAAATATGACTCGGCAAAAGAAGAGTCTAAGAGTAATTCGCGTTATCGCTATGTTAATGAAACTAAGTTGAGCAAGAAAGCTTTGAAAGCTGGCAAGAGATACTTGACTGATGCCCCCAATGATAAAGTAGATATGAAGTTATACACACAAATTGCTTTTGTATCTAAAACCATTCCGACAACAATCGAAAAGTTATCAGAGGAGGCAATAAAGTATTTTGAAGGGTATAATATGACAGGAATCGAAGGCTCGTTGACCTTGTTTGGTGATTTATATATCCGTACAGCTCAACAAGTTCAGTTTATTGATAACAGATACCCTGGGAAGAATGGTATTTATTTAGTTGAAGAGGTAACTACAACCTTTGGCACAGATGGTTTCCGTCAAAGAATTACATTGCCATATTGCATTAAGCGAGAAGGCAACAAAGAGTAAAAAATAACTATGAACGATAAGAAAAAGTATCTGACAGACCATTCATCAAACGAAATGATACGCGAGGCTATACGTTCTATAGCTTTAAAAGGTATTGTTAATCGTCAGACAGGCGCTGTTCGTGGTACATCAAAAGTAACAGGATTCGTCTCCAAAATTCACACAGATGAAAGCGATGAACTGTTCGGAACTATAGATGTGCAAGAATATGCAGATTGGTCTGTTGCTGAGTCTGAAGATGCCAAAATCGGCTATCACGAAGGTGTGTTACTGACCGCCATTCAGAAAGATAATCAAGGATATATCATAATTCCAAAGCTTCATTCGGATGTGCTGGTAAGTAAAGACCCTGAGACGGGCAACGAATATGTAACGATGTTTTCTCATGTAGATCTTATCCAGCTTGATTCTCACGAAAAAATTTCTATTGGAGTCAGAGAGCGTGAAGAATATAAACCGGATGATGAGAACGCACCGGATATTCACGAATTGGAATTGACCGGTGTTCAGACGAATACTACCTACGAAAAAGATAAGATCGTAACAACCGTTCAAGGCGAAGATGATGAAAACAAGGTTTATCAAACAATCGACAGCACCCAGATAGCTCAGGTTGTAGGAGATAATAAAACATCTTCAACTATGACCCAAGACGGTTTGAATATTACACATGATAAGACGAAGCTGGATTTAAATGATGACGAGGCAACTTTGAATCAGGGCAAATCAAAAGTCAAAGTGACGGATGGTATAGTTTACTTGGGCAGTGATAGCGGAACAGATGACGCTGTGCTTGGTCAACAGTTAGCAACTATTTTATCAGACCTCGTTGGCTACCTCGGACAAATGATGACTCCGACAATGATGGGACCACAACCGCCGGCCAACGTCCTTGCAAGTTTTATCTCGCTGAAGGCAAAAATACAGTCATTTGCTTCCAGTCATAGTGGATTCCTAACGAATAAAGTTCAAATTCAGAAATAGTTATGGCAGACGCACAGCTCAATTTTAACGAGGAAGAACTTGATGAAAAAAGTGACTTATATCATTTGTATGACAGGCTTTATCAGGGGATGGTGAAAGCTAATGAGATTGATCCTCCAACTTTTCCATCTTCTGAAGATTTGCTTGTTTTGGATGGCAACGGTAATCCGGTTTTCGATTCTAACGGAGAGCCGGTACTTGATCAAGACAAGAAGGAGGAAGTAGATAAGGCAGCATCGAATTATTCTACCATTCTGATGAAAAACTCTGCATATCTTTTCGCCAATTCCATTTTATCTGTTATGAGCGGTGGAGGTGGAAATGAAGGTGTAGAAACTATAGGTTTTGTATCTCGTGGTGGTGATTCAATGAAAGGGGCGTTGTCTGCATGGTATGGCTTTGATGCAGGTGTAAACGGACAAAAGATATTTGAGGTTTCTATTGATGCAGATGAGAAGAAATGGGCTATCGTTCATGGAGGCTTTCAAGTCAAAGGCGATGCTGATATTACCGGAATATTGAATTTTGGAGATGGCATTGCATTTGGCAATAACAAAACAATTTATTTAGATAATGATTCGCTTATCATAGAACGTCAAAAAATATCTATGAAAGGCGACATTATGGTTGACGGCACCTTCAAATTGGGAGATGTTATCATTAATAAAAACGGTATTTTCTGGGATAAATATGAGTTTTATCATTCTGATAATTCTAATAAGTCCGATGTGGACTGGACAATGAAAGATGCCAATATACATGGCAATTTGTCAGTCAAGCAAAATGCTTCAGTAGATGGTACCCTTTCTGTTGACGGTGGTTTCTCTTTGGGAACCATACAGAAGAATTTGCTTTATTCTGAAACGATAGACCAAATTGAAGAAGATGGTAATGTAACCTCAATAGCTCGCACCGTTCTTGATTCTGATTTGCGAATCATTAACGGTCATGGAATCAAATTCGATGAAGACTATATCATAAATGTACGTAATAGTCAGGTAGTGTCATTTTCAGCTCCTGGAATGATAATGAATCTGGGAGATAGCGACAATGGAAAGCAGACAGGCAAAATATCACTTCAGTCGGATATTTGGGATTACTCAAACAATTTCAAACTTGTTTCTAAAGAAGGTACAGGAAACTTTGTTAATGGGCTAAGGGCGCAATGCGCAGTAAATGGCTCTTCTGTACTGGAAACGTTTCGCACAGATACCGATAATTTGGGTGTTTTGTTTCCTAAGCAAATCCGCTTTGGTACTACCGATGGACCGGCTATTTATCAAGATACAGATACTGGAGGATTGAATATTCAAATACCTTATGTCAACGGTGAGGCCGAAGGGTATCCAACTGAGCAATTAAAGTTTAACACGTTTTTTGCTCAGACTACTTCTCCATTTAGAAACCAAGCGTTAGACTGGTCTGCAACGCTTCATTTTATGACTGATGGTGAGTTCTTTGCTTTTGACAAGCCTATTGAAGCGGAATATTTTGCAATAAAAAGTGAGCAATATCACACCAGACTGATTGAAGATGCTCTATTCTTTGATGACGGAAAGTTCATTGAAGGAGTAGTTGATGGTCTCCGGTATTCAGGTAACGGGTACTTTGACGGAAATATTTCATCACCCAGTTTTGCAAGCGGCTTTGCAGGTTACGGGTGGGCTGTCAAATATGAGATTACCAATGGCGGTTTTCATGCTACTGTTGATTCTCTCACTGTTCGCAAGAAAATGAGAGTATATGAACTGGAAGTCCAAAAAAATTCAGTTACAAATGGTTCTCTGTGGGTAAGTGATAGTTGCTCAGGAGACGAGGTTATAGCAATAGAGTAATGGCAGCACCGGTAAAACTGGGAAAATACCAAATACTGATAGCCCCGGATTCGAAGAAGGTTCAGGGTTTACGAACAGGTGATATTGTGCGTCGTCAATATTTTGATGGTGCTAATATCATTTATTCGCTTATGTGTGTATTGTCGTATGGCACAACGAAGCGGTTCTACACAGAGGCGCAATACGATTCTAATGGAGAACCGATATTCAATCCAGACGGCACTATAGTTACTCAAAACGTTGAGAAAGATGTTCCTTATTTTATAGGCGCTCTCCTTGAAGGTGATGCTCCAAAGACTAAAGAACTGCTTGATTTTGCCAGAATAACAAATCTTTTTGATGCTGACCGGTCTGGGGCACTGTATCTTACTGCATCTGACGATAATGCTCCTTTCATGGATATTATCGATGGGATTGGTCGCAATAAAAGCTTGTGCTGGCCGGAAAACATTGCCAGTGATGCTTTTGAAGATTCACATTCTCAGTATATTGTGAGAGGAAATGGTTTAACTCAACTTTACAAAGGTAGCGACGGTGATCATAATCGTATTGTTCGTTTGACTCGGAGTGAAACTTCTACAGGTTTTTGTGGGTTAAACCAAGATTTTTATGAATTGGTTGCAGCACAGAAACGAGTACTTGTTTCCTATAAAGCAAGGGCTAATAAGGCTGTAATGGTTAATGCTGAAATTGGTTATTCTGTTGGTGACGTAAAAGATGCAGAATGGACTGAAGATCTGGCTGAAGACTGGCATTATTATTTCCAGGCTATCAATGTTCTTAATTCAGGAAGACATCTTCGTACATTTAAACTCGATTTGCAAAATTTAGGTGTAAACGACTGGGTTGAGATCGCTGACTTTAACATTATATTGTTGGATAGCATTTCTAATTTTGGAGATGCCACTTCTATGCGTATAGGCAAGCTGGAAGGAGTTAATGACCCTGTATTTGGTACACTCACAGGTTATGGAGCTTATATTCAAAAACTGTATGCTTCACAGACTGCACATATATCCGGTACGCTGACTGCCGGAGATGAAAATGGATTTGCTTCCACATTTTATGCCGGTAAGATTCATCGTAATTGTTTTAGGAACTCGTGTGATGTCAATTTTTTGAGTGACATTACAATTGATAATGATACGCTTTTGAATCCGACAGGCATGGGTAATGTGTACAAGACGATGAACTCCAGCGAATTGATTATGTTCGCTCAGAGCAGAAGTTGGCTAAATGACCATGCAAAAAAAAGGTATTGCTTTTCGTTATGGGGATATACCAAAAAGCCATGCCAGATTGGGATTAAGCAGAACGGTAAAGTCGTTGGAACGATACAAATAGCATCAGATCAATGTCACGAATGGCGGCGGCTTCATGTATTCTTTGACTTGCTTATACCGGAAAAATATACAGATGACCTATTGATAAGTCTAATACCGACATTCACCAGTTCTATATATCAATCAGTAGCTGGTAGTATCAACCCAGATGAACAGGTATTGTTTCTAACTGCACCTCAGTTAGAGTCTGGTGAATATTGTACACAATATCAGCCGACCGATGATATTCTGAATGAAACTAATGATTATGGCGCATGGTTTGCCCGCGGTGGCATTGGAGGTACAATTCAGAACCCATTGCTTAGGTTGAATTACGATGGAACAGGAGCTATTGATACACGAACAAATTCGTTCAGGCTCAATCAAGACGGATCTGGTTATCTTGCTAATGAAAATATTAAATGGAATCCTGATGGAAAGGTCACATTCGGTAAAGATGTTACTTTGAATTGGGATAATCTCTCCGATGACGCTCAAAATGAAATGGCAAACCGATATATGCGAATCCTTGGGCAAGACACTTTTACCATTATAGGTCAAGAAGATACAACTAATGGTAAAACTTGTAGCCCGTCTTCAATTGTAATGACACTTGAAGAAGTTGGCTTTTCATCTGCATCCAGTCAACGTCAATGGTATTTGCAAGTCGGAGATGAATGGATAGCAATACCTGGAGCGAATGGAAAATCATTGGAGGTGTTTCCGGATTCTTGTTACTGGCTTGGATATGTAACAGATCCTCCTGAAACTGATGTTAATGGGAACCCGATTACTTATCATGGTGAGAGCAGAGTCTCTTTTCAGTGTGTTATCAAGTTAAATGATTCACGAACCTACACAGACACCTTCAACATTATAAAACAATATGTTCAGGGATATACGGTACAGGTCACATCGTCTAAAGGGAATGCTTTTCAGAATGGAGTTTGCTCTACCGTTCTGACGGCCACTGTTTATTATCAAGGACAGCCAGTAAATTTGGAGTATGCGTTGGAGCATTTTACGTTCACATGGCACCGATATAAAGATAATGACCTCACTACTGATCTTGGATTTGAAGACCTTGATGCTACCGATGGCGACAATGTGTTGACATTAAACTATGAGATGGACGGCACCGATGTCTTTGTGTGTGAGATTGGACTTGCAGACCATTTCGATTATTCATTTCCTATAATTTTCTAACAATATGGCAATGGACAAACTTACTATAGGTACGAAGACCGCCAATCAAGGGGTCAATGCGAATGGAAAATTAACAGCTGTTGAGTTCAATCAGTTGGTTTCCAAAGTAAACGAAATGATTGAGTCTCTAAATTCAAAGGTATATGTCTCTCAAGAAGAGTATGACGCATTAGTAGCTAACAACCAAATAATTGATACAGTAGAATATAACGTGTACGAAGAATGATTACAAAAAACAACATAGAGCTCACTGCCAGATATTATGGATTGAAAACCATATCAGCTGTTTATAGAGGAACAAGACTGATATGGGAGGCTATCAACAGTTGTTTTGGCAGTGGGTATTGGGTTCGAGAAAAAGCCTGGAGCAATACTGACTCTTGGCGTAACAACTAATAAATACGAGTATGGCAAAAAGAATTATTATCGACGATGACATCCCATCTATTGAAGTGCCTTGGGATGATGGAACGCAAGCCTATAGCGGTAGAGCTGTAGAAAAGTTTATCAAAAGTCAATTGTCTTCAAAGATTGGCTATATAATCATTCCACAGACAAAAGACACTGATGGATATTACCATATTTGGGGATTCTCTGACCAAGCAGCCTATAATGACTATATGACCGACACTGATGCTAATGCTGCGCTTCGGTTATTGAATGTTGCAATTCCCTTGCTTGAAGAACAAGGTGGAGTAAGCAATATCGTTAAACTAACCAGAATATCTTCAGGGTCACTTGTAACGAGCAAACCGATTGCAAGCGTGGAAGTATCTTATTTGTGGCAGCAATATAATCCAATCACTCAGGAAACTACGGATCAAGATGAAGATGCAACTATCGTGGTGTCTTGCCGTACACAAAATGCAAACGGTGCGTGGGGGACTTGGGATTCCAGTAAAGAGTTCACTGTGAACATTCAGTCAGGGCAAACCAAGATCATAGACCTTAGCAAGCTGTTGACATCTGATGCCACTTATCAAGTTCGTCTGATAGCAACAGGAGAGACGAGTGGCATTTCTGCCAGCCCGGTAACGATGACAATTATCTATTCCAATGTAGCCGTAAATTATGAAGGGTCGATTGCAACTGCATACCAAGGTGCAAGCATCCAGTTGCCGTTCCGTATTTCAGGTAGTGTACAAAAACAGCTTCGTATAAAAATCAATGGATATACCAAGAATTATACACTTGGAACCACAACATATACGGATAATACTTATGGGGCTACTCTCACTCAGGCGGAGTTTACATTAACACGTGGAGCAGTTAAGGCAGAAGCATGGATTGCGTTTGGAGAAGGATATACTGCTGAAACGGAGCATCAGGAATTTCAGTTCATCTATATTCCAGAAGGAGATACTTCGATTACTCCGATTTTGGCCGTTACAGATATTATGGAAGAGTTTCCAAACTGGACGCGTGCTACAATCTTTCGCTATGCCATTTACAATCCGGTAGATAGCGAAACCCAGCTAAATATTACGTTACAAGACAGAGATTCTGGTCAAATATATATTCAAAAGAAGATTGTTTGTGTGAATGGTGAAGGATATGATTTCGATGAGAATTTTTCTATGGAGTATGAAGGAGATGAACAGCCTAATGTTATCAATGCTCAGGCTGTATTTACCAATGCTGCCGGAGTAACGTTTGGTAATAACATTAACTTTACAGTAGATAATTCAGAGAATTTCGCACCAACTAAAGGTGCGAATGTGGTGATTTCAGCAGAAAAGCAAACTATTGTCATTGACGGTGTTGAGTATGAGTTGAATGACCTCCTTTCTGATGCAAAAGATACAAATACCGGTTGGCTTAGTAACGTAGAAACAGACACGACCGGTGCGCAAGTAAATGTTCCTGTTCTTAGTATTGGTGCTGGAAACAGTCTTACGTTACCGTATGAGCTTTTTGATGAAAACACAGGTCATAATACCAATGGTGTTGAGGGGTCAATCACTATTGAGTTTGACATCAAGGTAAAAAACATTGTTGGAGATTCGCCAATCATTGATGCTTCTTCAGCTTTCAGTAACGCATATACCGGGTTAAAGTTCTATCCAACACGTGTCGTATGTCTCAGCCGTAATAATTTTACAGAGGAAATTTGCGATGACCATTATCAGGAAGAAGTGCGTGAACATATTGCAATCAATATCATTCGCAATCTTCGTGGAGAGGGTATGAACCTTGTTCGTATATACATCAATGGTAAGTCGAATCGCTCATTCATTTATACTGATGAAGATAGATTTGTCCCAATTGGAACGAGTGGATCTCAGGAAATAGTAATCGGTTCGGATGAAGCAGATGTTGATATTTATGGTGTTCGTATATATAAAGGTCAGCAACTTGGTTCAACTCAGATTCAGAATGATTATATGGCTGGAATGCCAACTATTGAAGATAAGAAACTATTCAAACGATTCAATTCTATCTTTAATGGTACAGAGATTGGTTACGATTTATGTAATGCAATGGGACTTAACACCATTCTTCGCAGGATTCCAGAAGGAGGTCATTATCCTTCCCGTGAAAATCAGAGTAAACAGAAAGATGTAACCATAGATGTACGTATTTATACAGAACGTGGTAATGCTGAAAGTCTTGATACCAAGCATTCGGGTACTTTTACTGGCATGACAGATAAAGGTCAGGGTACTTCGGCAAAAGGTTATTATTGGTGGAATATTTCCGATGGTTTTGAAGACGATGAGGAAATATCTGCTGATGAATATAACGCAAATGACCCTACGCACTATACAGAAGAGGGAAAATATTATAAGAAAATATCGTATTTTAACTCGCTTGATGGCGTGAGTCAGGTATATGCCAGTGAGTATGAATTGGAAGATGGTCGTGGGGGGATTACGAAACTTGTTGGCAAATGTAATTACGCTTCTCCTATGCAGAGTCACAAGCTCGGTGCTATTTGGGCTTATGATGAACTTTGGCAAGTACTTGTCAACGATGGCAGTGATAGTCGCCCTGTACTGCAAGACACCCATGCCTGCTGCTACGAAAAACCATTTCTGTGTTTTTATCAAATTGGAAATGAGAATCCGGTATTTTGTGGCTTTCAAACTTGGGGTAGCGGCAAAGGTGATAAAAAGACTTTTGGTTATGATAAGAAGAAAAGTCCTGGCTATCTGTGTATTTCTGGTGCTGATAATGGTGCAGTTGCAGCTCTTTATCAGATGCCGTGGAATGTCACCAAGAATGCTCAGGGGGCATGGGAGGGTAATATTTATCCTAAAAGTGTTACTATTAATACTGGTGATGTAAAAAATGGTTACTGTTATAAAAGCGGTAGCAGTGACACTCTTTCATTTGAAGTTGAAATAGGACAAAAATATGATGGAGGTGAAACGGACAAAGGCGTACTTCGTATCGAGGATGAAGCTAAAGGAGAATCGGAAACTACTCTGTTTACTACTTTTGCGGAGTTCGCGAATTTCGTGTTTTCCTGTTCACCGCTTCTTAAACCCTATGCAGGTACTGAAGCTCAATTGATAGAGGACAGTGCCAATCTTGTACGAGATCACCAGTATTGGCTTTTCAATTCCGGCTCTGACCGGTATAATGTCTATTATTACAATCCGGAAACATCCAAGTTTGAGAAAATTATCAAGGTTCCCACAGCTTGGGGAAGTGACAACCGTGCATACGCTTATGGCAGTCCAAAACTAACTGAACAGCTTGCCGGTGTAACCATTTCCATCGACACGGTTGGTGGAACACAGAATGTAACGTTGGAAGAGGCAATGGAAATTCTCGGCACTTCTGACATGGATGTTCTGAATGAGTGTTTCTGTAAGGCTCGTGTGGCATACTTCGTCAATCATGCAGACGCTTATCTTGACATCAAGGACATTATCTTTCATCAGACGTTCTTGAAGCTCGAAGCCGGGACCGACAACCGCACGAAAAATGTTTATCCATTTATCGACCCATCGGTTGACAAATTAGTGCGTTGGAAACAGGATGACCTTGACACTATCAAGAAGACCGATAATCAGGGACGTCAGACCAAGCCTTACTATGTACTGGAGCATACAAAGGATGCCAATGGCAGCAATTATTGGAATGGTGAGAACAATGTACTTTTCACACTGATAGAGCGAGCTTATCCAGACCGTATGCGAAATATGATGAGGGACATATTTACCATGATGGCTCAGATTGCTGGAAGTGTCGAAAACTATATGCAACAGCGTTTCTATTGGGTTCAAGAGTATTTCCCCGCTGTAGCCTATAATGAAACGAGTCGCGTTCTTTACGAGGTTGCTCAGGTAAAATTGATGAATGGTCTTATTGATGTAAGCCAAGACCCTATAACCCAGGCTGTAGGCGATCAGTTGGAGTGCGAGAAACAATTTATGAATCAACGCCTCCCTATGTTGATGTCGTGGTGTGAGTATGAAACCGGAGGCGACGGTACACTTAGTTTCCGTTCCGTCAATACTGTTGGTGGAGCTGCTCCAACTTATGATATAGAATATACCGCCTATCAATACATCTATCCAAAATTGGCAATCGGTGGAAAACTCGCTTCGATTTATGCAAAAAAAGATGGAGAATGGATAGACCAAGGCAGTGACCCCTATCTTTGTGCTCCGGGGGAAACGGTACGTTTGGTCGCTGACACAGACTCAAACACTCAGTTTACTATGCGTTGGATGCACTATGCTAAGGGCATTGGTAATCTCGGATCGTTACCTTGTGGTGAAGACGGTAATGTAAATATCACAGGGCGGCGTCTTCGTAAACTGGAATGTTGGTCTTCTGATGGCGTTCCGATCGAATTTCACCCAAAAGGTTTAGTGATTTCCAATTGTCGTAATTTGGAAGAAATAAACCTTACTAACGCATCGGCGTTCTCTGGTACATTCTCGGCTGACCTCCCTCGATTGAAAAAACTTAGTTTGATGGGATCGTCTTATACGAGTGTAACGCTTCCTAAAACCTCAACATTGACAGAAGTGGAATTACCGACATCTGTCAATTCAATCTTGGTTGATGGTCAACCCAATCTTTCATCAATCTTGGTTGAAGGTATGGAAAACCTTCGTACATTCCAGGTTATTGGTACGCACAAAATTCAAAATCAGACACAATCGCTTATTCAACTTGCTTTTTCACAGGCGAAAAACCTTACTCTTGTACAGATTGAAGATGTGACGTGGACAGGTTTTGCTGTGGATGTTATGATGTGGTTACATAGTATAAAAGCCTCGCTGACAGGAACTATCAGCTTGACCGGAAATTTGACATTTGACAATAAGCTTGCTTTGGCAGAAATTTATGGCAATATAGATGATACAAATAATGATTTATATATAAGTTATTCTAAACGTGCTATTAATAGTGTGTCTATTAATGGGGCGTCCTATATTAGTGAGACAGGGACATATAAGTATAACCTTGTTTGTTCCCCTTCTACTGGAAATGATGTGGCTTTGAAGGATGGGCGACTGGCAATTGAGTGGTCGATTGACGATAGCGCCAAGACTTATAGCTCATTTATTGATGCTGTGAACGGTCAGTTGAAAGTAATTAAACTGGATGAGAGCGGGACAGACATGCGTTATATTATCCAGTGCAATCTTACAAAAACAAGCGGTGCAGTTATGACTGCGGAGTATATGGTAGGTTTTTATCGTCGTATTCCCAAAATAGGTGACTTTGCTTATGCAGACGGTACATTCGACGATCAGTTCTTGAAAGACAAAACTGTTGTTGGTATTGTCTACAAGATAGAAGAGATGTGGCAAGGCGATAATGAATCGGAACCGACCATCTTTTCAGGTTATAATAAGCCAACCGAGTTGTTCAAACAAAATCGTCATTTGGTTGGCTACCAGATTAGAGTTGATGCCAAAGAGAATGTACCATTTAAGAGTACCGATGGTTTTATTAACACAGGAAGTACAGTTTGGGGGCTTTATTCTTCTACTGACAGCAACGGACATGGCGACATACAGACTGAAATCAGTGCTGCTACAGGTATCTCCTCTATTTTCGATTTGCCTGGGATTAGTAATATTACAAGTCGAGGTTGGTCAGGTGGCGTTGATGACAATTATCTGACTACTGGTAATTATCTTGACACGGACGAAGACGATGGCTTTAAAGATTGGAGTTCAGCTTCCGGCACTGTAACTGATTGGCAAGGCAAACAGAAAACTCAAGCCATTATTCGTCACGCCAATCAAATTATCAATGCGTATCTGCTTTCTGATGAAAACGAGTCTGTATCTACATATTATACTGATGAAAATGACGAGGGGCATGAGTTCTCTGAACTTCCAACTACTGTTGAAGAGTTGGCTAACGCTATGGAAATACTTCATAAAGCCAATAACAGTCTTACAAAGTATCAGCAGTTCCTTTATCCTGCTGCTTATGGGTGCTATCTATATCAGCCCCAAGTTAAGGAAGGTGAGACGCTTGATCCTCAGTATGCTATTAATCAATGGTATCTTCCAGCTTGCGGAGAACTTTATCGTCAATATAGCTTCTTCGCTAAGTCGAGAACTGGTGGCATGGGAGAAACTTATACTGAAGGTCAAGGTACTTCCCCTGCAAGAAGTGTTATTGATGACATGATTCTTGCAGCTATCAATTCATCTGAGGACAATGAAATCAAAATGAATGTTTCTCCTTCACATGTAGAGTATAGTGATTATACTGGATTGGAGTTAGCTGCAATCAACCGATATTTTCATTCTCTCGTAGAAGCAGAAAAACCTATTTATTCAATGATTTTATGGCGAGCCTTGGTTGCAAACGGTTCTGCACCGTTCACCCAGCACAGCACAGGCTACCACTGGTCATCCGCTGAGTACTCTGCCAACGGCTCGTGGTTCGTGTACTTCGTCAGTGGTAGTAGCTACGGCAATAGCAAGTACAGCACTTACGTGGTTCGCCCTGCTGTAGCCTATCAGTTTTTTCTTTAATCTTTCTGGCGAGCTGCTTTAAGCAGCTCGCCTATAACAGTTAAATAGTATTAAAATTATGGATATAAACGGAAAAACAATGTCTTATAAGGAAGTTTGTGAATTATTTGATAACACAATTCCTGCCGAAACAGAAGATGCGGTAATACTTTCCAACGATGAGATAAATCGGGCTCGTCGCAATAAAAGAGAGATGCGTAAGAAAGCTACTGGATTTCAGAATACACCAATTTACAGGTCGTTACACGCATCTATGCGACTTATCATAGAAATTGTACAACTGATGCCAAAGAAGTCGGTTAAGGTATCTGACATCTTGCTCCAAAATTTTACTGAATTGATTCGTTGGTCTGCTGCGGCTTATAATCATCAAGACGATTTACTTAAACAAAATGCACTTGAAGAAGCTATATCTTTAATGAGTGTAGTTAAGATTACACTTAACTGTATGTCCAACCTCGTTAGCGAAACGAAGCACAAGCAGCTGATTGCGTCGTTTGACGCGGTGATACGTCAACTTGTAGCATGGCGTGGCTCACTTATACAAAGCCAGGGTTCCGATGATGAAGCCTAATAACTGTAACATCGGAAGAGAGCTTAGAGCTTTGCTCGGATATGGGCGGCTGACTCCGTGGCATGGTTTTAACTATGTTCGGAGTTACGAAGCTGCACAGCCGCATATTAACAGCACAGGCTACCACTGGTCATCCACTGAGTACTCTGCCAACAACTCGTGGATCGTGAACTTCAACAGTGGTAATAGCAACAACAATAACAAGTACAACACTAACGTGGTTCGCCCTGCTGTAGCTCATCCGACAAAGGCTTGGCTTCAATTGAGGGAAAGTTTACAAGCGGCTTATGAAGATTGCTGTCGTGGCAAATCTTCCAGCCAACAATATCAAGACTATATCCCTCACGCTAATGAGGATTTGGATTTACTTACAACCCAGCTAATTGAACGTACTTATCAGCCATCGACATCGACTTGCTTCCTTGTTAGATTTCCAAAATTGCGCGAGGTGTTTGCCGCCGCTTTCCGAGACCGTATCATACATCATTGGATATGTATGCGGTTGGTTCCACATTTTGAGGAACTTAACGAGAATATTGGAAATGTTACTCATAATTGCCGAGTCGGATTTGGGACAAAATCGGCAGTTGATGGGGTTTACCAAGCAATCAAAGAAGTCACATATAATTACGGTATTGAAGCCGACCTGTTTAGAGGAGATTTGGTAGGCTTCTTTATGTCGTTACCTCAGCGTCGTATGTGTGATAATTTGATAGAGTTTGCGCAAGAAGAATATCATGGTGATTTTAAAAACTTGTTGATATGGTTATTGGACGTGGTTGTGATGCACCGTCCAGAATTGAATTGTATGTTCAATTCATCGCCTAAAGATTGGGTCGGCCTGGCTCATAACAAGTCATTATTTAGGACTGGAAAGGGTCGAGGTGCCCCGATTGGGAACTTAACAACCCAGCTATTTGCCAATTTTTATATGGCGGATTTTGATGCTTTTATGGTTGATTGTGTCAAGAAACTGAAGAAAAGAGGTATTCGTGCTGCTTATCATCGTTTCGTGGACGATTTCATTTTGATATGTAACGATAAATATGCGTTGAAATGGTTGATACATGCTGCTGAGATTAAAATCAACTCAATGGGTTTGACCATGCACAAAGATAAACGATACATCCAGCCTGCCAGTCACGGCGTTTTGTTTGTCGGTACACAAATCAAGAATGGCAGATTGTATCTTAGCAATCGAACTGTAGGTCGATTTACAGATAAAGCAAAGGAGATTGCAAAATTCATGCAACAGCCAGCAAAAGAAATCACCTCAGCAGATCTCGACCATATTCTTGCTACTCTTAATTCATATTTAGGATTTTGTAAATATCGACAGACATATCGAATCAGACGTAAGATAATGAAACCACTAATTTATTCGCATGATTTCAAGCGATATTTTAAAATTAATAGAAATGTATCTAAAGTCACCTTGCGGAAAGAGTGGAAAACTATTATTAAATAGAAAGAGTAAATTATGAAGCAGATTTGTAAATTCGATACCAAGCCCGTTACAATCAATAACGGAGGGTGTAAAAAAGGACACTGGATAGTGTGGCTTAATCTCAATATATCAGAGATTGAGAATCCTGAAGAAAATGAAACTGAACTATACCAAAGCATGACAGACCGACTTGTCATGTCTGATAGTTCCTTATCGGCATTTCTTGATGTTGTGGATCCGTCCCATATTGCTTTGGCAACTATAGAAGAATTAGAGGAAATCCTGCGTTATTTTTGCTCTGAATATGATTTGGAAGCATGGAAGGCTATCCGTAAAATCCAGATACAAGGATATGACATTAGCGAGAATGTTAATTGTTTCTATCTGAACGGTCTTCCACTTTGGCTTGACAAAGCTACCAGAGTGGGGCTTGTAAATTCTATAACAATTGAGAAAAATTCCAATCGCAGCGAAACTTGCCTGTGGTTTGGAAAACATTACATAAAGATGGGCATTAATGTGGCTCTTGAAGCTTTATCCCAGCTTGAACTTTATGCTCTTGAATGTTATAATGTAACGGCACTACATTTAGTTCAAATAGAGCAGTGTAATTCTGTTGACGAGCTAAGGTCGTTTAATATAAGTTCTGACTATCCTGAAATCCTTCAGTTCAAAATTGAAGAATAAAACCTTTGTTTGAACCCGTAGCAATCATGTTTTGACTATTCTTGATAAAGGCTTAAAATATAATGGGAACAATTGCAAAAGGAGGAATAACACTTAATCCGGTGAACGATGCTTATACAGTATTGCTCACTCCATCTTCGTGTTCTATTTCGGCTGATTTTGACGGCTCTAATCCCGCTTTGGATAATGCTAAAGGTTCCATTACAGTAAAACGTGGTACTAAAATTGTCCCGTTCAAAGTGAATGAGGTTACATATTCCGCATCTGGTATAAAAGCAAGTTGGAGTACGCAAGAAGTAACCACAATGCCTTTTGTTATCACCCAGATACCTAACACTGTTTTAGATGGTTTTATAAAGTTTCATATTACTACACAGGACGGATTTAACTATTCTACCGAAGTTCAATTTTCTTTTAATATTGTCCGTGAGTCTACAATGCTTGATTGGATTCAGGACTGGGAAGGCAGTAAGACTAAAATCGGTGGCACTTACATAATGACGCCGAAACTGTTTGTCGGTAAAAAAGAGGCCGTTCTTGATATGACAGGATTAGAACCAACATGGAAAGAAGGGGCATTGACCGGTGTGTATATCGGTCCTGATTTGCTTGCTTCCGGTGAAAGCAGCGTCGGTATTTATGGCTACCTCAAAGATGAAAAGATTTTTTATATCAACGCCGATGGTGGATTTATTGGTGGCTGGACTTTTAATAAAGGAGGGCTTCAGTCTGCTAATGGAGTTGTAAATATATTGTCTGAAGGTTCTATATACTCTCAGAATCCCGATTCTGAAATTCCTTATTGGGGAATTTATGCTAATGGTACCGCATCGTTTGCAAACGGGAACGTGAAATTCTTTTCAGACGGTAGTGCAGAATTTGCAGGTAAAATTACATCTATACAAGGAATGATTGGCGGCTGGGCCATCACAAAAAAACAATTGTGTAGTGGAAGAATTTTTTTGGATTCGTCTGAAGGGCTTATCGGTATAAATGCTTCGGACATACAGCATGTAGATGGGCTTACAGGAGCCTATATATTTCCAGAGACACCTGATGGTGGTCTGAAACTGTGGTATAGTTCTGCAACTGATTTCGGCATGGCAGGTTGGACTACTGGAGAAAAGGTATTTCAATTGGGCTCTACTAATTTTATTGCTGGATGGAGTTTCAATCATCAGGCAATATGGACTGGTGCTGAAGCACCATCATTAACACAGGGTGGTTATACTTCGGATTCTAATGCACTCACCATTGCTCCAAATGGCATCCGCAGTTCCAAATGGTATGTGGATGCTAATGGTACCGCATCGTTTGTCGGTGGTTCTGTGAAATTTAATACAGAAAACGCAGAGATGTTTGGGTGGCTGATGAGAAATGGCCGCTTTTCATCTAAACACGCCGCTCTAATTTCAGATGATTACGATGCAGGAGTCTATGTTTCTGTTGCCGACATTAGCGAAGTTAGCGGAGTAAATTTAAGAAGTACAATCAGTAATAATGGTGGTATTTATTTGTACTCCGATGGCGAAAACTCAATTATGCGTGCTTACGATAAATCCGGAAATATTGGCTTTTTCTTGAGCACGTCTGGATATAACGCCATTTCCAGCTGGGCGTTTGATGCAACTGCAATTTATATTGGCTCCAAGAACCTTTCCCAAGAAGGTTATATAGCGGCAGAAGGTTCAATGGCTCTGATGTCGTCTGGTATATTTGGTTATAAGTGGAAGTTTCTTGCAGATGGTTCAGGAGCCTTAGCAGGTGGTAAAATCAATTGGGACAAGGACGGGAATATTAATGTCGATGCCAAGATTAGCGCAAATAATATTACAGCTGGAACTATATCTACAGCGTCTATAAAATGTGAAGGAAAATGGTATCTGAGCCAAAATGGTGACGGCTATATTGCAAGCAAAAATATTGAGTGGGACAAAGATGGTAATATGAATGTTAAAGGCTCATTTAGCCAAAATATTCATTACGTTTATAAATGTGACGTTACTATCGTTTCACGAGTACAGGGTAACTTAGAAGATGAGGTTGAATTAAAATTAAATAATCATTTATACTTAGCTACAAACGTATTGGATGAAGCCGATTTTGAGCTTTGGTATAATAGTAAAATTTTGGGTGGTAATGAATGGCCATATCAGTTGGATTATGGACATTATTACACTATTCGTCTTCCATTAAATTATAAGTTTATTGGAAAAGAAGTTAAAATTTACGACTGTAATTATGGACCGTTTACCAGACAGATTTACGGTTGGTGTAATACAACGATTAAAGTTGAAAATGACGTGGCTTTTGTCGCAAAAATCACTTACGAAGACGATTATTCCAGAAATAATTTATGGAAGTCTATAACAATTAGAGGGGGGTGTGCTTCTTTTGTTTGTATTCCAACTACTAATGGTGGCCTTACTTGGATATGTGTGGATTTTTATGGAGCTAAGTGTGAGGGTGTTGATGTAAAAGGGCAAATACATTATGATTTATAAATATAATGCGTAGAGATATTGAAATACATATTATAACCGGTGATGTTGCTATCATCCCTCAGAACAAAATCAAAATAAGAGAGTTCCGATGGGTTGATGAACCGACATTGTTATCTCGCTATATTTATGGCGAGGTAGATGTGCCATATACTCTCAGTGAGCGAACGGTTCGGAATCAAGGTGTTCATTTTATTGTTCCTTATACACCAAAGTACAAAGAATTTATGATTCGAGTACGCCGAGTAAATGAGGACGGATCGTTTGTTTATGTAAATAACGATGTAGATGGTTCACAGTGGTTTTTGGTTAAGTCATCGGTATATGGAACAGCATTAAGGAATGTGTTTGCATCCGAATTGCCGACAATTTCCGAGGATAGTTTCTTTGTTATGCTCAAAAGCGGCATTGCTCAACTATATGCAAGCAGCCAATCGGATTTTAATATTATCAAAGCAGGACGACAGAACGCAAATTGCTTGCTTGCCTGTTTTCCTGGCGGCAATTATCGTTACCCGCTGACAGGAGTCGGCTTGGCACGCTGGATTAACTCTAATAATGTAGCATCAGCCAGCTTAACCAAAGTGCTTCAGGACGAATTTAGTGCAGATGGCGTAACTATTCGCAATGCAGCCTACAATTACGAGACTCAACAAATTGAGTTGGACGCTAAAGATTTGGAGGAATAAAATGGCTATATATACAGTAAAACCCAATCAGAATCTATTCGATGTTGCCCTGCATTTGTATGGCAGCATCGAAGGATTGTTTGACCTTCTTATCAGTAATCCGGATCTCAATATGACTTCTGAACTCACGTATGGGCAGGAACTTGTCTATCACGAGGAGTTTGTATTGAATGAATCGATTGTCAGTGAGTTTAAGAATCATAATATCACACCGTCATCCGGTTCACGTAAGGTCTATTTCAAACGTCCAGACGAAGACTTGATATTCTTGATAGGAGTTAATGCGGATATGGCTTTTACTGCTTTTAAAGCGGCAGGGACTGGCGTGATGATTATTGATTGGGGAGATAACTCTGAACTGGAATACATTCATTTGACTGCGCACATTCAATCTATAGAGCATTATTTTGATAATGAAACTGAGAAACGCCGCATCCGTATTTATGGAAACACTGACACTCTTAAATTCACCCAGCTTGATACTACAGGATTGGGTGGCGCTCTGCTTTTATGTAAGCCTGTAGTCGTGGATGAATATGCTTGTACAAATCAAGGATATTCACTTGTCGGATTGTCTATGTTTGAAAGAACATATAAATTGGATCTACATTCGACTACTATTGATAATCTCTTGCCGATTGGCGATATGAGCCTTCAGGAACTTGATTTGACTGGTGTACATTTTTTATATGACAATACAGTCGATGATTATCTGGAATATATTGTAGCTCATCACGCAGATCGTCGTCCTTGTACAGTACGCCTTACGACAGAGCCTTCAGCAAGAGGTTATTCTGCAATTGACACAATTCTAAGTGAACCGGAGTGGAATATCTCCGATACATGGAAATTTTATATTAACAATCAACTATACCAACCTAACAATGGCACGGACACTGAGTGAAATATACGCCGAGGCTAAGGATTGCCGTAATAGTTATCTTGAGCTAACAGAGTTTGAGAATAGCTCCAAGATGTCAATACTTGATGCGTTTACATGGGTCACATCAGCATGTATATGGACTTTTGAAAACATAATGGATGTCTTCAAGATAGACCTTGCTAAAGACCTTCAGAATCGAATCAACGGAACTCCTGCATATTTTGCAAACGCATTGTTGAAATATCAGTCCGGAGATGATCTGGTGATGAATGAGGATGGCACAGCTTTTTCTTATCCGAATATTGATGCTTCCAAACGTGTAGTCACAAAGGTGGCTTATTTCGAGGAAGAAGAGGCTGGGTTCCACGATAAAGTAGTTCGTTTTAAAATTGCTACAGGACAGCCTGGTGCTTATTCTCGTATTGAGGAGGACGAATTAGTGGCAATTAGGAGTTATCTTAATCAAATATTGTTTGCCGGTCAGCACGCAAGAGTTGTCAGTCGTATCGGGGATGTGCTTATCCCGAGAGTGGTGGTGTATTATGATGGAGCTGTCACGGAAGATGAATTATATCAAGAAATAGAGAACGCTCTAAACGATTATATCGCCAATATCGAGTTTAACGGCCTTGTTTACGCCCAGAAAGTGATTGACAGCATACAAAATGTTGAACACGTAACAGACGTATCGATATCTTCAGATGATACAGATTATCAAGGTATATTTGTTGCCAAATATGATGACGACAATCATCTTATCAAGGACGAGAAAGGCAATGTTCAGACCAAAATCGGGCGTTATTATATTCCAAACTCAGGGTATATTAAACAAAGTTCCTGTGCCGGAGAGGAGGCCGATATTCCTTTATGGCGTGACACAATAATTCTTAAACTGGAGGATAATGTATGAGGTATTTTATCAACTTTGATAAGACGATAAATCAGCTTGTACCCTACTATATCGGTGGACGTAAACTGATTCTGTACCTACAAGCGTTGATGTCACCATTGAGGCGGCTCAATGATGATTTTGTAACATACGCCAAAGAAACAAGAATCGAAGCTGCCATGACCTCTCAGATTTTTAAGTTTGAATGGTACCTTAATCGTAAATTTAGAAAGTATTTTGCTAACGGTGGACGTATCTCAATTAAAAATTCAGAAAGTCTTGGTGCTCCGATTTACAAGGAATCTGCCAACATTGATGTGAGCCAGAATATACTTGTTTATTATGATAATGAAACAGACATAACTCGCCAGTTGGTTCTATATCGTAGCGATGAGCAGACAGAAGAAAGTAGTGTTAGCTTCATCGTGACAACTCCTCAAATTGATACAAAGCTTATTTCAGAGCAAAAATATGTCGCAATGCTGAAATATGTCATTGACAGGTATCGGCTTGCCAATAAAACTTATATTATCAAATACGAATCGAAATGAAAGAATTTAGCGCACAAACAGGTGGACGCTACACCTATGCTGATGATCTGGAAAACCTTCAGGATTTGGCGTTAGCTTTCGCTCAGATTTTCGATGACTGTGACAATTTCATAGTAAGTGGATGCGAAATAACATCAGGGGCTATTAGTGCCGGTTATGTGTTCCTGAATGGTAAACTACGTTATTTCTCTGGTGCTACCGGAATTACGTCATGGCCTCAGTACATCTATGAATTAAACTCAACGGAAAATGTGACTTATGAGAGTGGTGGTTCTAAAATAGGACGTAACATCTATGGGTGTGCCATTGCCAAGTCCGTTCCTGTTAAGCAAGACGAGCTCACAGGGAAAGCACTTCAATCAATTACTATTACATCTAATGGAGGTTTACGCATGAAGGATGCTTTTATTGGGAAATATGCCCTTCTGCTAAATCCGGCAAGTGGTTCGCAAACCGTTGACAGTATTGTGAATTTTGTTAAGGCAATCAATGCGGGCAGTGATATTACCGCAAACAAAAATGTCATCATAAAATCTGGCGCGATTAAAACTGAAATGAGTTACGATGGTAGCACGTTTAGCGTCAAATATACTGGCGATTCCAACAATTATCAGTTATCGTTAATAGATGGTATTGGTTTCCGTTTCTACGCCAACGGTACTTTAATTGCAACAATAGGTTCATCTTCTATAACATTTAGCCAACCTGTTTCTGCAAGTAAAGGCATATTTGGCGGGCTGGTGCTGACTGGTAATCAAATCTATCAGGGAACAGCTAATGCGGTTGGAGAGATTGGGATTAACGTATATGGTTATAATGGAGATACTACTCAATTTAGAAACACTCATATTGGGAATGGTAAAGGTAAAATTGTTTTTAGTATAACCGGTTCTGACGGGAGTGTGAATATATATGGCGTTACTAAGATTGATGCTGGTACTACCGATGGACTCATTCTGAAAGCAAATATGTTGAAGGAAAATAATAGCCTGACAAACGCAATTTCTTGGCGTGATTCTGCCAATGCTGTAATGGCACGTGTTGGGTTCATTAATACCACAGATCAGACATTTTCCATTTCTGCATCTGCATATAATATAAGCATTGCAGGTCATACCACGGTCAATATTGGTCCAGCTATTATGGAAAATGGAGTGTTGCTTTCTGAAAAGTATGCTACAGTTACTAATTTGACTGAAGGCTTAGAGAAAAAAGCCAATTCATCGGACGTGTACACCCAGACTCAGGCTAATAAGAAGTTTGCAGTCAAAACAGAAGGACTCCTTCAGTTTGTGACATCTAATGTAAGTGAAGCCGACTGCCGTTCTCACATTGGTGCTATAGGTAAAAGCGATTTAAACTCTTACGCGAAACTGGAAAATTATCTTTCTGATATGGCAACGGATGAGGCAGAGAAACAGACAATTCGTAATAACATCGGTGCTGCCGGTGTTGGAGACTTCCAACCTAAGTTATCTGATTCTGGCTGGAAGCACATCAAAGATTCGCTTTACGTCCGACAAATTGGTAATATCGTTTGCATACAAGGTTCTATAAAAACCGTTCATTCGGGTACGGTATTTACCATTCCGAATACAATATCAGCTCCAAGCCATGCGGTTAAATATACCATCGCATTTAACAATAATAGAAACTGGGTTTGTAAAATAGAAGCCGGTCAAAGAGCATGTACAGTTGTCTATTGTAATGGAAGCTGCGGAAACTCTACACAATTTTCAATCACATATATGGTATAAAAATGAAAACGTACAATTCACCTGCACAGGCTCGCAATTTGCGAGAAATTGAGGCCGCTGCTGCCTCTCCAGTAATTAACATTATTCCAGAAATTAATGGCACTATTCAACCCGTACAAACCGCTGAAGAAGGGGAAAAAGAGAGGCCGGAAGCCGAAACCGAAATCCCCGCCAAAAAAACGCGGACGAAAAAGAATACCAAGGAAGTTTGATGAGGTTCCACTTGGTTATAATCTGCGGCTCAATGCCCCATTAGAGTTCGATCTTATCATGCAAGTGGTCGGAGTCAATGGGGTTCCAGATGCAGATTTGGTAGAGGTGATCAGCTATTCGTCTAAGAATCCATACTTCCGAACTGAGGATTTTAGACGTTTTTTGATTTTGTACAGAAATGAAGGGTGTTATGCAGAACATCCGAAGAAACCTCCAAAACCTCAGACCATTGTGGCTGCCATCAATCGAAGAAAAAAATGCAGTAAAAGAATTAAATTGAAACTGTATTAAAAAAGTGCGAATGATAGAATTGTTCGCACTTTTTTCACGCTCTTGAAAATTTTTGATTACCTTTGTACTGTATTTCAAATTGATTTCGTACAGAATCCGCTTTAACAATTATGCAAATCCCTGCAAATGAAGAACTTTACTGTGTCTGTACGAAAACTTACAGACTTAGAACTTTTACAGGAGGCGTGTGCGACGACATTTTTGGGAACCAGTCACGCAACACTAATTTCCCTTTATAAGTCTGAACACTCTCCAGTGCGAACTCAGCTATTTTGGATAAGCCTCAAAAACATTCCACTTTACATTAGTACGCACCTGATTCGTCACCACGTCGGGTCGGTTCCTTTCCAATTAACTTGTCGAGATGACAGAAGTGGTGGCAATCCCGGTTTGCCCGGCAAGATTGATTCAGTCGTTGAACGATTGAAGGGTTTGGTTGATGTCTGGTATAAGGGCGGTGCATTCATCGACAACCATCAGCATGAAATAGATTTTATCTATAAAGAGCTGGAGTGGCTTAAAAACAATGCTGACCGTGAAACACCTGTCAACCTCAGTCTTTGTATAAATGCTCAGTCATTGATTGATATGGCTAAGTTGAGACTATGTACAGGATGTGCGTCGCCCGGCACCGTAGTTGTATTCCAGGCGATAAAAGATGAAATTTTAAAAGTTGACCCAGATTTGGCTTCAACAATGGTGCGCAAATGCGTATATCGAGGTGGCATTTGCGGAGAGCCAAGATGCTGTGGATTTAACGGAACCCAAAAATTCCGTGAAGAATTGTCCCAATATTTATCCAATTTCAATGAAAAACAAAAGGGGGTACTGCATGAAAACTGTAATTAAACGTGATGGCCGCAAAATGCCGTTTGACCATACACTTATCACTAAAGCAGTTCTTGCTGCCATGAAAGAAGTCGGCACAATTGACGAAGATTATGCAGTGAAAATCGCCAACAAGATTGCATCAAAATGTAAAAGTGAAATTTCCGTGGAGGAAATTCAAAATCTTGTGGAAGAGAGTTTGATGGCTTCTAAATATAAAGATGCGGCCCGTGCATACATCTGCTATCGCAATGAACGCAATAAAGCTCGTCATCGTGAAAGCGACCAAATTATTCTCAGTATCATTGCCGCTGAGAAGAACGACATTACTCGTGAAAACGCAAACATGAATGCCGATACACCAGCCGGTATGGTAATGAAAATTGCCAGTGAGAGAAGCAAAGAGTTGGTAGATGATTACCTTTTGTCGGAAGAAGCGAAGAAAGCAGCAGCCGATAACATTCTTCATATTCACGACAAGGATTATTTGCCTACCAGAAGTTTGACTTGCATCCAGCATCCCGTAGATAAAATTCTTAGTGGAGGTTTTCAAGCTGGTCATGGAGAGTCACGTCCGGCAAAGCGTATTGAAACAGCCAGCATTTTGAGTTGTATTTCTATGGAGTCGGTTCAAAACGTTATGCACGGAGGTCAGGCTATTCCGGCATTTGATTTCTATATGGCACCCTATGTTCGCGTCACTTTCAAGGAAGAACTCAAAAAACTGGAAATGGTAAATGAGGTTGACTTATCCGAGGCATACGATGCACCTTACGACGATTTCATTATTAAGCCTTTGGATGGTATGAAATCATGGGAACGTATGGTACAACACGCCATGAACGAAACTGTTCGTCGTGTGCATCAGTCGATGGAAGCTTTCGTGCATAATTTAAATACAATTCATTCTCGTGGTGGGAATCAGGTTGTCTTCAGTTCGGTCAATTACGGTACAGATACGTCGGCAGAGGGTCGTTGTGTAATTCGTGAGCTTCTGCTTACTACCGAAAAAGGAATAGGTAATGGTTCTACTGCGATATTCCCGATTCAGATTTGGAAGAAAAAGCGCGGTGTAAGTTATTTACCGGGCGACCCGAACTATGACCTCTATAAACTCGCTTGCCGTGTTACCGCCAAGCGTTTCTTTCCGAACTTTGTGAATCTCGATGCACCATTTAATCAACATGAAAAATGGCGTGCCGATGATCCGAAACGATATATGTACGAGGTTGCCACAATGGGATGTCGTACTCGTGTGTTTGAGAACCGTCATGGTGAAAAAACTTCGGTGGGTCGTGGCAATCTTAGCTTTTCAACAATCAATCTTCCAGGCATTGCTCTTAGCGTTCAGCACATAGAAGATAAAAATGAGCGTACTATGGCTTTTTTTGAAAAGCTTATTGATGCTATGAATGTGGCAGCACGTCAATTGCTTGATCGGTATGAATTTCAGTGTACGGCTCAAGCCAAGCAGTTTCCATTGCTGATGCAGGGATTGTGGATTGGCTCTGAAGCACTCGGTCCCAACGATGAAGTGAGAGCGGTACTTAAACATGGTACACTTGGAATCGGTTTTATTGGTCTTGCAGAATGTCTTGTGGCGCTTATCGGGCAGCATCACGGAGAAAGTGTTGCCGCACAGGAACTTGGTTTGAAAATAGTAGGCACTATGCGCAATTGTGTACAAGCGTTCTCTGACAACTACGATATGAACTTTTCAGTTCTTGCAACTCCAGCAGAAGGTCTTTCTGGAAAGTTCACAAAGAAAGACAGACAGCAATATGGTATTATTCCGGGTGTAACCGATAGGGATTACTATACCAATTCTAACCATGTTCCGGTGTATTACAAATGCAGTGCTTCTCACAAAGCTCGGATAGAAGCTCCTTACCATGAAATGACTCGTGGCGGACATATATTCTATGTGGAACTGGATGGCGATGCTACACACAATGTAGAAGCTGTGATGAACGTGGTGGATTTGATGGACCAATTCAATATAGGATATTGCTCTATCAACCACACTCGCAATCGTTGTCTTGATTGTGGCTATGAAGATGCTCAAAAAGAACTTCTTACATGCCCAAATTGCGGAAGTGAGAATATAGACACTCTCCAGCGTATCACCGGCTATCTTGTAGGAACTACAGACCGTTGGAACTCCGCTAAACTTGCAGAGCTAAAAGACAGGAAAACGCATGAGTAATTATTTATATGTAGCAAAAATTGTCAGCTCAACCTCTGTCGATGGGGTTGGGCTGCGAAATTCGCTTTATGTATCCGGGTGTAATCTTCATTGCCCCGGATGTCATAATAAGGAATGGTGGCCATTAAAATCTGGGAGAAAAATGACAGTTGAAGAGGTCTATGCAGCTCTTAATACTGACAACTTCAATATTTCAATTCTCGGAGGCGAGCCTCTTATGCAATACCCGGCAATTCTTGAACTTTGCCAGCTTATTAAAGAACGCACCGGCAAAACCATTTGGTTGTGGACCGGATATGAAATAATACAAGTTCAGGATTCATTTGGAGACCTGATAAATTATGTGGATGTCATAGTTGATGGGGCGTTTAAAGAGGACTTGCGCGACACCAGTCTGTCTTTTAGAGGGTCCAAAAATCAGCGGATATATGAGATAGTACATAATCCGGAGATTTGCGTTACTGATATATCTGATATGTTTGTGTAGTGCAAAATATAACATTTTTAAAAATAATCTTTTTGATATATTTGAAAATAATAATAACTTGATTTACAGTAATATTATCAATTTTATTTTTAACTGCTTGAAAATTTTTATTCAAATGTTTTTGTTAAGTTTAAAATTTGTCTTAATTTTGCATCGTAACCAATAATAACGAATGAATATGACATGATTAGAAGTAAGGGTATAGTCGAAGTCCATGAGGGCTATGCCGACATCAGCGAGCTTAAAGAGGCTGTGGACATTCTACCGGATGGAGAATACGGTTATCTCCTTTTCGATAAGAACAAAAACCGCTCGCTACCTCAGTTGAAGTTTCTTTTCGGGTATCTGTTGAAAACCTTGAGCGAAGAGCTGGAGGGCAACCCGGATCCAGAAGCATTATACAGTTATTTTGAAGAGCTTTACGCACCACTTCATCGCTGTAAAATCCCAGGAGAGGCAAATGTATTTGAATACTTTGACCTCAAAAATGAACCAGCAACTGAGATGGATTATGTTATCAACAAGATTATCCATCATGCCAAGACAGAATGGGGCATTGACCTGTTGACCCGTGAGGGAATAAAAGCCGCAGAAGCAGCGGAACTTTACGCAGGAGCCTATGCTGATACTTGGAAGAATTATCAAAGAAAAGTCTAAACGACAATTCTCTTATGATGGAACAAGAAAAATCACGTTCACTCTTTGACGTGTTTGCGGCTTCCCAAGAAACATTTGAAGACGCAAAGAAAAAGAGCAGTGAAGAGAGCAGTAAACGCGCCTCATTTTTCCGTTTTGCCAAGGACGGCACTTATGCTATTCGTATTCTTCCTCTTGCCCCCGTTCAGGACAAGGAAGGGAATTTCCTTCCATTGGAGCGTAAAGGTTATGAATATCCTCTTCGATCTCTAATGCTTAAAATCGAGAACGATAAAAAGCTTGTCAAGGGTAAACCTTCTATTACCTATGTTACAGTTTGTAACGCTAAGTATGCTTTTAAGGATATTGACGCAGACCTAATTGACACATACGTTTCGGTCGCTTGCGAAAAGTATGTCGATGATGACAAACTTTGTAAGAAATTGCGTGAAGGAAGCTTCTCTGGTGGTTTGAAATGGGATTCTCGCCGTTGTATGTACATCATTGACCTTGACAATCCCGGTGACGGCATTCAAATCCTCCAGCTTTCTTATTCACAATATAAAGATTTGGAAGAGCGTAAGCTGAATCTGTGGGGCAAACTTAACAAAAACGGCAAAAATGTACCGTGCCCTATTTCGTCAATCGATTCTGCATATCCGGTAGAAATCACACGCAAAACAGAAAATGGGAAAGCCGCATATAGCTTTAACATTGACACAGTATCAGACAAAGACATTTTGGATGAGACAGTGCTCCAACGTCTCCTTGATATGCCTCGTTTGCCTGAACAAATATACCGTTACACCCGCTATCATTTAGAAGCTACTATCGCTTACCTCACTCAGCTTGATGAAAAGTTTGATATTGATGTGGTGAATGAAGAAGAAATTCAGAATTGTATCACACAAATCAAGACTTTGTTGCCAGCCGATGACCAATCTCACTTTACTCTTAGTGAAGGCAAAGACGATGGAGATGATGAAGGTTCTACAAATGACATTGACTCGCTTTGGGAGCGTTATGATGCACTTTGTAAAGAAGACCTTGATGATCAGACCGCAGAGGGACAAGAACTCCGCACGGCTATTATGGCTTATATTGAAGCTAATGACCTGAACGTTAAGGTTACTCGTAAGAAGACTAACGAGGACATCCTTAATGAGATTGAGGACGAGCTTGCTAATGCCGATAATAAGAGCGAAGACGACGAGGAAGAAGAACCGGAACAGGTTCCTGCCCCTAAACGTCGTTCTATCCCTGTTGAAGAAGAAGAGGATGATGCAGAACCGACACAGCCTGAAGATGATGAAGAAGCTGCTGCGCCAGAGCCAGAACGTCCTGCACGCTCACGCCGTGAACACAATGATGACACAAATGAACCGGCTGCACGTGCAAGTCGTCGTGGAACCCGTCCACCTCGCCGCCGTGATTAAATAACAACGCACTCTAACCGAAATGCTCGTCCATACTTAATTGGATGAGCATTTCTCCTAAAGCATTATTGATTATGTCAAAGATATTTCCATGTGCGTTGTTGATTAACGACATTCACGCCAGCAAAGATAATATTTCCGAGTTCCGTAAGAATTGGGACGAAGCACTTGAACTATGCAAGCAGAACGAAGTACAGTATCTGATTGTAGGAGGCGATATGTGGCTTTCACGAAGCTCTCAAACTTTGGATGTCCTTATGGCAGTCCGTTGGGCTATCTTGAAAGCTACTAAACAATACGGACTTTATGTGATTATCGCTGAAGGCAATCATTGTAAGGTCAATCTTGAAAACATAGAGGGTTACAGCCATGTGTTTTCTGATTATGAAAACGTAGAAGTCGTTAATGATTTCACAGAGATTGTTCTTTCAGATGAAGTATCATTATGGGTAATGAGTTATTTCCCTGAAAACGGTTCGTTCATCAATAAACTGGACGCTATTAAACAAGAATATAGCACCAAGAAGAATGTGCTATATATTCACGAAGGAATCCGTGGTGGCTTAGCTACTCCCAGTGATGATGAATTACCCGCCAATATCTTTAATGGATTCAATTCCGTATTGGTTGGACATTACCATAATCGTAAACAAATTCATGGTACAATAATAGAATATATCGGTTCTTCTCGCCAGCACAATTTTGGTGAAGATGAGGAGAAAGGTTATACTATACTTTATTCAGATGGTTCTACTAAGTTTATCAAGAACGAGGTGAACCTGCGATACAAGGTCATCGAGGTAGATGTTGCAGACATGGATGACGATTTTATGAATATGCTGGCTGAAATTAAAACCGATAGCCGCTATAAAGTCAAGGTTCGTGTTAAATGCGATTCTTCCCAGTCTTCCGCTATCAACAAACAGAAACTTGCCGAAACCGGAGCTAACAAAATTGAGCTTGTCACAGAGCAAACAGAAGTGATGCGCACAGACCATCAGAGCATTACCCAGAAGTTTGACAAGTCAGGCATTAAGGAAGAGTACACTAACTTCTGTACTCAGAAATCCATCGATAATCAGCTTGGTCTCCACTATCTTGAAAAACTTAATTAAGTATGTGGCATCTTAAATCCATTCACGCTAAAAACCTTTGCTCGTTCCTTGAATTGGATTATTCCCCCAAGCAGGGAGCGGCAACCCTCATATTTGGCAATAACCTTGATAGCGATTCCCAGAACTCAAATGGCTCCGGGAAATCCGCATTGATAGAGGCTATTGCAATAGGACTTACCGGAGAACCGCTTCGTAAAGTCAATGTCGATGAAATTATCAATGACATGAAAGACGAGGCGATAATCAATATTATCCTAACCAATGATGTCTTGGGAGAACGAATGACTATTAATCGCCGTTTGTCTCGTAAACAACCTCAGCAAATTAATATTATAAAGCAGTCTGGTCCATACGATACCGATACTGAGGACATCATTCAAGCTACGGTTGCGGATTATAACAAGTATATTCTCGAACAAATAGGTTTGTCTAAGGAGGACATCTTCGGCAATTTTATACTAACTGCTCGCAAATACAAGTCTTTTCTTTCCAGCTCAGACAAAGAGAAAAAAGAGATTATCAATCGTTTCAGCAATGGTATTATGGTGGATCAGTCCATCGAAGAACTCCATGCAGATATAGAGCCTATTGAAGCTGAGATGAAAGAAGCAGAAAAAGAGGTAGCTACATGCACCGGTCGTGTAGAAGCGCTTGGTGCTGAAATCGAGAAAGCTATCAATGAGTCCGCAGAACGCAGAGCAACCAATGAAACTCGCATAAAGAACTGGGAGGATTTGATTGCTCGGAAACGTTCTGACATCCGTATGGCCAATGACAATATCGAAAAGATAGATGATAGTCTTGGTAGTCTGGATGAACTTGATGTCGAAATGCAGAAACTTGAAAAGTGTGACAAAGATGTCAACGAAACGCTCAACGTTATTATAGAGCGGTTCAATGCCAATGGTCTTGCTCTTACTACGGATTATGCACACGAGATGACTGTTCTTGGTACTCAGCTTGATTCTGTTTCTCAAAATGCAAAAGAAGTGGCGGATAAAGTAAAGGAACTATATGAATCATTAGAGAAAGCTGAAGATGAGTACACACAAACTTGCGCCACGCTTAAATTCAAATTGGAGAAAAATGAAGCCAATCGCGCAGAGTGTGCCGATCGTTTGGAAAAACTTGCTAAGGCAGTAACACGTCTTCAGAACAAAGCCGATTCATTGAATAATGATGAACGTGCAAAAAAACGTGAGGCGGCATCTCTTGAAAATCAACTTGCCGGTGTCATCCAGTGTCCGAAATGCAAGCATGAGTTTACCCTTAATGCGCAATTGGACATTGAATCCGCACGTAAAAGTTTGGAATCCGTAAAAAATGCGATTGTTCAAATAGGAAATGATATTATATCTAATAATAAGGAGTATAGTAAAACAGTTTTAGACGGTAAGAACCAGCGTGAGATAGCAATATCGCTTGAAAACGAGCGTCGCCAAATTGCACAGGATTCCGATAATGCAGAAAAAATCATAAAAGAATCCCGGCAGACTTATGCGCAATATGAAGAAAAAGTAGAAGAGGCTAACTCCAAACTTCTCTTGATTCAAGACAAACTTTCTAAAATCCGTAAGCGTATTTTCGATGAGGTATTTGAGATTATAGATGGTGCATATAAGCGTCGTGAGAATCAGATAAAATCTTTGGAAGAAGATATAAATACGATGAAAGGTTCCATTGCATCTTACGAAAAGGCAATAGAGGATGCCAAAAACGCTTCTGAGGAGGATATGCTTGCTTCTTTGAGAAAGAGCCAAACTGAATATCAGAAAGCATTACAAGAAGCTGTAGAAGCAAAGAATGAGGTTGAAAGCAGACTGAATGAGCTTAAAGCTCAGGAGTTATATTTCATTGAGTTTAAGACATACCTTGCGAATACAAAAATCAATGCCATATCACAGATAACTAATGAGTTTTTAGAGACTATTGGTAGTGATATACGCGTTGCACTTTCCGGATATACTATTTTGAAATCTGGAAAAGTACGTGATAAAATTTCTGTCTCACTGCTTAGAGACGGGGTTGATTGCGGTTCATTCGAGAAGTTTTCAGCAGGAGAACGTGTGCGAGTTGAACTTGCAAGCATATTGAGTATGAATCAATTGACGAATCTGAATTGCGAAGATGGGAAAGGTCTTGACCTTCTTATCGCGGATGAGGTTCTTGACAGCGCTGATGAGCAAGGTCTTGCCAGCGTCTTCAAGGCACTAAACCAAACGCAAATCACTTCATTAGTGGTTAGTCACGGCCAAGTGCATGAGGGCTATCCCAACAAAATTACTGTAACAAAAAGTAATGGGATTTCCTCAATTTATGAAACAGCAGACAACAACTGAAAAACTTACCCGGAACGAAGTGGCCGCACTTGACATCGCTACGCATACAGGCTTCTTTTGCTTAAACGAACGTGGTACATGGGATTTTACTGAGTCCATGCGCCGGAACAACAATAAACAACACAAGGCGTTCCGCGACACGTTGATTGATTTCATCCAACGTAATGGTATAAAGCAAATAGTGGCTGAAGATGTTAGTGTGAATAATCATTTCACTGACACACGCAAACTTTCAGAGTTCCGTGGAATACTATTCGAGGTGTGCGACACTCTCGATCTCCCTGAACCTCATTTCATCAATCCGGCTTCACTTAAAAAGTTCGCTACAGGAGATGGGAAGGCTACAAAGGAGAAAATGATTGAGTTTTGTAAACTCAGATGGCAAATTGAGCCCGGCGATGATAATGAGGCCGACGCGATTCACATATTCTTCTGTTATATCAAGCGTTTCAACCTCTAATCATGCAAAAGTTGAATTACAATGATAGATTAAAAAAGGAAGGCAAAAAGCATAAAAAGGTTCTTGATAAGCATCTCAAAGATTTCTTTCAGTTACTTGATTCAAAGCCAAAGCCTACCAATGAAAAAGTTCGAGCTGAGTTCATAAGACATGAGGCAGAATGGCGCTTGTATAGTGTCACGCACGGTCTTGGGACACGTATAGCAGATTTGTTTAACGCTAACGTGTCACTCGAATGGGAACGAAAGTACACCTTACCGAGCAAAAAGTAGATGTCGATTGCCTTCCAGAAGTCATAGCCCGCAGAACAGCTCTCTTCAATAAATACATTCGTCCTTTCTCCAATATGATATTCAAGTTATGCAAGGATTACAGTTGGAGACCTCAGAATGTTGAAGAGAACTATTCTGAGGTTATGGTAAACTTCTATCGCAGAATAGAGACCTACGATACAAATCGGCCAATAAAAGCATGGATTCATACTTGTGTTAAACATCAGGTTTGGGCGTGCGAGCGTCAACGTCAAGCTCATAATAACAAGAGCGATGACCTTGACATCGAGGATTATAAAGACGACATATTGGACGATGAACACGTAAGTGGGAATGTATTAGGCATAGACAACTGGCGGGAGCATTATAATTCCGACATCATAGAGGTTCTTGAGGAGTTGAAACCGCGCCACCGTGACGCACTTATACTCCAAGAAGCTGGGTATTCGCTTAAAGAAATTGCGGAAATTGAATATGCTAAAGGGTCGTTAAAAACGCCAAATATAGAAACGATTAAAAGCCGGCTAAGGTTGGCAAGACAACATCTAAAAAACAATATCACTAAAGATGGTCAACGAATATCTTATAAAACAGACATTGAAGATGTTCCATGAGATTGCAATCAAACTCATACATCCAGGCTATCGATTTCCACAAGGAGGGGAACCGACAAGAATCATGCGTACAGCCCTTCAGAGAATAGAGAAAAAACATGGTGTGCTTACCGCACAAAGAATAATTGATTATGTGGTATGCTCGTCCTATGCTTTCAAAGACAGAGGCTCTAATTGGAAATTGAATCAAGTGTTTGGTCCCAAATCTATTGAACGTTTCAATTCAGACAAAGGCAGGGTATATTTTGAAAATAAATGGCTGGAGTCTGAAGGGCTCAGTCGTTCATCATTGCTCAATATGATTATTGACCGCAGTGAACACCCAAAAGCAAAGTTCATTTTCATCCCCAGTGAAGAAGGTACAAAACAACGGCTTCTTAATAGAAATGTAGGATTTGTCGTGTGCCAGACATCTACCCTTGGGTGGTCTCCATTGTCAACAGCATGTTCAGAGTGCGTATTCGTGGAAAAATGTAAAACAGAAACTCAAAAAAAATATCCGGAAATATTCCGATTAAGAATAGAATATGTCAGCAAGTAATAAAACAAACGTTCTTTCTGAAGCTTTCATCGAAGACTTATTCGTCACATGTATTGAAGACAGCTACATTCTTTCGATGGTATGCGAGCATTTGGAAGAAGAACACCTTCCAGATCGCAATACAGCGGCTGTTCTAAAGGCTTTCAAGGAATACTATAGAACTTACCGGAGAGTTCCAAATTATTCTATAATCCAACAAAAACTCGCCGGTAAGAATGGTGCTCTTAGATTTTGGGAAGAGGCGTATGACAATGGGGAAGCATTTGCTACCGATGAATGTCTTGGTCTGTTGGAAGAATATCTGAAACGTGTCGAGTTCCAGAAAATGTATAAAAAGGTCGGAGAAATATATAATCGTGAAGGATTGGAAAATGCCCAGCTAATGCTTTCTAAACATGTAGATTGGATGAGAACATTTTCCTTGACGGAATCGACATATACTGACGTGATTGATACATTCATTACCCGGCATATCCAGAATCGGGCAAAAAACAATGCGCGTGGAGCAATCAGGGCTATTACTCGATTCTATATCGATGAGTTGGATAACCTTAATCAAGACAGAGACCTTCGTGGGCAGTTATCTTGTATTTTGGCTCCGACTGGCGTAGGTAAAAGCCATGCCTCACGTTGGATTGGTTCACAGGCTTGCATTGACGGCTTTAATGTTCTTCATTTTCAGTTGGAAGGCAGTCGAGAAGAAGTCGAAAACGCTTACTCGGCAGCGTTGGTTGCTTGTAACGCTTACAGCTATGAGAAAGGGTTTATCAAGGACAAGGATATGGATGTCTTCGCTAAAGAAATTGAGGATATTGCCGGTAAATTGTTTGTAAGAAGTTACCCTAAATTCAATCAGCACGTTTCCACAATCAATATTAAAGAAGCCATTGCTGAATTTCGTAAAAACTACAATGTCAAGCCTGATATAGTCATCATTGACTCTATGGACTTGCTGACAGATTCTTCAGGACGAAAATATGGAGATAGTGGAGAGCGTTTGAAACGTATCGCAGTGGCCAATGACCTTAAAGATATTGCCAGTGAAGAAGAAGTCTGGGTGGTGGTTACATATCAGGCCCGCATTGAAAACCCTGATTGGGTGAATGATGAGAAAAACGTACTGACGGAGTATTTTTCTTCGGAAGCGAAAGGCATAGCTCAGCCACTGACTCACTTGATTACCCTTAATCAATCAGCTAATGAACGCAGGGAAAAGACAATGAGAATACACGTGGCCAAAAGCAGATTCTTCCCCAAAGGAGATACGATTAAAATCGCCACTGATTATGACCATGAAAGATTTTTTGACCGGACCAGAACAGCTAATCTTTAATATACGGAGGTGTTTATGTATATCAGCAAAGAGGATAAGGAATATTTGATACGTGAGCTTCAAACGGAGCTTCATGCAAGATTGGATGGAGGTCGTAAAAATCTGATTGTACCCGAATGTATGTGGTGCGGAAAGACCGGTGGCAAACTTGGAATTTACGTTGGTCCCGAAAAGAATGGAAAAATCTTTGGGATGGCTCATTGCTTTTCTTGTGGTAGGACTTGTAAAGATCTCAACCGATTTGTAGATGAGATTGGTCGTTCAGACCTACAAATTCAAGATACAGTTAAATTTACTCCAGTGGAAGTACCTGAGTTCTTCAATCTGGAAGAAGATGAAATTGACGATGAGTTAGTGGTCGTGGAGATGCCAGAGTCATGGAAACGATGCTTTAAAAATTCATATTTGAAGTCTCGTGGCTTTACAGCTGATGACTATGCTTATTTCCCAGTTGGAACCACTCGCGGTTTGAATTTCAAGTTCGATGATTATGTGGTTTTTCCTATTTATGATGAAGGTGATATAGTAGGATATGTTTCACGTCACGTTTGGAGCAAGGCTGACATTGACGAATATAACGATAGAGCAAAACGTAACGGCAAATACCAAATTCGCAGATACAATAACAGCATTGAAAACGATTTTGTCAAGCTATTATACAATTATGATTCTGTGATAGAAGACGAGACAGACACTGTAATATTGGTTGAGGGTATATTTGATGTCATTGCCCTTACCCGAAAACTCGACTTGTATGACAATCATCGAATTGTAGCTGTCTGTACGTTTGGAAAGAAAATAAGTGACACCCAAATTTACAAGCTTCAAAGCAAGGGTGTTCGTGACATTATTATAGGTTACGATGCCGATGCGTCTGACGCAATTAATGTAGCCGCCGACAAATTGAATGAGTATTTTGACAATGTAATGATTGCCAAACTCGTAGGAGAAGGTAAGGATTTTGATGATGCTGACTTTTGGGACATCTACGATACCTTTTCAGAATCTCTTTTTACTCCAATCGAATATAAATTGAGTAACGTAGATGGCAAAATCAGATAGAATAACAGAGCTATATGAATGGCTTGAAAAGAATAAAATCAAGTACATTCTGGTGGATTCGGACGTGATTGATATTCCTGGTTTTGGGAAAGCTTACTTCCAAGACACACAGCGTTCAACCTATAATTCCATTTTCCGCAAAGACGTGGACGGCAATTTTATTTTTAATAGCATGGTACGTCCAGAAGAATTGCTGAACGATGGAATTGAAAATATCGTGTTCAAATTTGGCAATAACTTTTACTACCACAATCTCAACCAAGATTTTAAACTGAATATCTTGAAATATGTTGGTGAACGTACTCCGCTTCGGCATAATATTCCATTTGTTAACCTTGGAGTGCATACCCCCTTTGAACTTCTGAACGGAAGTTTTATGCCGGATGAATGGATTCGCAAAGCAAAATACCTTGGACACACTGCACTTGGAATCTGTGATTACAATACGATGGCCGCTTGCTTTATCTTCCAAAAAGAATGTGACGCAGCCGGAATCAAACCAGTGTTCGGGTATTCACTTACTGTGGAAGCCGAAGATTTCAAGTTTGGAGCAAAGGTCTATGTCCAGACACAACGTGGTTTCCGTAATTTGCTGAGGATTCAAAAAGCCATTATGGTTGATAATGTAGAAAATAAAACCATTGACATATCTGAACTTCTTAATCGGGCTGAAGGAAACGTGCTGGTGCTGGACAAATACGCACCCACTTCTTTTGTAGAAAATGAGGACGTGGTTTCTATATTGAGTAAGGATTTTGACGCTATTTACTATCAAGTCGATTTATCTGAATACAAAGCAGAGCGTATTGATATTAAAATTTTAGAAGCGACCAAGAAATACTTCCATGAATGGTATGGTAATCCTCAAATGCCGAGACCGGTTCTCCTCAGTGACGCATATTATTTGGATGTTGATGACGCTAAAAACAAAATCATTCTTAATAAGGTCGCTGAAGGTGCAGCACATGAGCAAAGCAACGACCAATATTTTAAGGACGCAGACGAGCATTATGCTTTATTTGAAGCATTGTTTGGAGAAGACTGGGATATAGAAGAACTATTTCGTGAGTGCGCAGAAAATACATTCGCTATTGCAAATAACGCCAAAGGTCGTATGGACACTACCAGAAACTATATGCCAAAGTATGATATGACGGAAGTGGAGCGGGAAAAGTATGGTACCACTCACAATATGTTCAATCAACTTTTGGAAGAAGGTCTTCAGCGTTTGGCCCCTAAAGATAAGATTGAGCAATACAGGAAGCAAATGGAATATGAGAAGTACATTATCGAATCTACTGATAATGTGGATTATTTGCTGGTGCAATACGATACTTGTAACTGGGCACGTAAGAACAACATCTTTGTAGGATGTGGTCGTGGCTCAGCAGCGGGCTCGCTACTTCTCTATTTGCTGGGCATTACGCTTATCGATCCTATCAAATACAATCTCATCTTTGAGCGTTTCTTGCTACCTGAGCGTGCCGGGCTATCCCAGGCAGACACTACCATTATCGGTAACGATATTGATTCTAACCATTATATTGAACTCACATTGGATAATAGTAAAACTATTATGGTTGATGTCGATGCTGAATTTATGGTTAGGAGATACGGCGAACAAGAACCTGTCAGGGTTTATGCCGATGAATTACAGAAAGATGATGATATTATCTTTGATAACAAAGACATTCTTTTCACAATCAACGAGTTATAATTATGGAATTGACAGAAGAAATGAGTCGTGCGTTTCAAATCATAGAAGAAACGACAGACAGCCTTTTCATCACCGGAAAGGCTGGAACCGGGAAGACTACATTCCTGAAGTACATAGTTGAACACACCCACAAAAATATCATTGTGGCTGCATCAACTGGAATAGCAGCTATAAATGCGGGAGGTGTGACGTTGCATAGTTTGTTTGGAATCCCGTTTGAACTGCAAGGACCTAACACTCCGATTAAAGGAAAACTGTATCAAGATAAATTTGAGCTATTTGGTAAACTTGATACCATTATCATTGATGAGGCAAGCATGGTTCGTCCGGATGTTCTGGATTATGTGGATCGTAAGCTGAGGCTCTACCGGATGAATGAATTACCATTTGGAGGTGTTCAGGTTGTGTTGTTCGGAGATTTGTTCCAGTTGCCGCCTGTCATTAAAAAAAACGAAGAAGTTATTTTGCATCAGTGGTATCGAGGCAATTATTTCTTTCATTCTCATGCACTGAGAGAGTCAGGTTTCCAGATTGTCGAACTTACCAAAGTGTTTCGTCAAAGGGATGAGCGCTTCGTGAATATGTTGAACCGCATACGGGAATACCAACTTCTTCCTATGGATATTGATGACCTCAGTGAATTACGTGATAACCGTGAGAGCAAAGATTTCACAACACAAGCCATTCATATTTGTTCTTTGCGCCGTGATGCAGACAGAATCAATAATCAAATGATTGGAGAAGCCACACACACATTCCCAGCAGAGTTCAAAGATGCTTTTAACCCCAAGAATGCTCCATGCGACTTGAATTTGAAGCTGCGTGAAGGTGCACGAGTTATGACACTTGTGAATGACAACCAACAAGGATTTTATAATGGCTCTATGGGTACTGTTAGCTGGATAAGTACGACAAAAATAGGAGTGCTATTGGATGCCGGACATGAAGTTATTATTGAACCATTTACTTGGATTGATCGTGAATATAAAGTTAATGGAAATGAAATAAAAACGATTGAAAAGGGAAGCTGTAGGCAATTCCCCCTTACCCTTGGATGGGCTATTACAATCCATAAAAGCCAGGGGCTGACATTTGACAATGTGGTTATTCATTGCCCTTATGTATTTGCCCCTGGAATGTTATATGTTGCACTTAGCCGATGTACTTCAATGGAAGGAATTGTAACCGATTTCTTCATTAACAAGAGAGCCATCATTCAAGACAAAGAACTTATCGCTTTTAATAAAATTTGCCAAAATAACGGGAATAAATTTAACCTGGACGTATATCGCTCCATTTGCAGGATTTTATGTTATGAAGATAACTAAGATACAAGAATATAATACAAAGCATCCAGTTAAAGTGCTGGATTGCTTTGTTGACTCCGGCTATGTCAAGACGGAGCATGGCAGTTTGCCTGATGTGGACAACGATTTCCAATCTGATAAACGACAGGAAGTAAAAGAATATATAGAGCGTCGTTACAATCACGATGGAAAACAGCGCGTATTCTCTGCCGGTACATTTACAACTTTGAAAGCCAAAGCGGTAATCAAGGATGTAGCCAGAACAATGCGCATCAGTCCATCTTTGACGAATTATTTAACAGCAATCATTGAAGATGATGCGGCTGATTATACCGAAATATTCAAGTTGGCTGCAACCAATCGTAAGATTGCAAAGTTTATCCACGACTATCCACAACTGTTCGAGGACATCCGAACCTTGATGTTCCAGCCTCGCTCCAGTTCCGTCCACGCTTCAGCACTATTGGTAACTCCTGATGAAATGGACGGTGAAGACGTAGAATGTTTTGACTTTGTTCCTATCAAAAAAGTAGATGATATACTTGTCAGCGAAAACAGTGGTTATGACCTTGATGAACTCGGACTTCTTAAAAATGACTGCCTGGCAACAAAAGAACTCTCGAAATTGCACCAAACTTTTGATTTGGTAAATGAACATTATGATGCCGGACTCACAATGGAAAGCGTGGTGGAAAGTAATTTGTCGGATGAGCGTGCATACGAACTTCTGCGCCAAGGATTCACTCAGAATGTATTTCAGCTGTCATCACGAGGCATGACTAAGTTCTTGGTTGAGATGCAACCGACTTGTATTCACGACCTGATTGCCGCCAATGCACTGTTCCGCCCGGCAACACTGGAGAATGGCTCGACTGAAGCTTATGTGGATCGTAAGAAAGGTTTAGTAGCACCGACGTATCTATGGGGAACGTACAATTCCTTAAATGACACTTTCGGACTGATCACTTATCAGGAACAAGTTGCCCAGATTGCTCGTGAAGTCGGCGGCTTTTCGTTGGGGGAAGGTGTGAAACTCGTTAAATTCATTTCAAAGAAGAAGACCGAGAAGATTCAAGCTATGCGTGAAAAATTCCTTAAAGGAGCAAAGAAAAACGGCTGTCCTATCGAAGATGCTATATCCATTTGGCAGCAGATTGAAGCTTGCGGGTCCTACCTCTTTAATAAATCACATGCCACAGCCTATGCTGTTACATCTTACATAGGGGCCTATCTCAAAGCTCAGTACCCGACAGCTTTCTACACGGTGGCTTTGGAATGGGCTGATGATAAGGAACTCATCCCTATAATGTCCGAAATGGAAGCTTGTAGCAGCGCCAAAGTAGTGTCACCGGATATTAACAAGAGTGCGATGAATTTCTATACCGATTATGAGACCAATCAGATATTTTGGTCACTCTCTCGTATAAAAATGGTAGGTACAAAAGCTGTTGACTGGATTATCAACGAGCGAGACAAGAATGGTGAGTTCACTGGTATTATCAATTTCATTGAGCGCATTTTCAAATATAAGTTGAAGAAGTACCAGTATTGGGACGATCCCGACAATGAGGATGAAATCAAGCGTTGCCCGGTAAATGCCCGACATGTTCTCAATCTCATTCTTGCCGGTTGTTTCGATCATGTTGAAAATGCTTTATCGGTAGTGGAACGGTACGCGATCGTGGAAAAAGCAGCCGAGACTCTTGGCTTTGAAATTAAAGTTAAAGATTTCCCTGAAGATTTGATAGGGAAGCATTATTTCTGGTCCCAGCAACAAATCAAAGTGTCTGGTCTTGGTGCTATAGACTATAAGCGAATATACGACAACAGTGCCATCAAGGAACAGATTCGCGGACGTGCCTCTTACACGTCCCTCAAAGACACATTGAGCAATGACAAGGATGGGCGTAAAGCCGCTATTGCCGCAACTATTGTAGAGATGGAAGAAAAGAAATTTACCAGCAAAAAAACTGGTGAACAAGAAGTGTTCTGTAAAATAACGCTTCAACAGAATAATGATATGGCAGAACTGGTGATATGGCCAGAAGAATATCGCAATGCACGGGCATTACTTGTTGGAGCCAAGAACAAATTGATAATCTGTATGGCCGCTATTAAATATAACGACTATGTTGGACACAACAATCTTCAACTAACACGCAATAATTTCATTGAAGTAATATGAAACCATTAATCATTTGTATAGTAGGAGCATCCGGAAGTGGAAAAACTACCGCTTCCATGATTCTCCAGAAACAATTTGGCTGGAATGCCATTGTGTCATATATCACACGCCCTATGCGTAAGGGAGAAATAAATGGGAAAGATCATTGGTTTGTCAAGAAAGACCAAATGCCACCTCTAAATAGAATGTGCGCCTATACCCAATTTGGAGGCTACGAATACTGGACGGAGTGGAACCAGTTCCAGACACTCTTTCCCAGTATTTATGTAATTGACGAGAAAGGTCTTGTAAACCTGCAAAGCAAAATCTGCTCTTTCCCCTTCGATTTGGTTACAATCCAAATCAAACGTGATAATCTTCAGGAGATTGACGATAAACGCAGAGAACGAGACAATGAACGAATATGTGTTCCCGATGAGCAGTATGACTACATCGTCGAAAATAATGGTTCAATGGAAGAATTTCGCACCTCCCTTTATTTAACCGCACAATGTATCATCCAAAAACAATAAAAATATGGCAGCACCTAAAGAAGAATCCCCGGTAATTGTAGCATTTACTATTGACTTTGAGACCGGTGGGCTCAAATGTCAAACATCAGCTTGCACGCAGATTGCAATACACGCTACCAGACTCGATACATTCGAGAAAATTGGTTCATACCAAAGTTATATCGCTCCTTATAACCGTAAGGAGATAGCCGGAGCAACAAAAAAGCGTAAAACACTGAAATCAAAATATGAAGACGAGTCCATTTCTATGGATTATGAGACAAGAGCATTGGAATATTCCGCTATCACCATGGATATGCTGGAATCCTATGGAAAACCCATTGAAATTGTGGCGCAGGAGGTGCTTCAGTTTATCATCGACAATACGCCTAAGTGCCCGAAAAACATGAAACCGTTCTTAATCGGCCAGCATATCGCCTTTGATGAAGGCTTCCTCTGTCAGATGATGGAGTATGCCGGTCTGATGAATGAACTAAAAAAGGTTCTTCGTGGGGATGAGGATTTTTATGGTAATTGGCATCCGCTTTATGTGGACACGATAGTTCTTGGACAACTTGCGTTGTGTCATTTACCGGATGTCAATTCATACAAGCTGGAGATCATGTGCGAAAATCTTGGGATTGAATTAGATGATGCCCATGATGCAGATGCGGACGTGTCAGCAACCACCAACGTTGCCGCAGTCCTCACCCAGCGTATGAGAAGTATAGGCGGCGAGTATGATGGTGAAAATCTCGCGATTTCAAAAGCGGAAAAGACTCGTAAACATTTTAAAATATAATAAACTATGTTAGAGCAGAAGCAAGAAGGAACTTATTCCCATATAGATGAACCTACTGTACAATTCAAGGCAATTTCAGACAGAATAGTTCGCGAAGTTATCAATGCCGATACAAAACAGGTGTTAGTCCACATTTCCGGTTATGACCTTCAAATTAACTTTAATATGCAATATTTGAAGTCAGTTGAGGATGTTGAAGCCGCTTGTAGTGGTATTGCACAATTATTCCGTGACTTTATCATGGATAAATTACTGGAGGGTAATAAACCATCAAAGTAAAAAACGACTATTCGTTAATGACAGAGGATTAATTATAAATAGTTCGCATTAACGAATTAGCGTTAAAATGGAAAATAAGAATAAACTTACAGATCAAGAGATACTTTTCTGTGACCTCTATGCAAATGGAGAAGCACCTTATGGGGGCAATGCTGCAAGATGTTACGAAGAAGTATTCAATGACAAATCAAAGCGAGCAAAAAGTCTTGCTACTCGTATGCTGGCCCGTCCTGAGATTCAGGAATATCTGGAATCTCTTGACGGGCTGCCGTATGAGGAGGCCAAGTATATGAAAACATTCCTCCGAGAAAATCTTATGAGTATCATTCAGGAATGTTCAAGTGCGAAATACAGAGACAGGAAAGGTATTTTGCAATCTCCGGCAGCACTCAGAAGTGTAGCGGTAAACGCATCCAAGGCTCTTATGGACCTTTATCCAGTCAAAGAAGCACATGTGAGTAAAATCAATATTGACGGTGCCGGTGAAGGTGGCATTACTTTTAATGTCATCATGCCCGATCAGACTAAAAACGAAAAAGAAGACTAAAATTTCCCTATGAACGAATTACAGAATTTGGATAAGCTCACGAAAGCGAGCATTGAATTGAGTGAAGCAGCCAGCAATTATGGTGCACTGAAAGTTATCTTCGGCGTGTTCCTTTTAGTTTTTCTGTTATTGGTGCTGCTGTTCGTATGGCAGTTGCTCTCAACGCAGGGTAAATTGGCTACAATAGAAAAGGCGAGCAACAAAAGTATGGAATACTTTGCATCGTTGAGTGACCATACAATCGGCAAGGAAGAAGCGAAGATGATAGTACGCGAGAGTTTCAATCGGAGCGAGGCCCTGATAAAATACTATATCCTTAAAATCAGGTTGGAGAACCATACGGCTGACAAGGCATTTACGGAAGATAAGATACGATCGCTCGTTGACAATGACTTTTCATCGCGTAGAGTATTCCTTTCCCGCTTTGCCTGCCACGGACATCCTATCAGCTTCACGGCAACTATTGACGATAATTCTGCCATCACAAAACTGATGCAAGACTGGGTGTATAAGGATGAGAAGAATTTCACAGTCAGTCTTATGGCACAAGCCGTCAGCTTGTATTATGACGGTATTAAAATTAATGCGCAAGGGAAAATAGATGATATTTCAGTGGAATAAAAATGAAACCTGGGGATAAAATCAGAATCCTTCCATCTTTCTCTTTGTCAGAGTTAAAATTGGAAGCACTCGTTGGATTGACTGCGACAATCGTTGAAGTAAACGGAGATTTTAATGGCTTTAGAGGTTGCTGGGTAATGCTTTCAGGAAAATACCTTGGAGAGCGAGAGTGGTATATCCCCTATAATTCAATAGGAGTATGAGATTTAACTCGTTTTTAACCGGATGTGTTATAACTTTAGTAATAGTGGCTTGTATCGCTTGGTTTTATCATGAACGCCAAAAATATGTAATGGCATCTTCAGAAAAAACAACTGAGACTGTGTATGATACAATACAAGTTTTTATAGACACGCCCATACTGAGAGATAGTATGGTTATTCGGTATGCTACGGTCACTTTACCGGTGTATGACACAATCAAGATACATCATGCTGACACGCTTTTTTCTAACAGTGTATCTGTCACGTTACCGATTACTCAGAAAGTCTATAAGGACTCGACTTACGAGGCTTGGGTAAGCGGGTATATGCCGGTTTTGGATAGCATCAGGATATTTCAACCGATGACAACTATCACAAATACCATATCCAATACAGAGATTAGGTATAGGCAGAAACGTTGGGGGTTGGGAGTACAAGTTGGCATAGGAGTCATCTCAGGTAAAATAGATCCTTATGTTGGCATTGGTGTGTCATACAATATTTTTTCTTGGTAAAACTCACCCAATACTATTTTATCAAAGCTATTCTTTAATGAAGTAAAAATTCAAGCACATGAAAATATTGATTGATAATGGCCACGGCATAAACACTTCTGGTAAGTGTTCGCCTGATAAACAATATAAAGAGTACGCCCATGCACGGAAATTGGCTGCTGCCATTGTTAACGGCTTGGTCAATAAAGGCTATGATGCAGAGTTGCTTGTTCCTGAAACTACGGACGTGCCACTTAAAGAGCGTTGCCTAAGAGTTAATAGCTGGTGCGATAAATTAGGCACTAAAAACGTCATTATGGTTTCTGTCCATTCCAATGCCGGAGGGAATGGTCAATGGGTCAATGCCCGAGGCTGGAGCGTTTGGACAAGTCCGGGAAAGACAAAAGCAGATGATTTAGCAACGTGCATTTATAATGCGGCGGACATTTGCTTGGCAGATTATAAGCAGTTGTTCACTGCTGAAGATACGGCCCGTCACCAAAAAGCCATGCGAGCCGATTGGAGTGACGGAGACCCTGATTATGAAGCCAACTTTTATATTTTGGTACATACCAAATGCCCTGCGGTATTGACCGAGAATTTGTTCCACGACAATAAAACGGATTTGGCATTTCTCACATCAGATGCCGGTGTAACGGCGATTGTCAACGCTCATGTTCAGGGTATAATGCAATATGTAAAATCACTCTAAAATAGATAAAATATGGAATTACACATCATCGACCGAATCTCTATTCCGTCAATTCTCCCATCGGAGAACTCGTTCATGGATTATAATCTGAAACGTTCAATCATCAAGAAGGTTGGCATCAATAAGAATGATGTCGAGAAGTACAAAATCAAAGAGGACACGGAGAACAGACGTACCACATGGGACATAAACATTGACCGCGAAAATCCTCTTGTGGTTGATTTCACAGCGCAGGAACTGGCTTATTTGAAAAGCGCCTGTGAGAAGCTCTCAGACACACCAGCCCCGGACTATCTTTGGGACACAGTAGAAAAAATATACGAAGCCGCACAAGTAACGGCATAGTTTTTCTTGATTCCTGATATATCCATAAACGCCAGAGGCGTATTCAATGAGAATTGGATACGCCTCACTTATATGGGTAAAGCCGATAATTTTTAACTCCTTGAAGATTGTACTTTTCTATTCTTCATAAAAGATATGATTTATGAAGAAAGAAATAGACAACAAGACCCGTGGAAAAGCCATCGGATTCCTGATTTGGTTTAGGAATCAATACAAGGTCTGGACTAACGATACCTATTACAAGATAGCCGAAAAGTATGGACAGTGCAATTACGGAACGTGCCGCAACCTTCTGTTTGAACTTGTGGATGCAGGTTACATTACGGTATGGAATGACGGAATCCACAAACGCAGGTTTTATCTGAATCAGGAGAAGTACAACGAATTAGTTAACCCTTTTATTTTCAGGAAGCATGATACCCGGATTGAAGGAACGCGAGCCGATTGAAATTCCTTTCGGTAATAGTTGCAAACTACTTGTACATATTCCTACCTCATTCTATACGATGAATGAGGCTGATGAAATTTGCAGAAATCTTAGGAAACAAGGCTATCATTGTGGAGTGATATATGAGTATTGCTATCGTGGTAATGGTAAAAAGTATATAGGGCAAACGATGTGTCCCAAGCACCGCCATTTAACACATCTTCATTCAGCACAAAATTGCAAAAGCAATAGTGCTTGGAGTCAGGCACTCAAAAAATACGGAATTACGTGGTTTGATTACCAAATACTTGAGATTGTTTCAGACCTTGACGAGCAACACTTCCATGAACTATTAGATGAGCGAGAAAAATATTTCATTGAGCTACACCTCTCTTCTGTCAGGATACATGGGTATAATGTTTCCACTGGTGGGACAAAGCGTCCGACTAAATCTACAGTTGAAAAACCGGTGGATATGTTTGATGATGAAGGAAACTATATAAAGACATTTCCATCATTGTCTAAAGCGAGTGCTGCATTTGGATTTTCCGGTCCGACGATTCGTCAGGTTTGTAATCATGTTCACCATATTGCTGGAGGGTACTTATGGGCTTGGCATGGCGAACCTCCTGTAATTCCACCATCTAAAAATAAAATATATGCCTACGATGAAGATGGACGATATTTGGCTGAATACGAAAATATGTACGACGCATCTAAGAAGTTAGGATGCACTTATGCCAACATATACAACGCTTTTAGGGACAAATATCGTCTTTGTCATGGAATGTATTGGCGTGACTATAAAGCCGGCCAAATTCCTTTGTCTGATTTTCCTAAAGCTGTCTATGCGTATGATTGCAATGGAAAATTTGTAAAAGGGTTTATCAATCTGACTAAAGCTAAAGAATTTATAGGAGATGCACAATCCAGCAATATAAGCCATGCGATAATTAACAAGACTGCACATAAAGGATATTTATGGCGTACTGAATATTATGAAAGAATTGATCCTACAGATGGTCGTTTCATAAATAAAGTCCCAGTGATTGCCATCTTCCCGGATGGAAGCCAAAAACGATATGAAATGATTAAGGATGCAGCAGCTGATAACTGCGTAGCCACATCAAGCGTTCAACGCTCCATTAAACATGCGACCAAGACAGCAACAGGTTTTCGGTTTATTCGAGCGAATGATTAAATTGGATAAAACATGCAAGTAAAAGGGTTAAAACATCCAGGCAATATAACAATCAATTTCACACCATCAAAAAGGCAGTTGGAATTGTGGAAACTTCTGCAACCTAACTGTTGTCCTCACTGTGGTAGTGAGATTGAAATAAAATTGTCATCGTATGACCAAAAAGGATTACCGGTTTACGCTCCTGTATGTAAAAAATGCGGGTCTGATGAACTTCCTCAGATAATCTTAGGGGGTGGAGCCGGTGGTGGCGGGAAAAGTTACGTTGGTAGTTGCTGGGTAATTATCAACTGTTTGCGATTCCCAGAATTGAAAGCTGTGGTTGCTCGTAAAACCATTAAAGCCCTGAAAGGGTCAACCTTCAACACCATCAAACTCGTGCTTAGAACATGGGGACTGGAGGAAGGTGTAAACTATAAAATCAACAATTTGGATGGTATAGTCACATTCTACAATGGCTCAACAATCTCATTGATAGAATTGGAAGACTTGCCTTCCGATGTGGAGTTTGAACGTCTTGGTTCAAATGAATGGTCTATCGGTTTTGTTGATGAATGTAGTCAAATTTCCGAAAAAGCTGTTGAAGTGTTGTTTTCTCGATTACGATGGAATATCGCTGATACGTTTATCTATCCCCGTTTGCTTCTTACCACTAACCCTTGCATGAATTGGGTTCGCTCAAGATTTGTGCAAGACGAAGAAGGGAATAAGGTTAAATGTTCAAAGCATGATGCTTATGTTCAGTTTACGGTTTACGATAATCCTAACAAACAATTTGTTGCAACATATCGTGCCTCTTTGGATAAAATCAGTGATGTTGTTACAAGAAACCGCATCTTATACGGGAACTGGGATTTCATTGCTTCTAATGAAGCGGCTGCATATTGGAATTTTGATGGAAACAAACACTTGATTACGGAGCTTCGAGAAAAGGCATACGATCCGCTAAAGCCTCTCATACTTAGTTTTGACTTTAATGTTGCGCCTTATATGAGTTGCCTCATTGCACAAATGGATTACGAAAACCATAAGGTGTATGTAATTGAAGAGGTTGTCGGTCGTCCTGAAGCCAAAGAGAACAACACTCCGAAATTTGCTGAGAAAATTAAAAGTAAATTGCTTGAAATAGGACATATTGGAGGCATAGTTGTTACAGGAGACCCGGCAGGAATGGCACGTTCAACCACAACGGAAGAAGGCGTTAACAATTATTCTATTATTATGTCCGTGCTTGATATTCCTCAACTTCGCCCTAAAAAGAAGCTTCTCAGCAAACAGCCAGCTCAAAAGACCCGTCTTGAATTTGTCAATTCTGTATTAGCCGGTAAAGAAGGTTGGGATATTCTTATTGACCTCCGTTGTCGTAAATTAACTGAGGACCTTATTAACCAGCGCAAGGAAATGGACGGCTCGAAATCAAAGGCAAAAGTCATGGATTCCAAGCTCGGTATAAAATATGAGAAATACGGCCATTTTTCTGACACCTTGGACTATCTGCTGGTACTATTCTTAAATGAACCTTGGAGGAAGTTCAACGCGTCGGGAAGTTCAGGAATAACGACTTTCAACGGTACGCCAATCTACGGTTCCTTTGAATATTAAACGGCATTGACTATGTATCAAAGATTTCTCAACAACGAAGACTACACGAGCCAGATTTCGGACGAGCTGTTCGACCAGCTTATCCGTAAGAAACAGATTCGTGTAAATCAGGCAGAGGAAGCTGCTGAAACTTCCATTGTCGAGTATCTTACCGACAATTACGAGGTGGAGAAAGCACTGGAAGTGGGCAAGAACCTCCGAGAGTACAATCCGCGCATAACATATCCGGTCGGCGTTCACTTTTACCATGAAGGAAAGATCGTGGAAGCCTTGCGTTCCATCAATGGAATCAAAGCACCGGCACTCGTGGAATATTGGCTGGAATGTGAAGATGTGGAACGGATAGATCGTGACTCCATTAAGACTTATTCCCAGCTTCTCAACTACCATCCGGGTGATTTGGTGTATTTTTCAGGTGTCGTGTATGAGTGTCTGGAACATAACGGATTAGATTATTCGGACATTCGCATACCTGGCATAAACGCATGGGAACATGTGGAGACGACATCTTGGGAGCCTAATGTGGAATACGGGCTTTGGGCGGTCGTTGAATGGGATGGCAGATTCTTCGCGCTTCTTACCACAGAAGACATAGACCTTACCGTCAACCCGATGGAGTCCGACAACTGGGGTCTGATAGGCGACTATGATCCTGAATACAAGTATGAGTTCAAGGACACCGAGTATGTGGTCTCCGGAGGTAAGGTGTGGATTCCAACCATGCTTCCTATTGCAGATGAACTCAAAGAGGGGTACAATTTCCGCTATCACGACCCTCGTAACCCGAATATCAAAAAGCACATGGTCAGGATAGCCTTGTATGAGTTGCACAAATTGATTTCCCCCAATAATATAAGCACAGCTCGCATAACAGACTATGAAACATCTATGCGATGGCTGCATGATGCCAACCGGTGCAAAATCAATCCTCAGATTCAGCGCAAGCTGGACGATGAGAAGAAGCCTGTCAGTGAAATCGCTATGGCAACATTCCAACGCGACTACGACCCATATAAAAATCCGTGGCAGATTTAGTGCGACCGCCTGGAACAACCCCGACAAGGTGCGAATCCCCAGCCATTTCGGTCGGGGATTCGTTTTTCTATACCGCCCAAATAGGTAGTATAGAACTTGTATCTGTATAATTTGTTCTTATGATAT